CATAAATCATTACCCAACCCGCTCCATATGCAGGACAGATTTCCACAAACTGGGGCATTTGATTATCATCCTTAGGTCCATGGCCACCAGTCAAGAAATACAACCCACTCATTTCTGGGGTTGCATGTTTATAGCGATCACGTTCACGTTGATAGATATCGAGCGCTTTGCGTAGTTTTTCGTTTTCCGCCTCAAGCATTTTAATGCGGTCTAGCAGTTCGTCTGTTCCGATCAAGGCAGTCATTCTGTCTCTCCCTCCGGTCGCGGTTGCGGGCGAAGTTTTTCTGCCCCATCAATCCGCTCCTTGGCAATATTGAAATAGTTCTCATCCATCTCAATGCCGATGAAACTACGGCCAAGGTTTTTAGCTGCTACGCCCGTTGAGCCGCTGCCCATTGTGAAGTCCAGCACCGTTTCACCCTCGTTGGTGTAGGTCTTGATAAGCCATTCCATGAGAGGGACGGGCTTTTGAGTGTTGTGTTGAGTTTTACCTAATGGAACTCTATTTACCTCTAATATATCAATAGGATACCTATAACCTGTGTCTTTATATGGCGTTATTGCCTTACTTGACTTACCCGAAACAACCGAGTCGTGTGTTCCTCTTGCTTTATTAGTTACTAACTTCCCTTCGTGCTTAACCATTTGTGGGTTATATGTGGGCTGAGATTCATAGAATACACATATATTCTCCGTCACCTTACCAACCCTCTTCTTTAATTGAAAGAAGTTAGTTGCCTTTTCCTTCTTCCAGTAAATATCATGTTTATAATGCTTTACATTACTCAGCCGCAAGGTGCTACTAAAGGGTTCACTACCAAACAACACAATAGCCCCAGATGGCTTAGTGATACGCTTCAACTGCTCCCACATAGGCTCAAACGGGATAACAATATCCCACCTGCAGGACGTCGTGCCATAAGGGGGATCAGTCAACACCATGTCAACCGATCCTTCAGGGATGTCTTTCATCCGCTCTAAGCAGTCGCCTTGCATTAGATTAATCATTCTATTTCTCCACAAATTTGCCATCTACAATTTTCATATATTTTGCTGGAGCACTCAAGTCTCCAACACGACGAAAGTATGAACGGCCACCATCAACAGCACAGTTGCCAACTTGTCGGTAGTCGTGACGGTGTTGAGAGTATTCCCAACCAGCAGGACCTTCAACCATACCAAACTCGGCTTCTTCAATCTTATCGGCATTGCCAACCATAAGATTTTTACCATTATGCGTCAGACTAAAATAACGATTGCCAAACTCAGGATGTGGCGTTGCTCGGTAGAAAATATCTCCCGCAGATGATTCTGATCCGATAGCGGAAGTGCAGACATATTTTACCTCAACACCATCTTTTTCAGTATAAAATTGTTCAATTGCGTGAATGTCGAATTTTGGTGAGTGTTTGATGTTCATGATGTTTTGCCAGTCATTTCTTCATAACGCTGTTTTAGATTGTTGAGCATAGCCCAAGTTGCGGTTCCTCTTGCGGCTTGGTCACCCCAGGTTCGAACCATACCTTCTGGTCCATCACTGTGTTCCAAAATGTAGTTGGCCCATTTAACGCCATCGGCAAGTGATATAGATTGATCTGACATTATGTATCTCCTTATTTAATCTGAGCATCAATTACGTTAACGAGGTCTTCAACAAAAACACCCTCAACGATATCATCAACAAAAACTTTTGCGCCGCGGATTCGAAAGAATTCAATATCATAAAGATCAGTACCTTCATTATATTTGACGTATACTTGACCTTTCCAGCCAACCATACCGCTAGATTTGAACTTGAGACCATCATTCATAGCAACAAGGTCTTTTGCGCCCCAAGCGCCCAAAGCCCAATAGTCAATTGTTTTGATTTGCGAGTGAATTGTTTTTGCGATGCTCATTGTGTGTCTCACTTTATCTTGATTACACACTATTAGTACTATATTAGAGCACCAATGTAAACATTTATTTTGAATTATTTCAAAAAAAGTTTTAGAGTTTTATTGTTATCTTGGAGCATAAGACCACACTCTTTCACATCCATATTGACATATGATCTTCCATGAGAGTCAATAATCTCTACACGATCAACATCGGGAAATGCCATGTCAAACATTTTTCCGAGATCGTTCACATTAATTTTATTCGCCATGATTTTTTGGAACCTTATTCCCATATCCATCATATTCCCAATTGCGCAATGCGGGATCTAGATGCATATCCAGTTTAGGAGTTCTGTCTTCATCAATCAGCCGCTGCAAATCGTCTCTTCGTCTCTGCAGAGACTCTAGTTTGATTTTTGCTTGGTCAATTTCGCGATCTAAATTTTCTAGTTCACCACACATACTCATCAGCGTTTCCTTATTTTCTCATAAACTGAATACAAAATGGTTCCAGGTTCATAACCCCTAATATATTCACGCAAAGCTTCAAGTTCTTCTGGAGTAAGTTCTTTTTCAATAAGGTCTTCTTGTATTACTTGATAGCCCCTGTCTTCTATTTCATCAATAAGCTCTTCGTCAGTCCACTCATCCAAATCAACTTCAAAGTCAGCATATTCTGTTATAACCTTTGTGCTCATTATGATTCCTCACCCTCTTTTTGTGGATACCAATTATGGCACAAATAACCTTCTACTGTCCAACCGAGGCGCTCTACGTACTGGATACCATTTCCCAACATCTCGTAACATTCCGGCTCATCTTCTGCAAATAGCCCTGATGTATGTGCCGAGCATTTTGTTCCTGTATCTATAGTTACACAGAGTAATAGTATTCCAGTCCACATAATTTTATCCTCCGTAAATTTTTGTTAGATGATCTCGGAACTGCTCTACCTTCTGTAGGCGATCAGGCCAGAGAATATATTCTTTTTCAGGATTCTTTTGTAGATTGGTAAGTAGTGGCATAATTGCATTGTAAAGTGCATCAAGTCTTTTCTGAGCATCTTCCGCTACTTGTTGGCTATTCGCCACAAAATCTATTTGGTCTTCATCAACGGCAGTAAAGCCAAAGTCAAAATCAGACATTAGAGTTTCTCTCCTTTAACGGGATTCCATTCATGACAGTAATATCCTTCAATATCATACCCCTGAGTCTGGGCAAATGCATAGCCTATACCTAAGCTATAATTACAATCATCCTCAGTTGCTGTGATATATTCTGGGACGTATGTTCGACAAATTTTTTCAGGCTCATCGATACCCTGAAGGTAACATACAAGTAAAAATGGAGTCCACATATTAAATTCCTTCCAAAGTTGTGTTTATATACTGATCAATGACAGCTTCATAATTTCTAATCTTGTTTTCAATTATATCACATTTTCCCCAAATATAAAACCCATGATTTGAAAAAAACTCATCTTGGATTTTGGCTTCTTTTTCAGCAACATCAATAAAATAATCTGAATGCATTTTTAAATATTCAGTAAGCCACTTACGACTAAAGTCAGGATGATATGCCATTCTATTGTAAAGCCTTGTTATGATTTTATTATAAATTACTCCTTTAATCCCTAGAGTTTTATCATATACCATATCAATAAAATATGCCTGATTTTTATTGATAGGAATATTAGGATCTTCTATAAAATCATCATATGATATACTTTCAGAATCCAAACCAGTAAAAATAGCAGGATAGAAAGTTTTAGTTACAGTAAGGCTATTTTTATCTCTATATTCTTTAGAGTACGCCGGAGCTTTCTTTAACAAGATCCATTCATATGCATATATGTGAGTCATAGGAATATCAGTAAATTCAAGATGAGTCTCATTAATCCTGTCATAAGTCATTCCAGGCAAACCCATGATAAGTTCAGGCACAACCTTAATTCCAGGGTGATCAGCTTTTGTTTTCATAATGATTTGCTTATGTTGATCCCATGGAATATCAGGTCTTTCAATATAAGACAAAACATCTTCATAGATGGATTGTAGAGATACTTTCACATTATAGTTTGGAGAAGCTTTGCACAGGATATCATATATCTTAGCAACTTTATCCTTATTGAGCTTTGCCATATTTCTTGGTTCAGTCGGGATAAACTCTAACTGATTTTCTTGCATCTTATCATAAACATATTCGTATAATGGAATATCTTCTTTATCCATTCCAACATTAGCATCAATGTGCATTGTTCTAATATTATTATCAACAAAGAAATCAATCTCAGGCTTATAATCGTTTATGCGTCTATTGACCTTGTAATGTAAACCACCTTGCCAATCACAAAACGCGCATGAATACATGCATCCACGGGTACGCTCGTATGGAAGATACACAAACGCATCATCGACTTTAGATTTAAATGATTTATAATCAGAAAGAAAATCTTCTTTTAAATCCAAATATGGACTGTATTCTTCGTATTCCCTAAACCTAAAAATTTGATGCTTTGATTTATGATCTCTATACACTATGTTTGGAATATCTGATAAAAATGTCGGTGATTCAATTTCCCAATCAAGAAGATCAGCGAAGGCCTTTTCGCCATCACCATATATTGCAAAATCTACAAATGGGTATTTTTCAAACCAATCGTCTTCGGTATGAGCATGACATTCTGGCCCGCCGACATATACGATAAGACCTGGGTTTCTAGCTTTAGCTTCTTCGGCGACTTTCATCATACTTTCGAAGTTCCAAATATAAACTGACAGGCAGAGAATATTTGTCTCTTCATCTATGATTTTATCTACAACGGATTCATCATAGAAATATTCTGTAGGAAGCCATTCAAATTTGTCATAATGCTTGCCGTTTTTCTTATAAAAAGAACGGAGCCAAAATGCAACAGGATTGAACGAATATGGTTTAGTATAGCTAAATGCTAGAAACTTAACTTTGATAGACATATGTTTCGAGTTCCTTAAAGTACTCTTCGTTTGCTATTAATGGAGCACAACCTTTAATAGTATTGGCTTCAGTCTTAGTAGAGCTATATCCACTCGCATTTACTTGATCTTTTAAATCAAATGCAAAGAAAGCGCCGTGCAGTCTATAGTCATCAATTACTTCTTTATCAATTAGACGTTTTCCTAAAATATCCAAATGATTTTCAATATTATATGTATTAGCGATAAGGTTATTAGTAGTCATATAATTATAAGTATTGATCATTAAATGAATACCCACCATTGATGGTTGCCATGTACCTGGATATTTCCATACGCCTGGTTTAGATATAACTTCACCAACTTTATCATTACACAATGCCGCCCCAAGAGGCGAATAACCGCCAGTTAAAGCTTTACCGACGGCTGATATATCAGGCTGAATTCCATATCCGCTAACATTATACGTGTGATAATCTTTACATCTTCCCCAACAAGAAGCAACATCATCAGTGATCATAAGAATATCTCTTTCATCACAGATATCTCTTATTCTCTTCCAGAAAGACCTAGGTCTAGGTCTGATACCATTCATAAAAGTGGAAGTTTCAAAAATAATACAACCCACATGATTTTGATCTAAAATATCTTCAAGAGATTCTTCAGTCGCGTGTTTAACTCTACTAGATACGTGTGAAAGAATCTCAGGAGTTCCTAAAGACTTTGCAAGATAACTGGATCCATGCCAAGCGAAAGGAAAAGATACAATATGTGGCTTATATTCTCCCAATTCAGCCCAATATTCGTCACTCATTGAAATTGCTGCTTCTACTGCGTTGGTGCCAGAAAGCGCCCACGAATGCGAATGCCACATTCCTTGTGTTAAAATTTCTCCGGCTTTCACAATAGAGTCAGTATAATGCCCTTTATTAGACTGGCTACGGGAAACTTGACAAATAGCATCCTCTAAGCCTTCTAAAATATCTCTATTTCCTTGACCACATATAAAGGACAATCCTCCTGCAAGCACATCAAATTCAGATGTTCCATCGGCAAAGTGTATTTTCCAACCTTCTGTTTTTAATATTTTTTTAGAATTATTAGACCAATAAAAAGATTTAAGTTCATTCATAATATATTCCTATCATTATATATTATATCATATAAAGTATCTATAATAAAAAAAAGGCACCAAGACCGAAGTCAAGGTGCCTTTATTATGGTGCCGCCACGAGGGATCGAACCCCGGACATCCTGATTACAAATCAGGCGCTCTACCATCTGAGCTATAGCGGCTTAAACTTTATATGGCGGAAGCGGTGGGATTCGAACCCACGGAACCTTGCGGTTCGCTAGTTTTCAAGACTAGTGCCTTAAGCCGGACTCGGCCACACTTCCTAATTGGTTGCAGAGGGTGGATTCGAACCACCGACCTCCAGTTTATGAGACTGGCGAGCTGACCGGACTGCTACTACTCTGCGTCAAATCTTAGCCTGCGCTACGTGTAATAAAGTTTACACGAGTTTTTGTAGGCTTAAAAAACTTTTCAATTGTATCTTGTGCTACACCAATATCAACTGGCTTACACGAGAAAATATCAATATAAGCGTCACCGTTTGCATCTACTAGGTGTCCACTTATATTGCTAGTCTCAATCATTTGAACAAAACTAATACCAGCCTTATCAGGGGCGTGAGTAGCAAAATGCTCAATCATTGGTTCGCCAAATGCAACCATATCAATTGCCGGAACCAATTCTTTAATAAAATTATATACATTCTCTTTGCTTGTGATACTATCAATATCACATGCTGCGCAATCAAACATTGCATGATAACCCCAGTATGCCATCTAATCTTTTTCCTTTTCTGCTAGATGATATGGTGCCCAATGAGGGACTCGAACCCCCACGCCGAAGCACTGCATCCTAAGTGCAGCGTGTCTACCAATTCCACCAATTGGGCAATTATGGTGCCCCCACACGGATTCGAACCGCGGACCTACTGATTACAAATCAGTTGCTCTACCAGCTGAGCTATAGGGGCAATATGGTGGAGAATATCGGACTCGAACCGATCACCTCTTGAATGCAAATCAAGCGCTCTCCCAGATGAGCTAATCCCCCTAAACTATAAACATGGCGGAAGCGCAGGGATTCGAACCCTGGGTAGAGTCTCCCCTACGCTAGTTTTCAAGACTAGAGCCTTAAACCACTCGGCCACACTTCCATTATTGGCTCCCAAGGACGGGCTCGAACCGCCGACAACCTGATTAACAGTCAGATGCTCTACCAACTGAGCTACTTGGGAATAAACTTTGTTATATGTATCTTACACTATGTATAAGTGTTTGTAAACCCCTTAATGTAATTAATTTGCACTTTTTTCTGTTCTTCCGTGAGCAACACCGTCAGCACCAAAGCTTGCTGCCCAACTATCAGGCTTCAACTTTGGATGAATACCAGTCATGCCTAGAACATATCCAGCTGCTTCACCAGCAGCACAGTTTGATCCATGCATAGGGTTGGTATTGATATCCAAATGAATTTCAATTTCAAATTCATCAATGAACGGTGCTATCTGCGTATACAGATCACAGACTTTTCTAACTTCAGTCAACATACGCATTTTAGGTCTGTTAGACTTTAGATCATAGTCTGGCTCATGGGATACATTTGAAAAGATTTTGCAACCTTTATTACCATTCTTATGAACAATAGCAACAGTTGCAAAACGTCCCCAGAATCTATCTTTCTTGACATAGCGAACTGAATCACAACCAAGATACACCTTTGTATTTTCATCACAGCTGATAAGAAGATCAATCATTTCAGTGATTTGCGATTCCGTAAGCATTTCATTATCTTTCATTTTGGTGGGTGTCCTAGGAATCGAACCTAGCATGAGGAAACCCTCGATGGAGTTACAGTCCACTGCCTCACCTTGAGGCGACACACCCGTTATTTGGCGAGGGTACTAGGAATCGAACCCAGATTTGCGGAGTTGGAAGCCGCCGTGTTACCATTACACTATACCGACATATTGGCTGGAAGGGCAGGACTCGAACCTGCAACCACCTGAATCAAAATCAGGGGCTCTACCAATTGAGCTACCTTCCAACAAAATGGTGGGGAAGTGTGGTTACGCTCCACTCCCGGTTAAAGACGAGTTTTACAGACTCGCTGCGGAAACTATCCGCTTTACTTCCCCTTATATTTTACTCCTGGCAGGTGACGACCCTGCAAAGGAAGTCTCGAACCTTCCAGTGGCTTGATCCTCAGGAGCGGGCCTAAGGACTTTCGAGATCCGTTCGGCTTGATCTATTTTGGAGGTCGGTGCGTGAATCGAACACGCTACTTTTCAGTGCTATGGATTTGCAATCCAACCCCTTACCATCCGGGCCACCGACCAATTCTATTTTCAACTGCACTACTTGTGGACTCGAACCACGGTTGCCCGTCGGCAAATGAGGACCACCTCACGAACGGAATCGAACCGTCTACCTCCCATTATTCATAGTGCATGTGAAAACAGAATTAACTGTTTCTTCTGGGATTTTTCCGCTTACGCTTCCATCCTCCAGGACGCCCATTTGAGTTTGTTTATAGTGGTTACTCGCAGTCTCGTTCCGCTTATCCACTTTTGAGAAGATTGATATTATCTCTTCGTTCTCATATTAGTATCTTACATTATTCAAATTTGGTTGTAAACACCTAAATTGAAATTTTTCTTGGTAGTGTCAGAAAAAATCGAATCTTCCCTAGTTCCTTATGAGAGAACCGTCTGAACCATCAGTGACACCATAATAAAAAACCCTCCGAAGTTTTCACTTGGAGGGTTGTTAAAATCAGACTTGTTAAAAATGTCTTCTTTAAAATACCCTCTCGTGAATATCAATATTCCATCCACCCATGGCAAAGCATTCGCGCGTTTGCACGTTCTTTGTCGGGAGTTGATATGTGGAATTGATAGTCATTGAAAAGATGTTCCTTGTTTTATATAGTATTATATATACATTTTTTAGAGTGTTTTCACAAAAAGTGAAAATAAATATAAAAAGTTTTGGTAGTTCCCCAGAGATTCGAACTCTGACCTGAAGCGTTATGAGCGCTTTGTGCTAACCATTACACCAAAGAACCTTAAGCTTCACAATCATAAAGAAGACCTTCGTCTTCATCTTGGAGATTAATTTCAATTCCCATTGATTCAAAGAAGTCAGTAATAACTTGATCAGGGAGACTCATTACCATATCAACAAATGATTGATTTGGGTTAAAGGATAGTGTCATAATATAATTCCAATTATTGTTGTGTTATTTCTACAGCCCCAAAGGCTAGAAAAGCAAGGCCTGTTGCGATTATTACTTTGTCCATAGTAGTTGTATTGTCCTGAACATTAGCACAACCAGCTAGCAGCGCGAAAATAAGTAAGTATTTCATCTTCTCACTCTACAAATGGGACAAAAATTATCATGGCCCAATTCAATTTTACATTCCGGACAATTATTCATTGACATCAGATCAAATCAGCTAGTTCAATAAACTTAGCGAAACCTGCTTCAATTTTCTCAACAACGTCGTTAGATCCGTCATCAATTGATAGTTTGGGTAGACCAAGATCATTCTGGTCCGCAATAACTGTCCACCCAGTCGAGCTCAAATAGGAGATACAGTAGTTAGTATTAATACCAATGGTTGCAGATGATCTTTTTACATCACAGAAAAGTTTGAATGTGCCTTTTTTATTCTTGTAGATATCAAGGATTCTTGTATTAGTATCGCTTGATTCAAATATGACCCGATGAGTCTTTCGTTTTGTAAACACGTAATTTCTCCGTTATATAATTTTGGTAGAAGTGGGTGGATTCGAACCACCTCACATCAAAGTTAATATTGGTAGTCCCTACAGGATTCGAACCTGTGACGCTCTCTAATCTGGAGACGATGCCGAGTATAAGCCGGGTGTTTTACCACTAAACTAAGGGACCAAAATTTTTGGTACGGGTAGTGGGATTCGAACCCACACTGTATTGATTTTAAGTCAACTGCCTCTGCCTGTTGGGCTATACCCGCATTAAACTTACGGATGAAAAAGCTCTACTTTTCCTTCCAAGTAGCCGTATGCGCTTTCAAGAGATTTCACTCGCATACGCAAATGTTCATTTTCCATTTTCAGAGCTGCGACAGCGGACGCGTGCGATCCCACAAGGCTATATAAAGATTCGTCTGTCGCATATAGATCATCTTCTAGATCTTTAATTTCTGTTTGTTGATTTAAAATAAATTCATCTTGTTTTCGGTTTTCTTCACCAATAGCAAACGCCATAACAAAGAAAAATGCTGCTGTAATCGGTTCCATATTAGTCTTCTTTCTGCTCTGCGCTGCCTACAATGCCAAATACAATGGCAGCAACAGTTGCGATGTAAGGGAGAAATACTGTGATAATCCATGCAAGGTGCAAGTCAGCATCACGTAGACGCCGAACAGTTGTTGCAAGATATACCCAAAGAGTTGCAACAAAAACAACAAGTGCTACAAGTGGAATAGTCTCAGTAATAACAATCCCGATAATACCTGCAACGATTGAAGCAATAAGTACTGCCCAATATTCTTGACGTTTTGCTGTACCTTTAAAATCAAAGTAATTTTTCATAATATAATTCCTTGTTATGCTACTTTAACGACAGTAGCGTTTAATTTATTTGCAACTTCCAATGCTGATTTCTCATTATCAAAAGTCAAATCAACAACCGAATGTTGTCTTGTGTGCATTTTAGTAATATCACCTTCAAAAACATAATGTTTAACCAGATTACCGTTACGTTCAATTGCATACACTGTCATCAATCGTTCCTTTTAATTGGTACCAGTTGTGGAATCGAACCACATACTTATCTGATGGTATGACGCCTTGATACCTATTGATAAGAGCAAACCTGCACTGACGAATATGGCGACCCCTGAAGGATTCGAACCCTCGACCTAGTGCTTAGAAGGCACTTGCTCTATCCACTGAGCTAAGGAGTCATTTAACTTCATTTATTAAAATCTATTCTATACTGTTTGCCGTCCAATGTAAACACTAAAGTTGAATAATCGTAAACATTTTTTGGATTGTTTACATATTCGGTAACGTCAGTGCATTGATGCTCTGTACGATAACCAGTAACAACAGTTTCATTTTTAGGTTTGGCGCCTTTGTCAGCACCAATTACACCACCCATAATAGCACCAGCTGCAGCACCATTATCTTTACCAGTGACTGCTTTACCTGCAAGTCCACCGATGATCATTCCAAGAATGGCACCTTCAGCAGCATTACCGTTCTTTTGTCGTGTACCATATACAGGAACTTCAACGTTTTCACAGTAGCGCTTTGTCACTGGAATATGTTCATATACTGTTGCGTAATGATCTTTAACCCGAGCGTTTACTGTTTCTCCAGCAAAGGCCATAGGAGCCATCATCGTGGCAATAACTGTCGTCGTCAATAGTTTCATTTCATTTCCTTAAGATGCATAATCCAATGTTCGACACAATCACATGGATCGTCGTATTGTGGCATTGTATTTTCCTTATGTTCGTTATATTTATACTATATCGAAGCACTATGGATGTACACAGTTATTTTGTTACTATTTCAACGTTTTTAGGTTTATTGATCTTAACATCAGCATGTTTATGATGCAATACAAATTGAGTCTCACTAAACTGATTAAAAATACCATTCCAAATTGGTCGCCAGTTATTAATCAATCTCATGTTGTTTGTATCACCACGATCTGATTGTAAATAGAAATCAGTACAACTTCTTAATGAGAAATCAAATATGGAATCAAATCCATACATGTGAATCTCGGTGCCTTTAAGTTTATTGGCCGAGTAATGAACAGCCATGTGACCACAGTTAAAGTCGGTATAATTTGCAACATAAGGCGGTTTGTCAAGGTAAAACTCCTTAATTTGATTAGCCCATTGTAGTCTCATGCTGGGATACATCTCAAGATATTTGTGAGGCCTGAATCCTAGAATCCATTCACCTGGAACTTGCACACTGCCTTCATGCATCGCGCGCATCATTTTAAAATCAACCATACAAGATCCATATACATTTTCTACGGAAAATGGTGGAAGGTTACATGTGATCTTAATACCCTTCGCGGGTTTATATAAGGCCGAATTATCACCATTTCCAATAACGTGAACAATTCTACTCATTCATCAATTCCTTAATTTTCATTTTGCCTTTAGCACCAGTCCAATGCATAACCTTGATATTCTTAGGAGTAGTTCCATCCAATACATCAAGACGTAATGTATTATATTCATGCGGTAGATCAGTGATATGTATCATTCTTTTCATATCATCTTTTACCATTTCATGCAAAACTTCTTGATCGCCGACCTTAGGAAATCTACTTACCTCTGTTGCCCAGAAGCCAAGAATAGATGGGCAACCTTCGAAGGCAACAACGCCACTATTGTGCCATTTTTCTCGGCGCCTATTTGTCCAAGGATTATCAACAGCCATAGCGATTTTATTTGTTTCTACATGGTCAAATATATCACTAATATCTGCTTGAATATGGCAATCAGTATCTAACCAACAAACTTGATATGCATGGTTAGAGGCTTTCATCATAGCACTAGGTTTTTTAAACCAGCCGACATCGGTCGTTCTATGGGACTTTCTAAGTTCTGGATATAGATCACTTTCCATACCAAAATCGAAAATCATCAATTGCTCATTTGGCATATGTTTCTTAAAGTTTTCAACAAACCACGGGAGCATCCATTCTGTCTTAGAATCACAGCCAGTAATGAATAATCTAGATGATTTCATAAGTCGCACCATAATTATGTTTAGCAGCACAGCCGTGCTTATTTTGAATTGTAGTAAATGAATCAACTGCCTTTACAGGCCATGGATAATATTCTTCTAGCCAAGGAAAATTAGTTTTATTAATAAACACATCAGTTGGCATCGCTGTTAGTTGTGCTCTGTCCATTAGCATCTTCGCGCCCGAAGGTTTAATCATATATCCATGAGCACCGGGCAAGTATTGCTTAGATGTAAGAGGTCCAACACCAAGCATCATAGGTTGTCTTGCTTTTCCATAACTAGGTTCGCCGAGATTCAGTAAATGTTTATATCCAGCAAATACTGGAATGTTATTGACAATAATTGCATCATGCTCAAGAATTAACATGGGTTCATTTAGGTTTACACACTTTTCCCATAGAAGATAATGAGAAAGAAATGCTGACAAACAATTCTCATAACGAGAATAAATCTCTTTAAAGCCATCAGTAGGAATATCTAACGACTCGGCAAATTGCACGGGATCATGAGTTTTTGGCGTTACTGCGCTAAACTTTCCAATATCAATGCCGAACTTCTTACCTGATGCAACACAACGGTCAGCTACTTGAACCGACCGAGGATTGTCTAGAATTGTTATTACATATGATTTCATAGCGATGTTGTTGAGCCGAAGCCTAATACCTTTGTATAATATTCTTTCGTGATGCCAAGAGTAGGAACAAGTTGTCTGCACATAATAGCATCATTTGGCCATAGTCCATATTCATCGACCAGATCTAACATCTTCTTAGCTCCACTTGGTTTCATTATATACGCGCTATTTCCAGCAATACCTTGGGGAATATGTAAATGGTCAATTAATGGGGGTCTTTGGACAGGATGTATATTTTCTTCTACTGTATTATGAAATAGTTGAGAAAGCCTCGTCGCTCCTCTTGGATCATTGATACCAATTATATCATACTTTGAATCAAGAATAAACTTATAATTTAAGGTTTTAGTAAAAACTGTGTCATGCTCTAATATTAGAATTGATTCACTCTCATTATAGCATTTTTTCCAAAGCGCGTAATGGCTTAATGCGCAGGCAATTCGCGCTTTAGGATTTCTTGTAGGATATGGGCTTTTAAGTAATCCAGAAGCCCAGTCAAGCTCTGCTTCTTTCCATGGATAATTCCATTTGATTTTATGCGATTTCATGATGGCATCAGTGTCGTCATCGTATGTAACCGCGGTAAATCTTTTGAGAGGAAATGATTGCTTCGAAGACTCCCAACTTTGTTGTAGTCGTTTGAAGCCCATTTCAGAACCTTCGTGTCGCCACATTGTAATAGCAAATGCTCTCATCATTTCTCACCTTCGCGTTTATTACGCAATTCAATCTTTTTTACAACAGATACTTTTTTGTCATTATCTAAATCCCATGCTAGTTTTTAGATTTACGCCAGAGAATTCAAAATGTTGTGGATCAGAATATTGAATATGAATATTAGCACTATTAATAAAGAAATCGCTTTGATCCCAACCTTTATTATATGCGATATCAAGAAGTTTTTGAGCAGCGCATGGTTTTATTGCATATGCGGCTGTTCCTGGAACTAAGTATGAATCTTTCCATTCATTTTCTTTGTGATATTTTAGGGACGAAACATTCTCTTTAATAACAGTTTTACCTTTACCGTTATACTCATATGACTCCGCATGCCATTTCCATAAATCTCTATTATTACGAAATGCAGCATCCATATTCAATATCAAATATTCGTCGAAGTCTGGATTATCCCATGTACGAATAGCTCTGGCATCATGCTCTAAAAAAATCTGAGTTTCATTTGATTCTACGACTTGTTTCCAAAAACGAATATGATTTGAAAAGCAGGATTTTTTTGATGCAAGATATGGCTGATTTTCGGTTTCATAATCCCAAGCTCTACTATTCGGCATTGGTTTAAGATTGTCAGCATCTAATGTCGCAGGAACGATACCTTCGTTCATGATAATTTCATAACCAACCTTTTCACAAGAAACTTTGCATTGTTTTGCCTGATAAACCGACTTATCAAATTCTGATACGTATGTAATATTTACTTTCATAGTTGAATTACAAATTGAATCTTGCCATATTGCTTAACTGTTAAATTATTGGTTTCAATGAATTCTTTGACGGCCTTTTTAACACCACCTTTATCGCCATCGTTATGCCATTTATAATCGTCGCCAATAATAACCCCTCCAGGTTTAACGACAGCTAATGAGGCATTCAAATCATTAATAACTCCAGTATAAGAATGGTCTCCATCAATATAAATCCAGTCTAATTTTGGACCATCATATGCCGCAAACCATTCAGTCGATAGCATACGGCAAACTTCTACGTTTTCATTATTTTTAAACTTTTTAACTACATTATCATGAACTTTATCATAATGTTTTTGAAACATAGCCGGATCACTTGAACCGACAATACTCTTATATCGATTAATATATTTATTATAATTAAACGTATCATCGTCCACATTAAGCGAAGGTTTATAAGCCTCAACGCCCCAAGGGTCAATTAAGTATAATTTTTCTGGATTTCTTTTCAGGAATTTTTCAGAAGTAAACCCTTGCCAAACGCCAATCTCCGCGCCGATACTACCAGCTTTAATAAATTCTAAAATGTGAACTGAATCAGTTCCACCTACACCGTGCATCATATCACAATTTCCTTCCAGGTGTTTTTAGTTGGGCCAGTGTCAAAGTCATAACCAAACATTTCAATATCTTTTTTATACCAATCAGCTATAATTTGAATAGTATCTTTAGTGTATATATTAGCATATTTTCCGGCGCCTACTCCAGTAATATTTTGACGAGGAGGAGGTGATTCTAATGAGAAATATTCGCACAATTCTGTATCTAAATTCTCAAATGAAAGCATGTCGCATACTAAATTACCATTTAAATCTGTTACATAATCTGCTGCGCAATACCATCCTCTAATAGCGCTGTGCCACATATAAGGCTTATTTCCCCAATAATGCCTTTCCCCTATAAAAGACTCAAATGAAGATACATCAACGGCTACTTTAAGGCCAGACATAGATTCCTTTAATGCATAAAAATATCGTGATGCTACTCTAGCCCAGGGGTTTCTTATTACAGCAAATGAATTATACTTTTTAGTTATAGCGGGATTTAGATCCAACCATCTACAGTGTTGCTGGAGTATTTCGTCAGCTGGGATAGACTCTTGTTCATTATCTGAAATCGGAAAAAATGCAACATGGTCTAAAACTTCTTTTGCATAATTATCATCTCTTTGAATTTCTGGAGATATATTAACAATCTTGCCCTGCAAAGCTTCAGCGGATTGTATAGTTGATCCAGCATTTTTTGGAATATGAATAAAGATTTTCTTTTGTGTTATTTCGTCCAATAGTTTCTTTTTGCCCCTGAATCAAATGTAAATCCCCAATATTCTATATCCAACCTAAACCAATCCGCTACCCTTTGCTTTTGTTCATCATTATAATATTCCGTATAATGTTTTTTATATGAACCTATATTTTTCTTTTTAAGTTCAACATCTTTATCAAAATAGTGGTTTAAATCTGTTTGTATATTTTCGTATCTCAGTATATCAGCTTTAACCTTACCCTGTTTTGTAACCCAGTCGAGCTGAGCACCCCATTGGTCATAAGGATGATTCCAATAATAGGTTGAGCTCATTCTAAAAGAGTCCATCCTATCGATAAATTCATTAAAACTTATTTGTGGTTGATAATAAGGAGTTCCGGCTACTGCATCAGATATTTTATCTGCATAATGGTATAAAGAAACCATTCTAGCCCAAGGATTCCTAACAACGGCAAATGTATTATCGAATCGATTAATTTTAGTAATATCTAAGTAATTATATGGGATATGCTTGTGCATTATAGGCATCGGCTTCATCGGAGACATATCTTCAGCCGATGCCATTTTATTTGTCATATATTTTTTAGATACTGGAAAGCATACCATAGAAGCAGATATGCTTGTTCCGGCATTCTTTGGAATATGTATAAAAAGTGTTCTAGACATTCTTCATAAGATCTTCTACAATTTCACCGCGGTTTGGAAGCTTATCTTTCAAGAAGAAGTGTACAAAATGGCACTCGTTAATAAATGGATTTGCGGTATAAAGTCCATTCCACTTCCAATCCATATCTTTACATTTGACTTTATTTTCTTTAACAAACACATTAAGCAAAGTTTGGTCAGTAGACCACTTCCATGCTCCAACGCCATCGATAAACGCCTTAAACTCAGGTCTACGTAGGAATTGCATAGGAGTCTGACCCTTTAAATGAGTAGCAAATGATTTGTTCATAACCATCATACCCATATTATAGAAGTTAGCTCCAGAATTACCGTTCCAATCAAACAACTGTCGGATTGGATTCATTCCATATTGCATCTTAGAATAGTTTTTAATCTTTGCTTCATATTGATTGGTCATAGGCATATCGCGCTCAAGCACAGCACCAAAATCATACTTTTGATCAACATCGTCAAAGATATCAGGAGCAGTATCCCGAATGTAAATATCAGCGTCAATAATAGCGATTTGATCATAAGACTTAAAATACGCAAACGCATTCTCTTTCTCATAAATTGGAAGAAACCCACCGTGCTTTTGATATGACTCTTTACTACGGTTTGATGTAAATGGATCCGGAGCGATCATAAGAAGCGGCGTGCGCTGAACAACATGTTCAGCGCCGATTCTTTTTGCGTACTTTGCTACACTTTCAACACAGTGATCGTATAGTTTAGATTTCTTTCCAAGATATACTTGATAAATTAACCTTTTCATATTAAATTCTTTGTTTTGTTCCGCGATTATAGCTCCAAGGAACTTCCCAATCAAAGCATTTGACTGGTTCATAAAAGCTTTTTACCATGCGGTCGTAAGGCAAAGTCATCATATGAATTTTAAGAACCATACGTTCCTCAGGTTCATCGTTATGAACACCATGAAATTGATTTACGTTTAATAGGATTGGACTTGTATACTCATGGCGATCCAGCTTATCTCCATATGTATGGGGGTTTTCTTTATTATCTTCGTAAATATCAATTTTACAGCGACCCCTCATTGGCACATTAATAGAGCAACATGCTCTAACAAATGATGCTGTATGCGGAGGAAGGATATCATGCGCAGGCATTCTAATAAAATCAAATTTAAGTGTATGTTTAAATTCCATTATGTCCACTTTAGACCCCATAGATTTCAATAGGTCAGAAGTATAATTTGCTAAAAACATCCAATCTTGGTATTGCTTAGGGATACCATAATCGACATGATATGTTCTAAGCTCAACAGTTCCACCATTGACGTCTGAGTAATAATCATTATCAATTCTCTCATCAAAGAAATCGTTCAACCTTTGCTTCTCAGCAGAGTGATCATAATTTACTTCATATAGTCTATTTTCGTATTCATATTTAAATGGCTTCACTTCGCGCATTCCTTTATAATAGTTTCAGCAATTTCCATAGCTTCAGCCCAACCTTCTTTAAATCGGTTACTCTTATAGCTATGCTCAACAAATGTTTTAAGGCCCGAGATAGAACTATCTATATCAGTATTTAGATTCCGTGCCAATTCTTCCCATTGACTACGAAGATTTAGAATTTCAAATACACTCATAGTTATTCTCCTGTGACATATTCATAAACTTCTTTCCAGTTCCTCATGAGTGGAACACCATCATAGTGCATATTATGCCCATGTTCAATAAGGATAGAATCTAAATTATAATCAAGCCCGAGTTCGGCATTCTCAATTTTGTCTTCGATCCAAACATCGAATGAGTTAATATATGGCACAAGAGCTTCATCTTTATCCGCTCCTGTATCACAATAAACAAACTTTTCAAATACGGTTTCCCCAAACAATTTCTTTAGATTTTGCTCACGAAGCATTTGTGCATTACGATCAAGTGAAAGGGAAGTGATCACGTGAAACACATAGCCATGTTCTTCGTGTAGCTTACGAACATAATGAATAGCATCGCGCAATGGAGGAAGAAAACCAATTGCAGCAGACTCGTTAAACATTTTAATTAGCTTACGTTTCTTTTTGGATGAAATTCCATAGCGAATGCCCATATCATATTCACTGGAGACCAAAGAAAGATCTTCTTCATAGCCGTGGCTTTTCATCCATACATTAAAGGCGTATTCCCAGTTCAAGAGCACGCCATCTACATCAGTCAAAATTCGCATATTATATCCTATCAATTATGAAGTTATTTTATCACGTTAGCTTTGTTTTGTAAATACCTTGCCCCGCCTTTTCGGATATCTTTTCGAGTTTTCCAGTATAGCCAACTCATCATGCAATGATCGGCGTCCCAGAATATCAAGAAATCAATTAACCACACTAAATTATATTTGTTATTTTTCTTCCGGTCGTGGTTACGTGCCGAGAACGTTTGGTTAGAATGACCTCCTAAAACAACATTAACTAAAATTGATGTAGCAATCAAGACTCTTCGGATATATCTAAGTACTCTGATCTTCGGTCTCATCAACATTCACCCATTCTATTTTCTTACCGTAATATTTGTTAGCTTTATTATCTTCAGCTTCGCGAATCCTAAAATCTTTTTTCAAAGATCGATCTTTGTTACGACCATATTTTCTATTACGAGGGTCAAAACGCGTATACTTAGCCATTTCTTTCTTTCTTAAAATATCTATCATTGATATCGGTTGTTTTAATAATCATAAAGGTAACTCTATTACCCTTTTTTATTCTGGATACCCCATGAACGGTATAACCATGCCACCACATAACGTCTCCAACATTTTTTTGTTTATCAATTTCCATTCGGTGCATTATGTGTTGAGTATTATAAGGTCTATCTGGCGCTTTAATTTTGTCTTTAGTGTTATCAAATGAATCACCAGCAAAGATCAGCTCACCACCTTCTAAATCATCACTTTGATGTAATAATATGGAATTTGTTATCATCATTTTTCCCTGATTTTTTAACTCGGGAAATTCGCCATAATCTTGATGCAATCCTAGAAAACCTCCTAGATGATGTTGATTTTCATTATATACCTTTAACCAATGGCAATACACATCTCCGCCGAATGGATACGTATAATTTTTAAGATATTCCATTTCATTAGATAAGTCGGATTGCCACTTAGGATTTATTGCCGTATCTATTAGACTATGAGAAGCACACTGATGGACAAATTCTTCATCATCTTTTTTAGACAAATAGTATTGATAAATTTTGTCAGCAACACCTTTATCAATAGTGGTCAAGTAACCAGGACGAGTTGGATCAAACTGGCTCATTTAATACCTAACATTTCCTTTGTCATAATATAATCACGAACAAAGTCTGAACGGACAATATCTTTCCATGTAAATTCGGTAATCTCAAATTTAGCCATGTCTTCTACAATACGCATAAATGTAAGAATACCATTCTTCTCATCTTCTTTATCAAAGTCTGACTGATAGTAATCCCCAGACATAATCATACGGCAATTATAACCCACACGAGTGGCTACAGTGTCAAGTTCATGGAAGTTTAGGTTCTGCATCTCATCAACAAGGATAATTGCATTATGATATGATGTACCACGTAAGAATGATGTAGGTTCAAATACAACACGACCAGTTGCTTCAAGCTTAGACCACGCTTCTTTGTTATTAAAAATCTCAGTCAGGAGTTGTTGGTATGGCTTCTTGTATGGATCAAGTTTTTCTTCCATTCCAGGCAAGAAACCGATATTACGTGATGGCACAATTGAGCGTACGATTACAAGTTGCTCATATGGGCTTTCTTTATCGAGAACGGCTTCCATAGCAAAGCGAATGCCCATGTATGTTTTACCAGTACCGGCAGAACCAGAAAGTACTAGATGGCTTTTATTATCTTTCCAATCATCATATGCTTTTTTCTGATTTTCAGTTAAAGGGTTAAATGATGGAAGATGCTCTATGCGAATAGCATTAGAAGAATATGATCTAGACATTAATGGTGTTGCCCTTTCCTGAGCCTTTTTTAACTTTATTTTTTAGCAGATCCTTGAATCCGTCCGGTACTTTTAGATCGTTGTTTCCCATTCGGCTGCTTACTATCTTTGGGGCTGACAGCACTTGCTTTACATCTGGTTGTTCGTTTAGCATTGTCTGTAGTTCGTCCCAGCTGCACGTTACATCGTGTCTCTGTTTCGTTTTTAGATCTTCGAGAGTGTATACTGGCATGTGTATGTTTCCATTTCGCCCATTGTTCATTCACGTTATACAAATACATATTGTTCCATTGGTTGGATAAAGTGGACCAACATTGTATATATCTTTTTTTACCGATATGGGACTCCACTAATCGTAAATGTGTACCCTCTTTCCCAAACTGTATTTCTTCTAATATGTCATATGTTACCGCTGCGAACAGAGATTGCCCATCCCCGGCAATTCTTAGATTTGATGTAGTCTTCGATTTTCGGGTCTTTTTCGAGGATGTAGTTGTAGATTTCTTCTTCGAGTTCATGTGCTTCTATTTCCCATGGTCTGGAATAATATTCTGTTTCTATAGTGTTGTAGTGTTCAGTAAGAAATCCCACTCTACATGGGCCGGATAAGTTGCGCAAACGACGAGTAGCAAACTGGCTAACGTGAACAAGTTCATGACCAAGTGTTCTTATCAGTTGTTTGAACGAGCGTACACCGGAATAGTTGAGACGGATCTCGAAGAGTTTAGGAGAACGATCATCATCATCAACATCCATGTCACCCCAAATGTTACGCTCATGTAGCAGATTCTTTTCGATTGTAATGGTAATCTCAAGTGTATTTTTCATACGCTTCGATACAAGTAAATTCAGAGCGTGACTAGCAGCGCTTTGGATCATATCCTCTTGTAGCTTAGAGAGTTTGTATCCACAAAAGTCAAGAAACATTTTTCTTCCAGTTGCGAATACGTTCGTTGGCTTTTTCCTGCTCCCACTCTGCTCGTTTATCCCATGAACGAACCATAGCCCATTCACCAGAGTTAGCAAAGTTTTTGTGCATTTTCTTAGACTCTGCTTCGGCCAAACCAGAAAGATAGAAATAGTCTGCATCAGGACCAAAGTTACGTGCTTCAATTGCCCACATTAGTTCCACTCCTCAAATTTAACGATTCCCATAAGCTCTTTCACAAGAGCACGACCTTCATCGGTGAAAAGGATCCCTTGATTCCAAACCCAATGCTCAACATCCTGTTGATGGTAGAACTTTTCACCCTGAGTCATCCAGCGAAGAGCATCAACCCGATCCTTTGCGCCAAAGGCAATGTGCATTTCAATCTCACGGTAGAAAGCAGCAAGGTCTTCCGTCTTCTGAAAACGCTCACGCTCTTGCTCGATGTCGAAATCCACACCCATAGCATCCCAGATTTCCTGCTTACGCTCGGGGGTGGCATCGTAGAATTCATGTGCACGAGGACGGAAACCGTAGGTGTCTTTGTGGAAGTCCGAGAAGAGTTCTTCAGAGTAGGTATGCATAAGATATCTCCTTGTTGATATAACTATACTACACTATTTCAAATTAAATGTAAACCCCTATGCACACTTTTTTTCAAACCATTCTGGAATATCCCGCTTAGTCCAATCCATAGAGAAGCGATCTTGCTTGGTTTGATAGAATGCACGATAGGAACCAACTGGATCATGGGGATTGATGCACTCTGGTGCTGCACCCATTGCAAGCTTAAATGGTGTAAGCGGACCGACTGGGATGTTACGAGGAGGTGACTTAAGGATTTCGCCAAGATCGTCGAACGATTTGTGCGTCTTACCATAACGATACATAAACTCGTCATGCAGAGCTACAAAGTGTACGTAGTGCCAATTGTAGTTGTTATTGGATTCCATAGACCAAACAGTGCACGGATGGCCTACGTGTACAGCCTTATAGATAATATCATCGTGATGGTCCAATTTCCAATGCTTAACCATAGTCTTACCAGACTTAGAGGGAATCTTAGTAAGCTTACCATCTAACACACGATGTACTGTAGAGAGCATTTGTGCTGACTCTAATACCATTTTAACCACATGTTTATCGCACTGAAGCTGTGCTGCTTTAACTGGATTTTTGTCAAGTATGAAAATATTCATGGTATACTGTCCCACCTTAAAGTTGTTAACTTTATTATACAGAGTTTGAAGGGTTTGTACACCCTTATTTTTGTAATACATCCCTTTGTAAGATAATTTCTTCAATTTCTTCTAGAGTCTCTCTGCATGTAGCTAGGATATGAGAATCGGTTTTAAGGATCAGTTCCTTAGCTGCGAAGATTTGATCGTAGCGGTCAAGGCCTTGAGGAATTTGGTTGGCGATTGTTTGAGTGAATGTGATGTTTGTCATTGTGTATCTCCTTATGTTATATAATTTCTACACTACAATATCGGTGCTGTACATAAAAAAATAGCCCCGATTGCATTTATTTTTGCAACCGAGGCTATTGTATAACTATGCAGATACTAGTACTAGGAGCGTTTCTTCTATTTCAGCAATTTGGTCGTCTAGATAAGCTTTTTTGTTTAATACTTTATACATTCTATCTGTTCTTCCTTGTTTTCTATATCTTGCCGCGGCCCATCCGAGATTTCGTGAATCTTTCTTTAAGCGGTCGATTGTTGCTGAAACCATAAGTTTGTCTCCAAATAAAAAAAGTGTGATCGCATAAACGAACACACTTCTGATTAAGGTTTAAAATTAACGTCTAAACTATAACAAGCCAGGGAATGCCTCCTGTGCTAGTTTTACAGTTAGACCTTTTACTGGCGGCTTTTTGTTAATCATTTTGCACACCAATTCTGCGTCCTTAGGATGGATGGACTCAACAATCCCAAGGAAAATCTTTTCACGCTTGACGGAAGGCATATTATCGCCCTTGCCACCTTTAGCACAATATAAGAAGTCTTTATGTTTTTTTAGTAGGGTCGTCGGCGCGTTATGTGGGTCACACGCAGTATATGGAACATCGCCCTTAGGCAACAACCATACGATACGAGGATCCAACGAACCTTGAATAATGTCACGCAGAGCTTGACTATTATTATCCTGTAGAATTTTAATCTTTTCATTACGTGTTTCAGCTTTGGCAAATTTTTCCAAAACTTCATATACCATTAGTGCCATTAAATAAAGTCTCCCACACATTCCAATAGAAGCCTACAACGCTTCATAATTAAATAATTCATAACTTTTTTACTATTGCCAGACGGATCTTGGCTTACAAAACTATTTATGATTTCTTGTTTTACAGACTCAGGACATGCCGAGTCTTCTGTTAAATCAATCATCTTTTTATTTCTAAGATAATTGCGATAGACTTCTTCACCCAAAGATTTAGGGTCTTCCATAAGAGCTGCTTTTTTCTTGGCTGATAGGACGTTTTGACGTCGTTCTTCAACAAATACTCTATCATCAGAAAGAACGTTAGGCACACCGTCACCTTGATCGCCCTTAAGGATATGCTCCATAAGTTCTAGTCGTGGGTTTTCAACCTTTACCAGCTTTTTAGTAATAGTCGAATACTGCGACACGTTTCCATATTTATGAAGCTGCTTGAAGTCTTTATCAGCAGATACGATCATAACTTCCTCATAGTTACCAAACTCTTGAGTCCATTTTACGATTTCGGCAATAGTGTCATCCGCTTCGCAACCATATTGTTTAATAACTTTATATGGGAAGTTATCACGAATTTCATCTAAGACTAGATTAATGCTTTTAAATGCAACGTCCCAGTCGATTTTAGACTCATCACGGGTTTTATTCCGTTTACCTTTATACTCAGGATAAACATCTTTGCGCCAGTTGCCGCCGTTATCTCCCACGATAATTACATCGCCATATGATTTAAACTTCTTGCGATATAAGCGAATACTGTTCAAAATCATGTGGCGAATAAGGTTTTCATCATCCCACTTTACTGCACCCATAGCAATAGGGGCAATAGAGATACCTGAATAGTCAATCAAGATCATTATATACTTCCTTTGTTTAATCTATACATTATACTAAAATAGGCAGGGAATGTAAACCCTGCCTATAATTTAGATAAGCTCATCTGCGAAGAAGTAAAGCTCTTTAAATCCAAAGGTATCAACCATAAAGTATCTATCACCTTTCTGGAAAATATCACCTACTGAAGATGAGTAGACAGCATCACTGAATTTTTTTGTAATCTGTGGCATATTCCACAAGTTTGTAGCTTCAAAGGCAACTTCAAGATCATCAGTATCCACCGAGACTGTTTCTGTATAGAATTTAAAATTTTCAGTCTTAAATTTCTTGGCGTCAAGTTGAACACTCATTTTTGCTTCAAAGGCAGGAACTACTGTTCCGTGATTTACTGCCGCAATTTGATCTTCGGTAAGTTTGATTTGGTGGATGGTGATCATTGTATGTCTCCTTTTGATATAACTGTTATACCATAGGAATATTTAGTTGTAAACACCTAAATATAATTTTTATTTTAAACTTTTTACATGGCTTCTGTGTATTTTGCAGTTAATGATGCCATTGTAATAGTTATCATCTAACAATACATTTCTATCAAACTGCTCTTTGGCTTCGAGATATCCCATCTCTCCCTTCGATTTACAAAAGTATAATATTTCACGATGGAAGTTCTGTTCCCCGGCCTCAAGTAACAATTGCTTAACCAGATCGGAGGATCCATAATAGGATTTCCAATCTGATTCAACAACGCTTCTTCTTTTACGGGTTTTGCCTTTGAGCGGCGGTAATGTTCGTTTAGACCAAAACGTCTTCTTTCCAACATACATCTTATTATTGGATTTATCGGTAATAACATAAACAAATCCCACCCACTCTTTTAGGTCTCCTTCAGACGGCTCGTAGGCCTCATTATTATAGTACCACATATGTTCGTCAACAATCCATTAAGTGTCATTACGTACTATATATGGAACGCTAAACTAGGTGTATAACTCAAGCGGGATCTTAGGTAAAATTTCCTCATACAATCCTTCAACGGAAATACTTAGCATTACTCGCCGTTCTTTCGCTCGATTAAAATATCCATGCGCGGCCCATGCATTAAGTATTAAAGGTTTTTCTACATTATACCAATCGTATTTCTCAGGCTCATATTCGTATCTTACAGCATGTTCAACTCTATCTTCTGGAACTTCTCCGGGATATAGGGCTCGTCGCGTGCATTCCTGATTTGCAATAAAAAAGCAGCTATTATTTAAATCTACTGATATGGGGATATTAATTCCAACAGGCCTATTGCTATCAATATGAATAGGCACCATTCCTATATTAGCATGACTTATAAGCCACATAGTTCCCCAAACTTTAAGACCAAATATTTCTTCAAAGCGGCTGTTTAATTCTTCAGAATTAAACTCAATAAACTTTTCCACGTGATCGTCGACGTAAATTCTGTTGCCATTAAGTCCATTTACAGCGTCATCTTTAGTTGTTTCCCATAAATTGACGCAAAGATCAATAAAATCTTGCGGCATATTATGTAGGATTTTCATATTTGGATATTTGTTATATTCAGTCATTGCTAATTATCTCCGATAATACTTCCTCGTATGGTCGTGTAAATGAGATACTAAACAGTACACGCGAATTATTTGAATAATTAAAAAAACCATGAGTCTTTTTAGTATTCATTAACACTGGTTCTCTAGAGTTATAATAATCATATTTTTGAGGTTCATATAAAAATCGCTTAGTTCCGGGATGCAATTGTCCATCTTGGTTATGGAATGGTCTTTCAGTGCATTCCTGATTTTCAATAAAAAAACACGAGTTAATAAAGTCTACTTCAAGCGGAATATTAATTGCACACATTCTTGAAGCATCAATATGGACTGGACCCAACCCGGTATTTGGATTATTAATGAGGAATGACAAACCTTCATGTGGAACACTAATAAATTTATTTACAATGTCATAAATTTTATGAGATTTATTAATAAGCACATAATCCTGATTTTTATCAGCAACTACATAGCGAAAATCAGCAGAATTTTTAAGATTTGGTTTGGCAATTAGCCATTCTTCTTTTATTAAATCTAAAAATTCTTGAGGTAAGTTTTTCAGTATGTGATAGTTAGTCATCGCTATCTTCTTCTCCATCAAGGAAAGCATGGCCAGATTCTTGGCCACACATAGAACAAAACAATGGTTCTTCTCTTTCGTTAATTACCACGACTCGGGTTTCCGAGCCGCAGTAATCACATTCGCAAATATATTCTGCTATTTTCAATTTATGCCTCGCAACTGACGCATGTCAAAATATCCCTAACAAGTTCCTGTGCAGGATTTGACGACCGCTGGTAATAAAATGTTTTAATGCCAAGCCGCCATCCCTCAATAATCAACGCGTTAACATCTTTAGCAGAAGCTGAAGGCGGAATCATCAAGTTCAAAGACTGGCTCTGATCTATATATGTCTGTCTTGCAGCGGCTTGTTGTACTACGTTAATAGGACTAATCTCAGAGAAAGTTTTAAACACATCACGTTCGTTCTGCGTCAAGAAGTCCAAGTGTTGTACAGAACCTTTCTTCATCAAAATGCTATCCCACGTTTCATCATTGTTCTTAGAATATCCTTCTAGAACTGCCATAAGATGCGGGTTCTTATAAGTGAATGAACCTTTAGCAAGATCTTTTACAAAATAGTTTGATGCAAGTGGTTCAATTGATGGTGATACTTGTCCAAGAATAAAGCTAGAAGATGTTGTAGGAGCAATAGCACAACGTGTAAGGTTACGAATACCATATCCCATAAGGCCTGAAGGAACGCCATATTCCTCTGCCATCTCTTTAGAAGCTTCAAGAGATTTCTCGTCAATAAACTTACTAATTTCTTCAGTAAGTTCAAGGGCACGGAATGACTCAAACGGGATACGTTTCTTTTGTAGAAGTGTATGCCAACCAAGCTGACCAATACCGAGTGCTCGCCAAGTCTTTGCAAACAAGTTAGCTGATTCCATGAAACGTAGCCCATCTGTCTTACGGATATATTCTTCCATAACAGCATCAAGGAAATAAGTCAGCGTTTCAACCGCATCAGTATACTTCCACTTATCCCATGTAGCAAGGTTCATAGATGATAGGTTACATACAAATGTCCATTCTACACTTGATGGAAGTGCAATTTCTGAACAAAGGTTTGATGCCCAAATGGGAAGGTTTTTGTCTTTAAGAACCTGAGGTTTGTTATCATTAACCGTATCAGAGAAGAACAGATATGGGTAGCCAGTTTCTTTACGTTTACGAAGCACTGCTGCCCAAATATTACGCTTGTCTGTATCTCCATCAATCATAGATTGCATCCACTCATCGGGAATGGTTATGCCTAGACTGATATTTTGAATTTCTGCACCAGGTTCACGGATCTCTAGGAATTCCATGATATCAGGGTGATCAATGTTAAGATAACCAGCAAAAGCCCCACGGCGAGTGGTACCTTGAGAAATAACGTCAGTGCCAACGTCAAACATGCGTAGGTAATGAACAGGTCCATCAGCTTTTCCTCCTCCTTTAATGTGACTTCCACGAGGTCGAATGTTGCCAAAGAACCCAGATGTTCCAGCTCCAAGCTTTGTCTGTACACCTACTTCTGCTGTTTTTTGTAGGATCTCTTCAATAGAGTCTTCAACCAAAACGCCATTACACGAAATCGGAAGTCCTGTTTCTTCCCCGAAGTTTGACCATACTGGAGAGGATAGGCTATAAAACCCCATACTCATATAGTCATAGAACTTTTTGGCAAAGCCAGGTTGATCTAGAATTTCTTCAGCCGCTTCAGCAATTTTACGGATGCGGTTTTCAGGAGTCACGCCTGGTTGTAGATACCCACGGCTGAGGAATGTCCGTGAGTCATTGTTTAGCCATTTAAATGCCATTTATGTTTCCTTAAAATAAATCGTCTGCTGAGATGCCTTGACCACGGGCATAGTCTACTGGTCTGCCATTGAAAAAGTCAACCATGTTGGTTCCGTATAAACCCTCGTCAAACCACTTGGTTTCCTTAATCAGATGTTCGTCATATGTAATATTGTGGTTAAAGCCAATTTGCTCTAGTGACTCAACCATACGTTTTTTAATGAACTCGACAAGAATATCTGAGTTCAAACCCTTTTCTTCGTAATCGCCCATAATCCAACGGATTACTTCTGATTCGCAACGAATAGACTCTTCACACTCATGAGCAATACGCTCTTCCATTTCAGCGTCAAAAAGCTCTGGGTATTCTTGACGCATTGTATTGATCAGTTTAATACCAACTTGAGCATGCAACATTTCTTCGTTACGCGTATACTTTACTTGCTGTGCTGTATCTTTGAGAATACCTTTATTCTTATTCATATGAAGAATGATATAGAACTGTGAGAATAGTGATACATTTTCAACAAACAAAGTGAATAGTGTGATAGCGTAAATATACTGCTTTTTATCATCTTTGTAAACCTTTGATAGGTACTTACGCAAATAATCCACACGTCCAGATACAACCGGATCTTTTAGATTTTCTTCAAAGATATCATTTAGCTGTAGAACTTCTAGGAGTTTCTCATATGCCATATTGTGAATAACTTCTGAGTTGCCCATCGCATAACCGAGATCGCGCAACGCGGGATGTGGCAAGTTATCGCCTAGGTTAGACCAAAAAGTCTTAACAGCTACTTCAATTTGGCCAATGGCAGAAAGTGTACGGATTAGAATTTGTCTCTCTTGAGCATTCATATCTGTCTTAAAATTAGAATAGTCTGACGTAAAATTAAACTCTTCAGGCGTCCAAAAGCCACTCCAAATGGCCTCAATAAAGTCATTAGTCCATGGATAGTGATTTGGTTTTCTGGAAATTTGTTCTTCGAATAGCATCTATTTCTCCTGCAGCAAAAAGCGAATAAGGCGGCCCCTCAGAATATTGCTATTCTGAAACATTTTAAATTGTCTATGGTAGTATTATATATTGCTTTATGGTTTCCGTAAACCGCGTTTATTACAGAAACCAGATAAAATGTTACTACATATTGTATTATTTTTTAGGGGTAGGGCCTTCTATTGCTTTTTCATAGTAAGCAATAATTTCCTTCTGTTGAAGGATATATCTACGGAGTTCGGCCACACCGATAGATAGGTTTTCATAACCCTTAGGCGTAATAGCCATAAAGGTAACTGATCCACCATGTTCTTCAATTTTCTTTATGGCTTCATCAAAGTTTTCTTCTGATACCACAAACCATTCAGTATCAGGAAAGTCAACAGGTTTAGGTCTCTCTTGAATCTGAATATTTTGCTTTGTGTATTTTGTTTGCGTTACGATCTTTTCGTCAATAGACCCCGCACCGCAACTACTCAGAATCAGTGTTGCTGGAACTATCCACAGTAGATGTTTCATTCATCAATTCCTCTCTAAGTCTATCAACGGCACGATTGATTCTCTCTGCCATTTTGTCTGGTTCAGCTTGAGCTTCACGAACAATATCAATTTGACTAAAACGTTTACGAAGTCCGTCAAGTTTACCTTCAGCTTTCTGAAGAGCAGAAGATAACTCTTTATTAAGTTCTTCATTTCGAGCTTGGTTCGCTTCCATTTGATCAATAGTATCTTGTAGTGTTTCTGCAGCAATAACAAGCTTTGTGTTGTTTTCTCTTAATAATGCAATAGTTGCCTGAGTGCTAGTATAGTATGCGTATGCACCGTAACCTATACCACCAAATACTGCCAATACTGCTAGAAAAATATAAATCTTAAGCATTATTTTTCTTCCATATACTTCCTAAATCTTTTTAGAACAACTGGCGACTTGTCTTTTCTGCGGCGTCTGTCAGTGACATTGTGTGCTTTGAAACGAGGTCCCATGTCTTTTGTATCCTGTGGAATGCCTGCAGATGCCGTAGTCATACCAAGCTCTTCTTTTACCGGACGTTGACTTTTGATCCATCCAGTCGCTGCTTTTGATGCTGGCTTTGTTTTTGACCACGCAGATATAGCTTTGTATGTTGACATAACAGCTCCCTCAAAATTCGAGTCTTCTGAGTTGTCAACAATAAATATTTTCTGTCTAAAGTAGTTCTGAAACTTACCCAAGTTCTTTTGAACGTCTTTCCACATCTTTGATACAGTAGCGTCTGGAAGTGAACGCCCGCGCGTTTGATTGCGCTTGAGTGCAGTATCTTCATCTGTGTTAACGAAAATCATAGCGACTTCATAACCTAGACGTTTGAGTTCGTCTGCTTGATTTGTGATTTTTCCGTAGTCTTTGCCCGTGCCATCAATGATAAGACCGAGACGACCATTCAAATAACCTTGCTGTCTATTCTTTGTAAGAGCTTTTGCTTTGTTACGAATCTCTTGACCTTTTGGAGAGTAGATATTCTCTGGAGTCATATCCATATTTGCGTTTTTAAGACCACGCTCAAATGCGTCATCAGAGTTAACTACTTTAAATCCAAGCGCAGTGAGCGCTGTTTTGCCCACGACAAAAGACTTACCAGAACCTGGACCACCAGCAAGAAATACTGCTTTAAAGATTGCTGGATCATTAACACCCTCATCAAGTGTGACTTGCTCAACGGGATATGTTTTGTCTGGTGATGTGAAGTTTTTCTTACGCATAATAGTCTTTGCGACCAAATCTATTTCTTTGTTCTTTGCATCGTATTTGATTACGAATGGAATGTTAATGTCTGATTCAAGGTCTTTCATAACAGCTTCCGAGCCAGGAGGCAACTTTGAAATCGGCTTTCCGTATTTCACATATTCTTTTTTAAACAAAAGAGCGATTTCTTTTGGTGTGATTTGCTCTTTGTTACGCACATCGTTTACACGATCAAAGAAGTGTTTAGTGAAGTTAATATCAATACCAAGACGGGCAAATGCTTTGTCTAGAATTTTTTCTAGTGAACTTAGCTGCGCTTGTGTCATTTTGCTTTCAGTTAAACAATCATTACAAAAAGCAGTTTCACATTCGCCGCAGCAATCAGGAGTACCGCAGTTAGGATGCTCGTTTTCTATTTCTTTTTCATTAAGGCAATCTTTACAGAACTCAGAGCCATATTCTGCGCATTTTTCACATTCTGGTTTCATCTAACAATCTCCGATGAAGTAATGTACACTTTTTTATTTGTCCTAATATGAGTCGCTTCATAAATATTCATTCCAAAAATATCGCCAACTGGGAAAGAATCTTCAGCGACTTTAACTTTAGATCCTTTGGCAACCATTATATCAACGTTATCAATGATTTTTTCATTTTTTAAAATATAGACGCCAGGTGATAACTGATTATTTTCTAATACAAACCACTGATTTTCTTCTGCAAGTAAATCTGTTGAATCAATACCAATATCGGCAAGACCTTTAAGGATCTTCTTCTCTGATACGCTATAGTTTTCTTTAATAAGATATAAGCCGGCAGCATATGAAGCAATACTGCTGCTTCCACCAGGCGCTTTGGCCATAAGACGTTTTACATTAAATACAAGTCTATGGAAAGGAGTATAAAAGTTCTTATATGCGTCGCGGTCTTCAATAGTATTTGTATTAAATTGCTTGTTGCGTTTACCATCAGCATCAATAATACCAGCTTCAAACGCTTTCGTTTTATCGAATGGTGTAGTAAGCAATGTGAGAAATCTAAATGTATAGACTAAATCACCGGCGCGTTTGATAATACCCATTATATCCTCTTAAGTTTATCTACTACTATCTGATCTGATTCAATGTCAGATAGTTGGTTATCACGAACATATTTCAAAAACTGGAGAAACGGCTTAACTACAGTCCATTGCTCATCGGTAAGTTTTAAACCTAAAATCCTAATAGCGCCATAGTTTCCAAATACATTGAAAATGACTATAAGATGGTTTAATATCAAGCGCTCTGCTAATGCACCAGTTTCCAAATGCCTATTAACAAGGCGCTTGATATATTTAAATCTTTTCAAATCTGCATAAAACTCTTCAGGGTCTATTTTACCTAAAGGTGAGTAGTAGTGTTTTGCTGCAAATATTACTAGATCTTCTTCCAGTAAATCATCATTATTCATTTAATTATCTTTTTACTAATGAGAGTACTTCGTCTAATAGTGCCTTTCTCGATAAACTGAGGTCAAGTTCTACGCCAAAGCCGCGGGCATATTCTTCAAGTTGCCTTTTAGTCATAGCTTCAAGATCATCAGGAATGTCATTAGTACTATCTATGATGCCTTCTGCAATAACAACAGGCTGCTCCCAGCGCAATGTAACTACATCTTCAACTACTTCGGCAATTTCGATAGCAATTGGAGATTCGACAGCTGTAATACCATTAAACTCATCAATCTGAGCTTGGGTGTGACGAGTTGACTTGAGAAGCTCATTCGTCTTAGGATGATGCCATCCCTTCAATGAAGGGACAGCGTCTTTTTGAAATGCTGGAGGAGTAATAGCCATTATTATTTTCCTGTTTTTGGTGGAGTTTTGTCACCTTGCGCATTGTCTTTTGAGCGCATCGTCGCTTTTTTAATCATAGCTTTAAAAGTTTTAAAGTTAAGATTGTTTACCGCTTCTGCATCTGTTGCTGGATTCATAGGAGTTTTACGCTCAAGCTCTTTTTTTGCAGAAGGAGAAAGACCTTCACCTGCAGGAGAACCGTTGTTTGTATTACCGTGATCTTTAGCTTCTTCGACTGTTTCTTTCAAAGGATCAGTGTAAGTACCAGCTTTGAGTCTACCAATAATACGGCTGCCGCTATCTTTAACAACAAAATCACCATTAGTGGCAATTGCAGATGTTGTTCCTGGCTTTGCGCGTTTGCCATCAAGAGCTTTAGTCATAAGAGCTTTGAGGGTCTTTTGTTGTTTTACTGTGGCAGTTGCTTCGTCAATCTCTACCTCTTCCATTTTATTAGCAGCTCTATTCAAACCAGTTACGCGGTTTTGCCCCTGCTTATAATCTTTAGAGGTCAGAGTACCTTTATTAAGTTTCTCTCTTTTCTTTCTAAGATCAAGAGCTGCAGCACCATGATAATTACGTAAAGTATCTTGTGAAAGCTCATCAAGTTCTTCAGCTTCTTCTTTCTTCATATCCCAAGGAGCTTTCTTCAAAGAAACTTTGTCCTTTGGCTGCACTTTAATATTCTGCAAAGCGCGTTTCTGCGCTTTTGTCATTAGTTTTGATTCTTGAGTTTGAACTTCAGTCTCGGTTTCTTTACCTTTCATGGCTTTAGAAACAGCTTTGCGGCGCTTGTGAAGATACTCATCAGACTTATCAACATCACCATCATTGTCAATGTCTTTGTCTTTACGGTCTTTGTGCTTACCTTTAAGTTCTTTGGCATCCACTGGATCCATTGCTTCGTTTTTAGGAGTTTTGCAACCGGCTTCAGCAACTTTCTTATATGCCTCGCCCATTGCTAAGATATCTTTGTAGTTCATTTTTTTTTCCTTACATTAAGAGGTTAGCGGCAATGGCACCAACCACTGCAATTAGTGCAACCCAAAAGAGTTTATTAATAGTATATACCGTCTGAGAATTTTCAGATGTAATCTTTTCAAGAGCATCAAGTTTTTCAGAAAACTTGTTCATACGATCATATTGAGCAGAATATTTTTGCTCCATATTCACAAGTTTTTCCTCTGCTCTGGCAATAGTAACCATGGCATCAGTCAACTTGTCGATCTTTTCTTCAATCCGATCCAATCTACTGTAGTCAGACATTAACACTTCCATCTTTTTAACGACATTGCTTTACGTGTCGGTCTACCCTTTTCGTCCTTCATCGGCCCAGGCATCCCGCTCATCCTTGCACAAAAGCTCTTACGTCGTTTTGCGTCTTTACTACCAGGTTTTACTTTTCCAGTAACAGCAGTTTGAAGTTTGCTTCCGGGGTTTTTACTCCTAAAAGCTTTAACTCCCTTGGCTGTCATACCAGCACCTTTTTCGGTGCTGATAAAATGGCCTTTAGAGTCTTCGCCTCTTTCTGCCATATATCGCTTGAAAGATTCCATATTACTTATCTTTATCTACAATATTTTTGTCCATTGGAACCATACGAACGCCAATCTTACCATCAGGCTTAATAAACTTTTCTGGTTTTTTATCAGCAGCAGTATCTATACCTTCTTTTTTAGGAGCCGGTTTAGTATCTTTGGACATAGAACCAGATTTAACAACACCTGAGTTTTTGATTTTACTAATCAAGCGCATGTTGTTAGAAATACCTTCATCGAGTTCAGTTTCTTCACGACGAAGTTGAGCAAGTGAACGCTGAGTAGAAGTCATTTGGCGAACTGGTTTTTTACGACCAGTCTTTGTGCGACCAAGGGCTTTGTTAAGTTCTGCGTCTTTTGCGCGTTGCATTGCAAAAAAGTCACCTTTCATTTTAGGTGCACCTTTACGGCGAACGGCTTCTTTCATATCTTCTTCATCTTCACCGTGCTCGCCCATAGAAGAATGTAAGCCTTCAATCTCGCCGTGTGCTTTTGAAAGTTTATTCTGGAACCACTCTGGAAATTCTTTACCAGATTTAATATGATCCATCATTTCTTCTGCAGCATATTCAATAAACTCGAGTTGTTTAAGTGCCATGCTCGCTTCATCAGGTGAAGCTGGTTCGTCGTCTTCTTTAGCTTCTTTCGCAAGAGCTGGCTTTCCAGCAAGTCTTGCTTTCAGTGCAGCAAGATCATTTTTTGTTTTATCCATCTTATTGGCCTTTTTAGTAGTAGCCATACCAGAATTAGAAATCTTTTTAGTAAGCATATCAAGAGAGATTTCAGTAATATCTAGACCCTCGTACATTTCCTTTGTAACCCAGTTCTCACCCAACTTATCGTATGCATCGTACATGCATTTCTCATTAGTAGGCTTACCGAACTGATCACCACACTCTTTGCATAGCATATCGCTCTTAGATGCTTTGTCAAGATCGACTGCTTCATTTTGATTTGCTAGTTTTTTTCTAGCCAAAGCTGCTCCTGCATCGCGTTTTGCAAACTTTTTAGCATTTTTAGCCATAGCAGGTGTATCACTTGCAAAGTCAGAACGCCTTGCTGCTGCTCTAGAATAACTATCAGAAGCTTTATCTGCTTGCTTATCAGCCTTTTTAACATATCTACTCAAAGTATTTGGTGAAAGCTCGTCGATCTGTCTAACTTCTTCAGCAACCTTCTTAGCAGTAGCAGTAGCGATCGCCATCTTCTTACCCATGTCCATGCCTGGATTATCGCGTTCCATTGCCTTAGCAATCTCTTCACGTTTTTTTATTTCAGCCGGAGTAAGTTTCTTTTCTTCAACAGATTCTTTCTTAGATGTCTTTTGTGCATCTTTAAAGTCTTGGGCTGTTGGTCGATCAGGGTGTCCAGGAGGATTAGGCTTTTCCCCGCGCTTGCGCTTGGCGTGGATATTATCCCACAAGCCTTTTTTCTCATCTAGTTTTGCTTTAAAGTTTTTAAAATCATTCATTTGGCTTGGTCTCTTTATTTTTAATTTTAACGCTTTTAAGTCTGGCCGCATCCATCATTCTATCATGGCGAACTGCATCTGCCTTCTTTTCCCTATTTATTCTTTTTTTAGCTAGGTCAATAGCAGCGCTTTCGTCAAACTCTTTGAAGCTAATTTTCTTTTTCTTTTCACCAGGCGTTTTTTCCTTAGCCTTTTCAGAAGATTCAGGCGTACCCCAATCAGGCTTATCAGCATACATGCTTTTTGTATTATCGACGGCCTCGCTCAAATTTACAGAGAATGGAGCGACCTGGTATTCTACAGCAGGCTGATCTACCTTTTCAACAGCATCAAGCCATTTGCGATACTTATTAGCCTTTGATTCAATAATAACGTAGTTAGATCCTAGCTGTTTTACGATTCCAAGTTCACCGTTTTCTTTAATAACAACTTGATCACCAATATCGAAAAGCTTTCCATCAATGTATGATTCTCTTAGGTCAGATACTGGGGCTAATTCAACATGTCGTTTAAAACTTTTTTCTTCTTTAAGTCCCAAGCCCTTACGGACAGAATTAAAAAGCGCCTTCGAATCTGAGTTCGAAAACGCTTTAGGTAGACCTTGAGAAAATGATGTAAAATCATTATCGGATGCTGCGCTGCGCATTTTAGAAGCACTCATACCTTCTGCGCCGTCAGCATCTGGATCACGCTCGCCAGCCGAAATAACTTTAATATCCATAAAGTTATATAGACCATGACGACCCTTTTTGCCGTTATACGTGTTCAGAAGAGCATCAAATTCATTGACTCGATCTGATCCAACAACCATAACAACTTTTCTAAATCCTTCATCGTAAAGTGAAGTTGTAATATCCATTATGTTTTTAATTTTGTTGTTCATAAGGATATTACGCGCATGACGTGGAAACATCTTACGCGCTGCTTTAACTTTTTCTTTGTATGTCAGTGGGTTCTTTTTAGAATCGATCGATTGAGACAAATACATTCTATATGGATTTTTGCCTGCAGATGAAGCCAATTTGTCTAGCAGTTTTTCATGACCAATAGTAGGTGGATTCATTCTCCCGAAGGAGAAGAAAACCGTTTTTTCTTCTTCAACTAAGTACTGCTTAAATGATCCAATCATTTTGCGCGCTTTCTTTCCATTTCTTTTTTACGAACGTCTTTAATCATTTTCTTAGACATACGATCAATTCGAGTCTTAAAAGCTGGACTATTTAAGCGCTTCTCGATCTCAGCTTTTCGTTGCGGAGTCAAGTCATCTTTTGAAATATTTTTAATTAATCTTTTGTATGTCGCCAGATATGCCGAACGTCTTGCACGCTTCTTGAGCGTGTCGTTACTCGCAAATCTACGAGCTGCGCGGCTTCTTCCAAGAGCAATCTTCGCCTTATTGCGGCGCATATCACGGCCTTTTTTAAGACGCGACTGAACTGATAGAGCTTCATCAACTTCAGTTGATTCAGAAGCAAGCTGATGTACCATGATGGTGTGCGTTCCATCTTGATTTTTTATTTTAACATTTTTAGTTTTATAACCCGGGCCAACATTCTTAGAATGTTTACCTTTGTCAATATAATCACTGACCGGATTTTCATGTGAGGGATCATTTGCCTCACCAATTGGACCACCTTCACCAACACCAATTGTGCGTTTACGGCGAAGGGCTCTATAGTTTGTAAGTTCGTCCTCTCCTGGACGGTATTCTATTCCCATAGGGAACATGTCTTTAAATCTTAGCATCGGTTTATCCCATTAACGGCTGGGCTTATCCCAACCTTTTAAAATTTCAGGCGAAAAGTTGTTGTATGAAAATTCCATTCTATCAACAATCTTTACCGCGTCACCACCAAGTTTATCAATCGCTACATAACCCTCAGGGCCAGTTGTCTTATAACCATTACGAGTCTTAACAAAATGTTTAGTTTTTGATAATCTATTAAGTATATTTATGAGTTTTAATTTCGCTAAAACTATTACTCTTTGGAGTTCAAAGACTTTTTCGAGCGACTTTTTGTTTTCGGCGCTGAAGAAGGCAAGGAAGTCGTCACGCTTTTTGGCTTTGCCGATCTTGCCTTTCTCGGTTTTGAGGGCGTCGATTTCTTTTTGGTATCTTCCTCTGATCCAACGGATAAGCCCATCGGTGTGGGTTCTGGGATCGGGGATGGTTCCGGCTCTGACAAAACTGTTGTTGTAGGTTTCGATGGTTTGGGCGAGGTCTCGGTTGGCTTCGAGTGCTCGTAATGTGTTCCCAGCAATTTGGTTAAATATACTGCCAGCTGTTGAAAGATATTCATTTACTTCCTCCGTTTCTTGTGAAGTCATTGTTAAATTAGTCATATCGCGTAACATCGCATCTTGCGACCATACGGCTTTGGATTTTTTAAATCTACTTATATCTACCCCATACGAGGCGCGCATAGATTCGAAGCTTGAGCCAGTGTAAGTGGTGTGCCAGACAATACCGATTTTTGCAGATAGAACGTCACGAGCGCTAGGTGAATCGGCAGGGATAGCATATACAATTGTATTGGGGTGAAAGGTAACATATTTGTCTCCTTCTATGGTGTTTGTGGACAGATCTCCGGGACCAAAAAGAAAGTCTCCTTGAACCACACCCCTGATTCCCAGCTCTGGCAAGTAGCGTAATGCCAGTTTGAGCTTATCTGCAAGATCACCAGAAGTATCAGCATCAACATCAGCTGCAGATTTATAGACTTTAGGGTTTTTGTTGAAAATGCCTTTTTTGGCAACGAAAAATTTATCGTCACTCGGATCAATACCAGCAAAAATAGCAGGAGCGCCGTCCCATTTAACACTGACGTTTCCAGCATGAGTTCCTTTCAGCATATCTCTGAGAGAACGTAATGCTAAGATTGCCTCTCTAGTTCCTTTAACCCCACCGTACAGGACTTTGTCCTCGATGTGAGTCATATGTGTATTCTTTTGTTCGGTTATATATGAGCTAAAATTTTCCATTATCTTACCTCGATCCAGCCAAGTGATGCCCATCCAGATTTATTTGAACCGGTTGATGCAATGGCAATAAGAAATACTGTTGAAGTATCACCAAGAGTTGTAGTAGTTTTTCGTTGAATCTGTGTAATACTTCTTTCAGGAAAAAGTGTAGATTCTCCCATATTACCAGAACTAATAAATTTAGTGTCTACGATTTCGCCGCCCGTAAAACTTGTTGCTGTAATGTTGTATTCTATTGGGGATTCTGCGGAATAACTTACCCATGTCCCACCTGTTAAAGTTACATCTTCTAAAACTCTAATGAATACGCTGGTGTTATCTAACGTAGCGCCTGAAAAAACGTCTGGAATGATAACTGAATTTAGACTGTCTGACTTTAAACGAATAGCAACAATAGGATAGAATGTATTAGAGTTAATAAGAGTCTTACCTGTTATAGCACTAGAAATACTTCTTTGACGTCCTAAAAGAGTTGTAGTTCCTTCTGTCGAAAATGAGTGTGACCCTTGGTAGAAGGTGTGGGTTCCAGCTGCCCCTGTTACATTTGTCAACTCAATTCTTATAGGAAGTGTGGCTGTTGAAGCCCATGTAGTACCAATAACGTTTGCATGATTAAATTGATGAACTGGAATCTTATTGTTTCCAATCACAAAGTTAAATTCAACCTGACCTGCACCATACCATTCATATTCAATAACCATCAGTTGAATGTTGTTAGGGTCAGCTACGATACCAGTTGGTCCTGTTCCGTCCAGTTTATCTACGTTCCAGTTTTCACGAGCCACGCGGGCTTCAACCACACCGCCAGCAGTATTTCTACGGCACACAACATAATATGTACCATCACCACCATCTTCGAAATATGCTCCATCATTTTCATCAAAGAGACCAAAACGACGACGAACACCCGTAGTTGGTGTCCCAAAAATAGCTGTTATCGAAACTTCGCTTTGGCGACCAGGTATGTATCTCTGAACACGTTTGGTTTGGCGAATAACTTCATCACCCGCATCAGAACCGACTTCTAATCTAACCATACCAAGATATGGTTCATGAGTTGATGATGCAGTTCCAGTTACCTTTTCATCCCAAATACGAGTATCTTTGCCTGTTTTAAATGTGCCATAGTCTGTAACTTCAAACGTGGAAACTTTACGGCGGTTTTTAGAAGTGTGCTGGACAGTATCATCATCTACAGTAACAACCTGCTTACCCCATGGATTTACTGTTGTAACAAACTCCCCATCACTATGAGCCAGAAGATTAACCTCATAAATGTCATCGTTTTTCTGGGGCCTTTGTTTACTGTCTCGACTTTTGCTATACTGTGCCATTATTGTTTTACCTTCATCTTGAATCCTAGTTTGTTACCAGCGGTATATCCTGCCCAGGCAAACTCAAACTCTGCGTCTCTAAAGTAATTACTTTGAAATGTGATGCCTGTTTTACGAACATCAACATTTACCTGGATCAAAGTAACTTGTCTGGCAATACGGATTAACGATTCTTTTATTTCTTTATCACTATTTAAAATTTTCCAGATTGATTCTCCCAGCGGTGATATAATCAAGCGGAGCTTATCTTGACCCTGCTTCACACCTTCTGTTAGATTCATATTTAGGACCTTCCAGAAAGGACCCAGTAGTTGGATCAGCTCATCGTTAGTTTTATCATCCGTAAACTTTTTAAGAGAAGCTAGATCCATATCCTTAACTTTGATACCGGTAATCTCACTAAGTTTTTGTATAGCATCTGTTTCACGGTACTTATGCAGCTGGATCATCTGCTCTTTCATCGGTAGCTCATTGACCATCTTAAAGATCTGTAAGGATGGTTCTTTATCTAAGTCTACCGTATTAGCTTTTTTGGCCCTATTTTCAATAGCGTTAATAATATTCTGAATAGTTACCTTACCGCCGCCGCCAGACTTAACAGAAATTGGGTAGTGTACGCCAAAGCGAATCCCGTATATGTCGATCAGAGGCTCATTACTAGCAGTCGGAAAAAAGGACTTTTTAAAGTTTAACTTCTTCATAGCCCAAAGAGCACTTAGAAGTTCGCCATAGTCTGCAGATACTTTAGCAAGATCTTTCGCAGAAAATGTGACTTTTACAGAAGGATTGTCATCACCTTTCATAGCTGCATATGCAAGATCCATTAGTTGATCAGCAATTTCTGCATCATATCTCTTATATAAAACCTCCTTGAGCTGACGGATCATTTCGCCTTCAGCCAATGTCTTACCGGCAAATCCTAAATTGTCAGGGCTGAGATCTTTATTATTAAAAAGTAAAGGTCCGCCTTTTGCTGCACCAATGTAATTATTTACGTATGGTATCATAGTTCCATATGGTACGTTAGAGCCTAGATCAGCAGTGGCGATCAACACATAAGTCTCAAACTTATCGGAAATAGAAGGCCCTGGATAGTCTACAATTTCTAAATTATATTTCTTAAAATATGTATCGAACTGTGATGGATCTAGAGCAAACCGAATATGATAACCCTTACGGGAAGATTCCCCCATCTTAACACCACTTAAGGTTCTCTTAAGATAGGATTTAAATTCCCTTTGGTTTTTTGTATTAATATCACGTACAGTTTTTAGCATAAGTCTCTCGTTCGTTTCTTCTATTTATATAAAAAAATGGCCGAGCTTTTGCCCGGCCCAGTTGGAGACAACTAATGAATTTTTTAATAGTCTAAGGATGCGTTCCGGTTATAGACATATACGTCTGCTGTTTCGGAAAACTTAAGAGGAAGAGATTGATGGTAACGGTAGACACCCATGCGATGCCCACGCCCTTGAAGCTTGACGTACTTACGAGTAGTCTGACCACGCTCTTTATAGAAAGCGTTAGCTTCACGAACGGCTTTGCGGATAGCTTTGATCCACTCTTGGTCGCCAGGATCTTTCAGGTTAACAGTAGCGATGTACGAATCGGTGCGGTTTTCGTTGATGATCATGTGGTGTCCTCCGTTTGATATATCTAATATAATGTATCCGAGGAGGAATGTAAACCCCCTCGGATGATTTTTTTAGAGGAATTCTTGAATTTTTTCGATGGATTCGGGAGATCCGGAGACGGTGATTTCTGGATTTCCGCCGCCGGGTCCAAAGGTAATGTAAGATTCAAGTTTCAGATTGTGTTCGTCGAGAAGTTTGAAGAAGTCTTGAATAGGGCAGTCCCAAGCGCAATCGAAGGTGTAAGTCATGATGTAGTCTCCTTTGTTACTTAACCTTTATACGCTAAAAAAAGGGGTTGTAAACCCCCTTTTTCATTTTATTTAAATTTTTTGGAGATATTGGTAGCGGATGTATCTCCTTATCAACACAACCTCATATACTAAAAAAGAGGAGCTGTAAACTCCCCTTTTTCATCTTTATTAAAAGAATTATACACCTAGAATTCTTGCTACTTCATGTTTGTTATCATTTGGAAGTGATTTGCCTGACATAATATGCTCTACAATTTGTTCAAAGTAAAATGCAGCATCTCCATGGCCATTTTCATCCAAGACAGCGGCACAATCTCTAAAGAACAGCTTGAGCTTCATATCTGCCATGCCATCACCAAGAGCTGCTCGGTGAGATTTACCTGTACGCTGATTCATTCCAACCATTCCTTTCTAGCATATTCAAAAAGCTTTCGAATTGATCTTCGTTAAGCTCTAGTTTCTTACCAGGAATAGTTCCATTTGAATATTCCTGAACTCGGCCGCCGTACATATGTTTCGATACATAGTAGACATGATCTTGATTTGGGTGTGTATATTTCATAATATATCCATAGTATCATAAAGGAGGGGAGCTGTAAACTCCCCTCTAAGTTTTAAGCCGCTAGAGCGTATTCTACAGCCTTTTCTGCAGCTTTGATTTTGCGGAGTTGGTTAGACCCAAACCACTGGCTATGGAGGCGGTTATCAGCATTACGACCTTGAAGGTGATCAGTTACATATGTAACCGAGTTAAATGCTTGCCACCATGAACCTTCGGCAAACTCTGCACCTGGCTGTGTTTCGAGAACGCTATATGCCTGCTTTGCCATGCGAGAGATAGTATCAGCGTTTACTTCCTCTTGCTTTGTTTGACCAGATGTAAGTGGGAACACTTCATTGTAATACTGCATCAGAGAGTCAACAGAAAATCGCTTTTGTCCGAGGAACTGAGCCAGTTCTTTGTACTTAGCAAATTTCTCATGAGCAATACCCATAGTAGCCTTGACAGTATCAGCATCAAACGCAGTGCGGTGACCAACTTTTACGGCACGTTGTGCTTGTGAGTTAAGAGCAAATGTCAGAGTATTGTTGCATACTACTCGAATTGGCGTAAAACGGATATCGATTGACTTGCCATAAACATGTGGATTGCTAAAAAGCATATATGAGTCAACTTGATCTCCACCAAAGAGGTCAAATGATTCTTTTACTTTAGCAAGAGCCCAAACATAGTTACCGCCTTTAAGCGATCCTGCGGTATGCATTTCCATATCACCCGCAAGAACGTACTCATTGAAAAATTCAAAAGCTTGTTCATTTTGAACAGGGTTCCAGTTTTCACCGACGTTGGTCAGGATTTTACCGTCAGTTTCACGCACAAGCGACTTCTGACCAGTTTTACGCTTTTCACCATTATACTCGATGAAAGACTCAACTTCCTGAACGCGCCAGTCAACACCGGCAGCTTTCATCATCTGACCTGGAGTCAGATCATTCGAAACCAAAGTACCAAGACCGTGCCAAGGTACATCACCAACATAAGCCATTTGAGCTTTACCGTCAACAAATTCAAGTTCATGTGCCATAATATATTCTCCTTATACCAGTTCGAAGCACTCACGTGCCACCATATTGAATTCACGCTTGGAGCATTCCGAAAAGTCCAAACCCCAGCATTCCATTTCGTACTGAACTTTTGCAGCAGTTTCAAGGTCAATCTTAAGAAGTTCTGCGATTTGACGAGTGTACATGTTCATAGTGTTTGTCTCCATTTCATATGATTACAATACGCCATATGAAATCATTTGTAAACAGTTAAATGTGCTTTTTGTAAAAAATATTTTGTTCTTTTTCACGATCATCCAGTTCATAATGACTTCTATATTGGTTGTTTGCCCTGATGACTTCACCTAAAATGCTGAGGTTATCAAACCCAAAATCCCAGATTGCATATGTGTCTTTTGGGAAACAACTTCCACCGTAACCTTTTTTCCCATCAAATCCAGGTACTTTAGTATGTGAAGGGCCAATCCGCGGGTCTTTAGCTATAGCACTAGCCACTACATTGTATCTTCCACCGATTGATTCTACCATATCTTTCCATTGATTGAACCATACAACTTTAGAAGCTAGAAATGAGTTAATGCCATATTTTACGAGACTTGCTTCTGCAGGTGTCATGAAATATGCTTTAGCGGGATTACAATTTGAGTTATAATTATAAAGGTTTTCAACTTTCTTACATACTTCAATATCTCCACCCAGAATATGGAATTCAGGATTCAAAAACTCATCATAGGAATTACGTTCAGTCAAAAATTCTGGGTTATATACAAAACGCTTATATCTGGTAAACTCTTCAGCCAGATCAGGCGTAATAGTCGATTTAATTACTACCATACCACTTGGAAATTGTTCAAGCTTTAGAATTACTTCCCTAATGATGTTGGCATCAATCCCGGAGGAATCATTCCCCATTGGGGTAGGCACACATACAAAAGTAACATCTGGGACATATGCTTCCAAATCATCCATATCGTGAAAGCCTTTATAAGGATCCACGATCATAATATCGTTAGATGTGTTTTTAAACCCAAACTCTACAGCTTTACCTACAAACCCATAACCAATAATTGCAATCTTAGTTAGCTTATTCATTAATGTTTGCCTTCGCTAAAATTACTTACAAGTCTATCACCAGACACGGCTCGACGTTTTACTTCATTAACTGAAATTCCATATTTTTTAGAAACAGATTCATAGATCAATTCGATAGCGTCTTTAGTTGTCATAATATATTCCTCAGATATAAAATTTGCTTTGATCGATTACGTTATCAAAATGATAACCAAAAATAGCTACTCTACGTGGAATTTCACCGGTCACTACGCGATGGTTCCAACCGGTATTAATAAACCAAAGATCGCCTATTTCCATTTGAAAACTATGAATAGTTCCATCTCGTCCTCTAAACTCAAATACTGAATCGTTTTCATTCAAGCAAATTTGGGCTCTACACATATAGCTTGTACAGCTATCGATATGCCAATTTAGTTGATGCGCATTACTCATTTCACTCATTCTGAAACGATAAATGTTTGTGAAATATGATTCTAGAAATTGTTTAGCTTTTACTTCTTTAGTCCAATATGTATAACGATATTCATCAACATCGACTCCAATCTCTTCAGGAGGTTTTGTTTGAACTAACAGCTGACGATATCCGCTCGTATCAAAAACTTGCTTATAGTCGATAGCTTGACTAATTCCATATACATCCCCACCGATATCGTTTTGGGGTTCTGCATCTAGAATTTCGTTAAGTTCATCGACCATGAACTGAGGAACTTTACCGAGCTTCTCAAAGAATTTGAGTTGGTGACGTTTTGGCCCAGTTCCACCTACCCTCATTCTTTTGGTAGTTTCGATGAGGTATTTCTTATCCATGTAAAATCCTATACGTTTCAATTTCCATTTTACTCAGCTTTGGCTGCTTACCATTATATACTATATTTTGATAACAATCCGGATCGCAAACCGGTTCACATGTTTGGAACATACCATCAGGCACAACCCATCTTAAGCCACTCCTATATTCTATCTTGTTTTTGAACCTTTGTATACTGTTTTTTCTCTTTAATCCTTGCATAGAGACAAAAACTGTATCCCATTGTTTAAGATAATCCATTTGAGCAAGTGCTAGGTGCTGTGATGGGCTAAATACCATATCGTTTTTAGGATGAGTGAATCTGCGATAATCCCTGTAAATATAAGTTCTAGTGCAGATCCTATAGCAACCTTCGTAGTATTTTTGAATAGTAGCAAATGCAACGGGTCTATCTTCATCATATAAGAAAAACCAATCTAAAAACTTATTATCTTTATAAGTATTTGGAAGGTTATCGAACCAATCAGAGTTTTTCTTATCATATATGTAAGACTCGTTCTTTAAACGAGCTAACTCTTTTATAAAGTTATCTTCTCCGTATTCCTTAAGTGTTATTACTTTCGGATCAATCGAATAAACCAAGCCGCTGGGTCCCATTCGTACCACCTCTTTCCAATTTGCCAATCCATTGGCTTTGCATGATGATTAGCGTGCCATCCTTCACCGCCAGTCAAAATGTTAGCTATCCAAGAATTAGAAACATTTTCATGTCGGTGGCACAATGTATTTAGCAATCCAAATCCTATATAACCATAAACCATAGGTGCAATTAATAACACTAGAAACCATTCAAATGGCAGAAAGGTGAGGCCAAATAAGAATGTGCAGAAACGAATATCTCTATGATTTTTATGAAACCACATTACTCGTTTGTTTTTGAGTAAGTCAGTTACGTGTCTTGGACGAATAGCCGGAACTTTAAACGTAGAAGTCAATACTCTCCAAACGGGTTGATACTTGGGCGAGTGAGGGTCTTTTTCAGTATCCGAGTGATTATGATGCAGCCTATGTACACCAACCCAACCAAGTACCGAGCCAGAGCCTGATAATGGCCCTAAAGAAAGAACTAGATATTCATACCAGACAGGAGCTTTAAACGATCTGTGCGAAAAGTATCTATGATATCCAGCTGAAATTACCGCTGAAGATAAAAAGAACCACCAAATAAAACTACTTATCAAATAAACCATTGCAATTGCTTTCTATATAATTTGCAAACCCAATTTGACCAAGTGCGTTAGGATGGCGGTCTGATTTTGATATCCTAACATCGTCGCCATCCCCTAATATATGATCCAAGTTAAATCCACCGATCATCTTATGGAATGGGAATCCTATAATATTTTTATTATTTTTAATATCTTTGAAATATGGATTAAGCATAATATCTGAAAAAAAGCTATCTAGTTTGTAATTAATCGGATTTTTTATATTAGGTAAAAAATCCAAATTAGTGAGAAGTCCTATAGGAAATCCGGCAACACCTTGATAAAACGCGTATGGTATTTTTTTATCTTTTAATATATTTGCCAGCAAAAACATATACCTAAATGTATCATTAACTACGCTTTTTACCCATAAATCTATAGTATATTTTGGATTATAGAAAAAATCTCTATAGTCTACTTCATACTGATAAATTTCTTTATACATGGAATGATCATCACGTAAAAGATCTACAGCAGAAGCTAAGGGAAAATGTTGTATGTGGGCCATTGTCTGAAATCTATCCCAACCACTCCAGACTACCACAACTTTTTTAACATTTTTATTAACATGAAGCTCGTCTACTATAGAATCGAATATTTGCTTATTACCTATACCACTAATAGCTTTATTAATGACGGATAAATTATGCCGATCTGCAATAATTTCGGGCCACATCTTCCAACCTTTAGCTTTTTCATCAGGCAAAGATTTGTCATAACTAACAAAGTTTGGATCAGTATAAGAACACCCTGATACCAGCAGTATATCTTTTTTCATAAATAAAGATCCTTATATCTCTTAATAAATTCTTTTGAAATTAATATTTGTCCAGCAGCATTAGGGTGTCTATCACGAATAGAAATATAATATTCTTCTTTATTATATCTCATATCATCAAATGAATATCCACCGATTTCTTTCATCATTGGCCAACCGATAAAGTGTTTTTTCCTTTTGTCGACTTCGGAAAATATGGAATTGTTAGTTAAAATTTTAACCACTTCTGCTGGTGATATTGCACACTTTTCAGGCAACTGTTGATTTTCAACCTGTTTATTAATTGAAAAATAATCAAAATATATTAAACCTCCGAACATAACAAATTTGATATTACGTTTTTCACATATTTCCATAATAGCAAACATTTTTCTAATTGGATTGAGAATCATAGATTTATAGGCCTTAGTGCTTAAAAAATGATCACTTTTAAAATATTTTTGGCTTATTTTACCAACCCCAATGTCGTCCATCCACGGGAATGGATCGTAGTTTCCATTGATGGTGTTACACTCTACAATAGGATTAAGCGTAAAATTAAAAAATGGAAGTCTATCAGAAGTAGACCATAAAATAGCTACAGTATCGACCCTATCGCCGTATGTACTTAATCCTTCTAAAATTGTATCGAATATATGATCCGCGCCGGCGCCGGACTGGCCTTTATTCACGCATTCTAAACCCAATTCTTTTGCCATAAGCTCTGGCCACATTTCCCAATCTCTTTTGATTGTGGGGTCGTTTGATCTATAATGCGTATCAGTATATGAACAACCCGACGCAAGTAATATTTTTTTAGCCATTATTTTTCTCGTATCTTTTCATCAAAATACTTTTACATTATATTTTCTTTGAAATTCTATGCCATCAGCTTCATCATTGACCATAGGTTTGCCTTTGATATTTAGACTTGTATTAAGTAGCATAGGAACACCAGTCAATTCATAAAACTCTTCAATAATAGGACGAATAACAGATCCACAATCTTTCTTTACAACCTGAACCCTTGCGCTGCCATCAACATGAGTAACTGAACTATAGTCATGCTTTGCTTGTGCTACAAACTGCATATATTCGTTCATCGGTCCTTCGAAATATTCAGAAGCAAATTCTTCCAAGATTGCAGGTGCAAAGGGTCGAAAGAGTTGTCGGCGCTTAATCTGGTTAACAGTGTCTTTAATATCTCTTCGAGGGTCAGCAAGCAAGCTACGATTGCCAAGGGCGCGAGGGCCAAACTCAGCACGGCCATTAGCAACCCCGCAATAAGAATTATCAACAATATGTTGAGCAACCTCTTTAGAATTGATGTTACGTTTGATATTGTATCCAAGATACGGATTTTTCCATTTCAATTTCTTACCAAGAGCTAATGCTGCAGCACCGAGTGATGAACCAGCATCACCTGGGTTTGGCATAATCCAAATGTTCTTACCTTTAATCTTACTGTTAGCTGCACAGTTAAGCGCGCATCCACCCATATACACTAAGTTAGGATGTTTACAGTACTTATCAATGATCTTAAGTAATTCTTTTTCAAACGTAGCTTGGGCTGATGCAGCTAGGTCTTCGTTCTTTGCATTCGGCAAATAGTCGCCAATGCCTTTATGATTATTGCGATGTAGTAGTTCAGACATATCATAGATAGGTTCGCCATACGCAGCCATGCCCATAAGAATATATTCGTCTTCATTAGGTTTTAATCCGACACGTTGTGTGACCGCAGAATAAAATAGACCAAGAGAGTACGGATACTTCCAGCTTTTGATCTTTCTCATCTGCGCGTGATTATAATGATCCGTCCAAGCTTCCCATACAGAAATTGTATCCCATTCTCCAATGGAATCAATAACTAATACATTAGCTTTATCAAACGGAGATGTATGGAATCCAGCTGCAGCATGTGACTGATGGTGATAGAATGTTTTCTTTTTACACATATCAAAGCACCAATCACATTTATATGATTTTATGGCTTCTTGTCCGAATAGAACTCTTCGAGTATTCTTAAGCCAATTCTTTTCATAATATGCGTATAGATCATGATCAAAATACTGATCAGGATGAATCCTAGGGTCATTCTTAATCTTAGAATACCGCTCAGAATGACCAGCATATAAGATCTCACCTTTATCCACTAATGCAACACCTGCATCATGGAAACCTTCACTAACACCCAAAATTCTCATAGTATACTACCCATTGATAAAAGAATCTTTTATATTATACCACTATATACCCATTTGTAAACAGTTAATTGTTCAATGGGTTATCTAATGCTTCCTGTAAGACTTCTTTTATATCTTTATCAAGCTGTCTCATATCAGTATCTATACGAGTTTCCGTCTCACGCATTGTGTCACGAACATCTTTTTCTGACTCTCTAATAGTCTTTTCTACTTCTCGTATAGATGCTGTTACATCTTTTTGTACCTGATTCATTTCAGTGCGAATACCTTCAAGCGTTTGTTCAATATTATCTTGGGCATCTTTAACGCGATTTTCAGATTCGTCTACTTTATCTTCCATGCGATCTACTGCTTGTTCAAGCTTAAGTAAATCATCACGCAAGCCATCTTTAATATCGCGAGTATAGTCAATTGCTCCGTCAAGTTTTGTTTGCACTAATGCATTCTCTGCTTTAATTTTATCTATGTCGATATTCTGTACGACTTCTTTCATATCAACATAGTCTTTATAGAACTCAAAACCACCCCACAAAGCTCCACCTGCAGTAGACAGCGCCGTTAGTACAACCGCCATCTTACCACCTCGAAAAGTCATTCCGCCAAATTCAAACTCTGCCATGTTCTTTCCTTACTTAGGTTTTGAAGCTGAGCTTTTAGCATATGCTTGTGAGCCAAAGAATGCTGCCACGATACCAGCAACCGAAACAAAGTATGTTGCTGCCATATTGCCTAATATTTGACCAGCCGAGTCAAGTCCCACCATGTAAGCAAGAACAACAGCAAATGGATATAGTAATAGTCCGCCTAGAGCAAACCATGTCATGTTTCTTTGGGCATCACGCATAGCATCAGCATCTTCAAGTTCCTTTCGTTTGAACTCAAGATACATTGCTTCTTCTTCAGCAGACACATGACCGTCTCCGTTGGTGTCAGCCGGATGATATTCTTTTGCGACCTTTGTTTCCTCAGTCATTACTTCTCACCTTTCAACAGTGTCCAAGCGCCGTATGCGATCATGCCATACGCGATAAGATTAAGGGGTGCTAGGATCATAGCGATACCACATCCGATCAACACTACGCCATCCAGAGACGTTCTTTCTACTAATCTACTTTTTATCCAGTTCATTGATTCTTGCCTCCAATTCATCTATTTTCTTTGTTATCTTTGGGTATTTCTTTCTCCATGCATCTTCAGGTTGTTCTAACCAAGTTAGTCCCCAACGATCCACGAGATAATCCACTGCTCTATCGAATTGAGCATATCCCCATAACCCGATTCGTGTAGTGCTAAGATAAGCCAATACCATAGCACCAGCAATACTGCCAGCAATGCTTGTATAGATCCATAATCTGTCACTAGCCATCCTTTCTACCATATCCCAAATCATTTGTCAGCCGCCTGTACTTCCGCAGGATCAACTACACCTTCTTGCATTAGTCTGTTACGGTTTGCAAGGTGAGCAATTTCAACATCTGCTTTGTTTTGACCGTGATATGGAACAGCGTGTCCTTCTTCAATCAGCACTTTAGATACAGTAGTGTCACCGCATTTAAAGTCACCGAGCACACGACCAAACTTACCCTTCATGTCTTCACCATTCTTATCATCGAATGTGATTAGGATTGCTTCTTTTTCTAATAGCTGCTTCAATCTATTCTTTGATACAAGTCCAAAGATCTTCTCAACTTTATTTGACGTACGTGATTCTGGGGTGTCGATGCCAACTATTCGTACGCGCTCGTCCGTGAGCACGATACCGAACCCAAGATCAATATCCACGTCTACAGTGTCGCCGTCGACGATCTTTAAAACTTTTACTTTATACTCGTTAGGCATTATTCTTTCTCCAAGTATTTTATATAATTGGACATGCCGTGATCACGGGCGCCATCAAATGGTTGTTTATTTTTCCAAGCAGCGCGACGTCCTCTGAAACCGTCTTTGAATCTCTGCCATGATGTCATTTTACGGATGTTACCGTAGAAATTAATATATTGAAGCTCTCCATGATGTCTATAACCAAGAAAAGCAAATGGAACCTTTGGAACAATATCATTATTATTAACATGCCTGTAATGCTTGCATGTAATATTCTTAACGAACTTTTTAGTTCCCACTCTAGGTGATCCATATGTGTACAACGCATGTGGATTTAGTCGAGAAGCCGCAATAGTTGCCATTGCGCCGCCTAACGAATGTCCACAGATGTATAGTTTACGGGAACCAAGTTTGTCACCCATAACTTTTAAAACATCTTGCCATACTTTTTCTAATTCAGTTTGAAATCCGTTGTGTACCCAACCACCAACTTGGGCTCGGTCTGGGAATGCGTTGAGATCTGCTTTAATATCAGAAAACTCGCCCGGTTCTGTGCCACGGAAAGCAAGAACCATTTCAGTTTTGTTCCAGCACACATGTACCTGTGCGCAGTCAATGTCGATGAACTTATGATAGGTGTAGCCTAACTTTTTAAAATTAGGTTTGGCTTCTTTACCATCTTTATACGCAAGCTCTGCCATATGGGCAAAGTGTGCTGAGCGATCTATAGTCATGTCTAACCCTTTGTTTGGTTTCCATGATATATGTCACTATTTTAATAATTAATTTTCAAATTGTAATTCTCTAAGTTGTTTTAACTCTGCTTCGAGTTTTAAAACTTCGAGTTGTTTCTTTTTTAGTTCTAATTCATATAGTCTATTACAATCAATTCTACTCTTAACTCTTTTGCCAAGAGGTATGACAATTCTGGCATAGACTCCAACATCACCGGGCGTATCATTTCCAAAGGCTCCGCCTTGTTCAACAGTACCAGTCACGCCAAATTCCATATTAGTTGCTGACCCAATAGCATTTGAGCAATCAAGTTCTCCGGCCCTAAACTTATCAGATTGATAGTTTTGTGGCATTGAAGGTAAGCCTAAACTTATTGAACTTGAATCACCATATGCGCATGTTGCCATTAACATAAAAATAATAAAATATCTCACATTTTTGCCTCACTTTATTTTCGAACATATTTTAGAGGATACTCCTGTAGTTCGAACATTGTCCTTTTCTAATTTAGATAAGGTGCAAATATAGGTAGCATCATCTAAATCACTATTGCGGATATAAACCTCAAAGGTCTTTTTTCCTAAATACTCTAACTTTATAATCTTTTCTTCTGAAGCAAACGCAATTGGCTTCCATTCACTCGTAAACACACCAATCTCATAATATCTAACATCATCTCTTCTATTAAATAATTTCATACTTGTTACTGACACGCCTGATATATAAGACGGTTTCATAGTAGGATAAGCTGGAACCATCTCATGAGCATTTGCTGCACCAGACAGCCCCAACAATATCCCTATCACATACTTCATATTACTTTGCGATACATTCGGCTTCTACGATAGCAGTATAGTTACCGCCTGGAAGAGCCTGATTATATCCGTATTCGGCAGAGGATTCAATAGTGAACCATGTGCTACCGGCAATTGTCATATCGTATTCGGTTGTGCTATCGTATACGACTTTATTTGTTTCATATGCTGACATTAATGGATCTGTAACTTTATCTACCGCAACAGTACCAGTCCAGTTAACAACATCATTCAAAGTTGGTGATGATGAGAATGATGTCGGGTACGAGATTTTTGCGATATAGCTATCAGCTAATGAAACATCGTAGCGAATACGAGGAACAACGCCGCCATCTGCAGATGCAGTGCTTAGTTTGTCGGCGGTAGGGTTACCATATACGCCCTGAGTTTCAGTATGAACAGAACATTTAGACTGAACTGTGCCCGTAATATTAACATTTGCAAAGCTTGCAGATGCTAATAGCGAAAACGCCACTGTAAGTGTTTTTGTATTGAACATTTTAGTTCTCCGATTGTTTATCTTATTAATCATATTGTAAACGAACCATATCCCTATGCAATTGTTGACTTGCCAAATTGCTCAATGCTTTTCTGTTGTCGGGAATATCTTTATCTTCAAATGATAAAGAATCTTCGTATTTTCCTCCTTGAATAGTGACGCTATAATAAGGAGTAAATTGAATACTATTAGTTAATTGTGCCATAGCAGCTTGTTGCTGAGCTGCATCGCCGATCGATTCTGCAGCGCCTGTAATAGCTAACACCTCTTCCAACGATCTTTCTTCAGTTTCTTCTTCTTCGGTAATCACTTCTTCTTGAATTTCAGTTTCTTCAAGGTCGGTTTCTGCATTTTCTTCTAAATATCTTTGTACGAATTCATCATAATATGGATCATCATAATCAATAGTGCCTAAAAGCCCATTATCTAACAAATATTGATACATAGAATCAAAATATCCATCACAGCTTGGATCTAATAAAGGATTGTAACAAGTATCAAACTGATATGTGTATGATATATTGGCATCACTAATTGTGCCATCACCATTCACAAATATTTCCCCAGGCCCCCATCTATTACCTGGAATGTTAGTAATCATCGGATCAAATCCAACTTTAGTATTTCCGGGTAACTGATCCCAGCTATCGTTTCTCTCGTATACATAACCACCATTTATTGCGTCTTCATTACGAATAACAACAGTGGCATCAGTAGATGGATCTTTCGTTATAGTATAACGATGAAATACACCACTAACCTCTATACCAGCCTCGGGCGGTAATATATCAGCCATATTCCAACTGTAACCATTGCTAGTAGCGTTATTGGTTTGTCCGGTTATGACTTCAGAGTAGCAATAAGAGTAAGAGGCCACCAACACCAGCGGCACCTTTAAGAGTGCTTTTATCATCTTCATCCATATCTTTCAGAATAGTGCTTCGTTTTACATTTGATGGTTGTTTACCCTCATCTAGTTTCCAAGCTTCCTTAGCAGCATCGCCAATCATTCCATCATATGGGCAAGGTGTGCCAGCATCCATCATAGCATCAAAGATTCTAGAATCTTGACACATAACAGACACGGCAGCAACTTTCATGCCCATGTCATATAAAGTTTTTGCATTTTTGAGTCGTTCACAATTCATATCACGAACTGTTTTACCAGCAGAGATACCAAGAATTTGTGTTTGAACCGCGCCTGAAACACCGATCGTACATGTGTCACTATTCGATGTATTGATCGAAGGTGAAATTGCTGATGGTGGTGCAGTTTTGACAGTTGTAGTTGAATTCGAATTCGAAGTAACAGTACTATCAGTTGTGGATTCAGTAACAATTGGTTCAGCAACTGCTAAAGAGTAAGCAAGAATCAATGGCACTGCAATTAGTAATTTTTTAAACATAGCATAGTCCTATAATATAATAACATTCATATTTATGTAAAAAAAGAGCGCCACAAGGACGCTCTTTTAATTCGGATGGCGTATAGCCTATCCCTGTGCCAAAGGCAGTTATTAGAAGTTAAAGCCAACACCAACTGTTGCTGTGTCGTATTTAAAGTCTTTGTCAGCTGATACTGTACCATATACAGAAACATTAGCAGTTACGCCGTATGTTGCTTTTGCAGATACACCAGTAAAGTTTACTGTTGCGCCGTCTGTAAATGTAGCACCTGCGTGCATTTTTGGTTCAACTAGGAAACCGGCCATTGAAAGTGCTGGTCCAAATTCAAGTGCAGCTGTTTCTGTTTCAATATCATATTCAACGTCACCGGCATAGCCTAGATCAGCTGCAAATGCAGAAGTTGTAAGAGCGAATGTTGCGGCTGTTGCCAAGAGAATATTTTTCATTTTTAGTCCTATAAAATTAAAGTTGTTGCGAGTCCGTTCTGTTTCTAGGTGGTGCTCATACCCACCAGCATTATGCCGCTAGGGCGTAACCTGTAGGTGCGAAATTTTCATTTGCATTTAGTTTAATTGACCAATAACGCAGTCATCCGGTAAACTCCACTTTCACTTTCACACCTGTCGATCCTAATTTCGACCCCATCAAAAAGATACGCTCAAGAGTTTTTCTAACTTCTAAAATTTGAAGTCTCAATTCTTCATCTCTTGTGTTATGATGAAGTTCTACCAACTCTTTAGTGTGTTTCAGTTCAAACTCTAAATATTCTTTTGAATATTGTTTCATTGTGTATCCTTATGGTGGAGTCGCTGGGTACCGCCCCCAGGTCCAGAATGTGTCCACGTTGCTTCAACGTTTACAGGTTATATATTAACATAAAGGATAGATTAAGTAAACCCCTATATTATAGTTTTAATACTGTGACTTTTAAATCACTTTTTACGAAGCTTTGCTTTGATATCCTCGAGTCCGGGTTTGACGTACGGTTTGGATTCCGGTACCGGTACAGCTTCAGTGGGTTTCTTATCCCATCCATGGCTGCTTCTAAGAGCGGAGATTCTTTTCCGTATATTATTGGTTTTTTCATAGATAGATTCTACCTCTTTTTGACGCTGTTCCATCTTATTCTTGTGGTCAGTCATCCGCCACCAATTAATAGCTTTTTTAAGGATACATTTCATATTCATGACCTAAGCCGTCAAAACGATAGGCTAGAGTGTAATACAAAGCATCAATGGCTTGATACAATTGTTCTAGAGTGCCATTATTATCAATAACATAATCAGTCATCCATGGTTCTAGACTCATAGACGACTTATCTTCAGGTGGAAGATGGTCTGAGCGATCTACCCAAATAGCACAATCAATCAAGCCAGCATTCTTGATACCATGGAATTCACGTTTATTACGAAGACCTGCATAGATGTCAGAAATCTCAAAGATCTCACGGCCAATGGTAGCAGGATCGTCTTTACAGCGTGCAGCAATAAGATCATACCATTCTGATCTATGGTTACCACGATCTTCAAAACATTCTTGTACAGTCTTATAACCATATAGTGGTGCCAATACAGGAAATACAGTATGCTCTGCATTATGCATACTTGAAGATGCAAACTGCAATCCGTATTTTGATTCAAAGTATTCTGCTACAGTATCTTTACCGTGTCGAGCATGTCCGACAATCAATAGTTTCATTATTAGTCTTTCTTATAAAAAATGTGAGCGCCAATTTTAGTTACTTCAGTATAAGCATTTGCCCACGAAGGATTTACGTAGTCAGCGTGGTAAAACACTGCACCGTGTACAAAGTCATCTTCTTCATTTTTATATACCCTTTCAGCAATATCTTTGGCAATTTCCCACTGCTCGGTTTCTTTTGGAGTATGGTCTTTAATCGTATGGGTCCAGCTAAATTGCTTACGCTGATATACTACTTTACATACATTATTTGGCCAGCTTTTATGCGCTACACGGTTCATCGTAACCTGTGCAACTGCGATTTGGCCAGCAATTGGTTCACCACGTGCTTCGTGGTAGATGTTAAGCGCGAGGCAGGTTTTATCCTTTACTGCCTTGGCCTTTGCTTCTTCTGATGTACAGCCTATAATAAAACCAACTACTATAGCTACTGTCATCATAAATGATAGTGCGTTAGTGATTTTCATTGTTCTGCCTCATTAATTATTACATTATTACAACTGTTATACCATATATGAAAAGGAGTGTAAACAACTATTTTCGCTTAATCTAGTTTTTTTATGCCAAGGGCCCAGTTCTCTGCAGCATCCTCGACATACCGCAAAGATTTGTTAGGGAAATCCTCTGTAAAAAACATTCTACCGTTATCATCAAAGTACTTGATATAGGTCATTTCTTCTTTTAAATCCATATGGACTTCACAATGACCTCGGCCAGGAGGATCAGCATAATACGTTGAGATTTTTCTATTCATCATGTACAAATTCCTCTACCATTGGGAAGATCTTAGCGATTGCCTTAGCAACTTCACGCGCAACTTCAATGTGTTCTTTCTGTGTTCCGTTACCTGAGCGTAGTTCAATGTAATGAACCCAAGAACGAAGTGTTCCATTCATATACACCTTGCTTACAGTATTGCCTTCAGGAAGAACACAACGTGCCTGTTCTTTTGCAATACCATTCATAATTGCCCATTGATACGCTAGTTTTGCTTCATGAATAATCTGGGTTTGTTTCATTACCCAAGCTTTTTGCAATTCAAGATCGTCACTTTCAATACTATTCTGACGATTCTTCGGATCTTGTAGACGCGCTTCTCTTAGAACAAAGGAAACATCAAGGTCGTTAGGATCGGCGTAGCGCTGGCTAAATTCCTGAAAGTAGAAGCTTCTGTGTCGGAGGATTTGCCGCGCGATGTCCCGCGTTGTGTCGATCCCGATTGTGGCGTTGCACATTTCGAGTGGTGACCAGTGTTTGTGCTTGACGAGATATCGGACAAGTCTTTCTCCGGTGTCTTTGTTGAACTGGTTAGCTGGGTTAGATACTCTGGCACAGTAGGCAATAAGCTCGAGTGCGTCATTGAAGTGCTCCTTAAATTCTTCTGCTGGTGCTGGTTGCACAACCAAATAGGCTTTCATAGCCTCATTTGCAAATTTCATATTATTCTCCCAGCGAAAGAAGAGGATTACGAGCGCCTTTCATTTCAGACCCGCCTTGAATGTATTTCACATAGGCCTTACCGCTAACTTTATATTTAATAAACCTACGATTGGTTTCCTCTTTGTTAGGATTTTCGAGGGTAATAGTAATATCTTTACCCTTTGCAAGTGCATCGAGCTTCCGAAGCATTTTGTCTGCGTTTGTTACGCCTTGACTGCCGTATCCAATGGATGAACGACGCTCACCCTTTGATACGTTGCCAGTGCTCTGTCTTTTCTTTCCCATAATATTCTCCTAGAATTTAAAGTCTTCAAATTTTTTCTGATCTTCACCCTGATTGGTTCGATCAAACATTGGTGTGTCTTTCATTAAGTTTTGGCTAGTATCATCAGCATCAAACAATCTCATCTTAGATCTATCAATACCAACAACAAAGCGTTTGTTTTTATTTGGGTCGTTGTATCTATTCTTCAATTGTTTGACCATAATCTGGCCTTGTGCATCTAACTCTTCGCTGGATACCAAAGCGAACATTAGGTCTGCGGTAGCGGGTAGTCCAAAAGACTCGGAGGTATCTTCAAGCCCAGGATCCGAACTAGAATAACCAGTACGAGTCGTTTGGGTTGCAGAGACGATCGGTAAGTCGAATTCGACGGCAAGGCCACGTAGTTCTTCAGCAATGGCTTTAATGTATGCATAGCTGTTTACTGATCCTCCCATTTTCATTCTTGCTGATGCACAGATATTAAGATAATCTACAAAGATAATATCTGGAACAAAGGCTTTTTTAAGTTTCAATTCATTCAACAATGCTCTGAAGTGATTAGCATTAGCCGAACCGGTTGGATACTCTTTAACAATAAGTTTACCATTAGTTTTAGTCTTAAGACTGTTTACACGATCTTTAAACATCTGCTCATCCATACTATCAATTTGTTCGATAGGAATGTCAAGCAAGTTGGCGTCGATACGTTCAGCTACACGTTCTTCACTCATCTCCATGGATATATATAGAACATTTCTGCCTTCATTCAAGGCTGCAGCTGCAACATGGCACATAAACAGAGACTTACCTACGCCAGTGCCAGCAAGAGCAATGTTCAGTGATTTATTAGCAAGGCCGCCTTTAGTAATTAGATTGAAATATTCGATATCAAATGGGATCTTTTCTTCCTGTGAATGATAAAATTCATATCGTTCATTAACATTCTCAAGATAGTCATGACCAATATTTGTATCAAATGTAACCGCCAAAGCTTTTTGTAGGATATCAGGCAAAGCATTTTTTGTGAGGGTCTTATGCTTACCATCAATAATGCTAATAGACTCCATAACAGCATTGAATAGTGCACGATCTTGACACCACTTCTCTGTTTTATTATAAAGCCATTCATCATCAATATCTTCAATCTTAAAGATTTCTGGGATGATTTCTACTGCATGACGATAGTGCTCATCAGACATAGTTTGATTATCATCAAGTTCAATCTTAAATGCTTCAGCTGTAGGCAGTTTATTATACTTGGCAACAAACTTGGCTACTTCACGAAATAGTTGTTGATATACTCCTTCAAAATATTCGGGTTGGATGAAAGGGAGTACACGCCTCATATACTCATCATTCACCAATAGGTTTCTTAGAACAGTTTGTTCTATGTTTGCATTAATCAAAGTTCACCCTTTTCTCGCATTGCAGCACGGATCTTAGTTGCTGAGATACTATGTGTCTCTTCTCCAAGATCGTGTTGCGTGAATGTGTAACCAACACCTCGACCGTAGCTAATGTCTACGATGTTTGGTACTTTCATAATAACATATTCAGAGCCCGGTGTAAACCCCTCTTCTCGCAATCCATCTTCAATAGCATCACAAACATAATCGTAATAAAATGGATTATCATCTTGGGTTGCAGTACGTCCACCTCCGGCATCTTCACCAACAATGCCTTCGACGTCACGTACCATAATAACCACTTGGCCTACATCTGCATGCGCTTTCTTAAATAGCTCGGTGTGCCCGTCATGCCATGGCTGCCAACGACCAAGCATTTCTGCTGTGGGCTTCTTCCAATCAAACATTATATTCTTCCTTTAGCACTCTTGCTATTTCTTCGATCGCTTCTTCTGTTTCAAACTTATCCACGCGAATATCCCAGTCCTTGGGATTCTCGAAGATCTTGTTTGTGTCTTCAAATCGCCCGGTGGTAATAGTGTCCATCCAAATAGTAATATCCGCGTCAAACTCTTTACGGGTTTCACACGTAGGGCACACGAAGTCACAGATAACTGTTCGCCCCCGCTTGTGTTCGAAGTTAGCGAAGGTGTTCATACGTTCCGCCTGCCGGCGGCGACCAGGACCACTGAAGTCCCAGTCGTTCGCCATGTTACGAATACTGTCTGCGTTGTACCACGCACACTCTAGCTGTTTCTGTAGTCGCTGGGCTAGATAGGTCTTACCACTGCCTGGTAGACCGCAGATCAAGATTTTCATTATTTTTTATTTTCAAGCGCGCGCGCTGCATTCTCTAATATTGAATCTAATATCATACTTGCATGGTCTTGTAAATCAGTATTTGAATCACTCAATTCATCGTCAGGGGATGATACGACGTCAAAGTTAAATGTCATATATTCTTCATCATCTGACACTTTAAGTTTAGTGAACTTGAGAATCGTTTCAGTAAAAGCTCCAGATAGAATACGAATATCCCAATTTTCACCTTCTGAGGGAACAAGTTCATAATCTACGTTTTCATTAAGCAACGGTTTACCTTCTAAATCAAATGCGCTCATACTAAATGCCCTCTATCGTTGTAGCCAGGATATTTTAAATCTGGCAGAATTTTTTCTACGTTAAATTGTATATGGTGTAAATATCGTTTTTCCATATCATTAAAAGCGTCTCTAGAATGCATGCTAAACGTTTGTTCACTAATAACCACATCTCCATCTTCCCATTGGTGAGAATACACGAATTGTGGTTGAGTCAGATATTGTAAAAGCTCATCAGCGATTTCTAAAGATTTTTCTTCGCTCATACCTTCAATGCAACCGACTTGCAATGGGGAAAAGAAAAATGATTTATCCCCAAAATCGTTTTCTACGATAATATTGTCCCATATACCCATATTTTTTATGATAAGATTTTCTTCGATGCGCCATGCATGAGTGCTCCTATCGCTATCTTGTTGGTATCGTGTATTATAATGGGAAACCCTTAATCCGCCATAGAAATTCTTTTCTTCTTCAGAAAGGGCATTATATGCAAGAAAATTATTGGTAAAATTTGTTACTGATCCAGTAGTATCAGTAATGCCATACAGCCAAACACAAGGTCTTCTATCAGGATGCCCAATCCTATCACTGTGCCATTTTAATTCAGTTTTATGACTAAAATGTCCAGGTCCACCATTTGTACCAGGTTTTGCTGTAACTCTTAAAATTCCCGGATATTCTTTAATAAAGATATCCTGTTGATCGGACGGTAGATTATCCCAATATTCGGCAACATCTGCAAAATCATAACTACCAAATGATCCACAAAAGTCTAACTCCTCTCTGGGAGTTAGCTTTTGATTTTTCCACACAACAACAACGTTTTTGCGCAACAATTCAAGTGCTTCAAGCTTATCTTCTAAAGACATATCCTGAATTCGGTTATGTATTCTAACAACCCAACCATTTTCCAAAAACGAATATTCTAATGCCAATTGTTATTCCTCGCTTTCTAGTACAATATCATCCATATTAACAAGAGACTCATGTCCAATTTGATATTGTTTTTTCAAGAATTCTTTAAAGTCGGTGTTCTCAAAGATAGGTTTCCAGAATTCTTCTGTTAGTGTATCCTTTGCACGATATTTAGTATCTACCAATTCGCCTGTTTCTTGATCTACATGACAGAACCATCCATTCGACGGTTTAGCAGCATAGTTACCAGCAAGAGCAACATCAAGAAGACCTGACCATTTCTCTACGCCACCTTCCCATGATACCGAAATAGGGATCTTGGACTTTTCTTTAACAAAGCGAGACTTCTCAACATTGATAACAAAGTGATAACCTTTAATCTCAGTACCAACTTTATCTTGTTGACGACCGAGGATCCAGATATTATCTGCAGAGTAATAAATCCCAGTGCCACCAGATACAATAGCTTTAGGAAACAGCCCAATTTCTTGATATGTATGGTTAATAGCCAACATAGGAATATTCTTCATAGCAAGATATGGTGTTGCCATACGGAACAAACCTTTCAATGCTTTGGCTCGTGACATATCTGCTACTGACTTTTCATTCAGAGCATCTTCCATTTCTTTCTTCGATGCAAGGTTACCAATAGAGTCAATAACAACAATTACATTATCCTTACGATCAAGTTGCTCGAGCTGGCCAATAAGATCAAACTTAAGTTCTTCAACATTCATAATAGGAGTATGAAGAACCCGAGCAGGATCAATACCAAACTGCTTGAAGTATGACTGAGGTGAGCCAAATTCTGAGTCATAGAATAGAATCACTGCATCATCGTATTTCTTTAGATATGCACCTGCCATAAGAAGAGCAAATGAAGTCTTAAAGTGCTTTGAAGGGCCAGCGAGAACAGTAAGTCCAGGAGTAAGACCTCCATCTGGATCACCTGATAGTGCAACGTTCACCATCGGAACGTCAGTTTGCACCATATCTTTTTCATTGAAGAACTTTGACTCAGACAATACTTCAGTCGTCTTAAGCTTAGAGTTCTTTTTCAATCTGTCCATAATTGAAGACATTAAATAAATTCCCATTCGATATTTGTTTCATTAAACAGATCCATAGACATTTTCCATGAGTCAGCCCAACGTGGATCATCAGGATTACCTTGCATGACTACACGTTTTATTCCAGTTTGAATTAAACCAAGTGCACACCTGTTGCAGCAAGGCAATCCCGATACGTACATTGTAGCACCATCAAGTGATACTCCATTATATGTAGCGTTGTAAATAGCATTCATTTCTGCATGAACGATTAATTCATATTTAAGTTCACGATTATTATAGCGATAATCAGCATCATCTATACCACGAGGAAAGCCATTATAACCAGTGCATAAGACTTGGCCTTTATCGCTAACCGCCACTGCACCTACCTGTGTTGATGGATCTTTAGACCAGGAACTAACCTGTTGTGCCATCTTAATATAGCGAAGATCCCATTTGCGAGACATATCTTTTCCTAATGTTGTGGATGATTAATTATAACAAAGTTATCCGCCAATGTAAACATCCATTTCTGGACGATACCAAACTTTTTGATTATGAATACGACCAAGCAGGTTATAAATTTGCGATGTTTCTTCTGATAGCTCTAGAATCTTTTTAGCAGTGCTAGGAGTCTGACACAGCCCCGATAGTTCAGCAAGACGAGTATATAGTGCCTTCTCAATATGTGAGATATCATTTACAGTAAGAGTGAAGTTTGTATTAGGTTTCATCGGGTTTCTTTTTCCTTTTGTGCTCTTAAGGCCGCAAGAATATAAAGCCTATGTTGTCTGTATTCTTGTACAACTTGCGCGAATGTCTTTGTCATGCTAGTAGCTCCGTTAGTGAGTGTGTACTATTATTTACTTTCTTTTGATATGCAACAGGCCTCCAAATATCTGGATACATAGGCGTATCATCTTCGTTCATCATATAATAACCAGAAGCATTAGTAAGACCACGACCTGAACGGTCAAGGTTATTCAAAAATCTAACATAGATGCATAATGTATCTTCATGTGCAACAGCATTAGTACCTAGGCGTTCAGTAAGATTTGCTAATGCCGCGTCATGATATTCGTGTTCGCTCATGCCCTTAGGTCTGCGAAACATTTGCTCGATTGCCTGTCTTGCATTATTGCCACAATACAAACTAGAATTTGGATCAACATACTGTGGATGGTACGTAGCGATGTCAGCAATCATTTGTGCATAAGGAAAGTTCCAGCGACGTACACCTCTATCAATATTCTTTTGATTAAGCCTGTCAGTCAATTTCTTTTGATCTAAAGGCGCGGCGTTATTCATAGCAAGATTTTCTTCTAACCAGCCAGTCAATTCCTTCATCAACTCTAGACCAAAGGTAGTAATGTGCTGTGTCAGATTCAAGCCCTTTATCGGTGTAGGATTTTGGTTTCCGATAGTAGAAAACATTTTGCGGTCTGCGGCTTTCCATTCCTTCATAAGGTTAGCCATTTCATCTGCAGTCTCATATAACCCAAAATGCGTTACCACTGAATGGTGATAACCGTGCCAATCCTTGCCAGCATAAAACCCTGAACCAGTACTACGATGAACGTAGTAGGCATAAACGTGTTCTAATAAAGACCACTTATCTGTCACATATTTTTTAACGCGTTCTTGCACGGCTACTGGTCGCTTCTTAAATACTCGCTGATCAGTGCCGTAATTTAAATCCTGATTGACATTATTGAAACCTTCATACGTACGAGATACACAATTGTAAGCAGGAATGTTTTGCATCAGCGGGTCGTTGACATGCTTATTGGCCTCAGGGCCAAGATAATCTAGGTCGCCGATTAGACAGTTCTCTTCTAGCCAAGCGGACTTTGGCCAGAAGTAATTTACGTAACAATCATAGTTTGGTCTTGTTTCAAGTGCTGTCATGACATGAATATCTCCAGTGGGTCGTGTGTTAGCTCACCCCAATTCTTCCTACGATACTTCATAGGATTTAGGTGAACCGATTGTGGTCGTTCCATGTTTCCAGTTGCATAGATTTCTGGATCCATATCGTACCATTGGTTAGGACATTTGACAATGCTCATGCCAAGATCAGTCATGCATCGCTCCATAAGCTTGACTACAGCAGAACGTTCTTCTCTAGAACCCGTAAATGGGCGCTTGTCATAGTATCCAGTCTTTGGCAACTTGCGACCTTCAAACTCGATAGGCCATGGCAATCCATACTCTACTTCAAGACCAGTGCTTTTACCAAAATCGTTAAGGCTACTTATCATGGTCTCAACATCAGCATTGAGACGAACAATATGATGGCGAATATCAATATTACCAAGTGATATAGTTAAGCCTTTATGATAAGATTTAATATGAGAACGAATATATTCAAAATCCGTATTAATTTGATTATTTAGAGTAGTTCCATCTTGTTTGACAGTTGAACTATTTAAAGGTGCATAGGCACACGTGTGACTATCACCAATAGCTAACCATTCATGCTTAAGATCAGAACCTACTATGCTTTTTGCTTCAGACAGTTTTTGAGTAATGGCATCACACCAGCCCTTATCTTCTACGTCTTTTCTCTTTTTTAGCTGTTCACCATAAGCAACAGGAGGACCATCTAGAAAAGTAATATTTTCTGCATTAAGAAAATTATCTACGCTTGATTTCAGAAAGTCATTAAACCCACCCATAAGATTAATTGTACCACCAAAGTTAGCGCCAGGTAATACGTAAATATCCTTATGAAATGAATTTTTATGGTCTAAATCAATCTCAAGGTTCTCTGACCACGTACGAGCATAGCCAAAGCTGTGGCTCGTTTCTTTTTTAGGTATTTTAGCAAATGTTCCAACTATCCTTGCCATAATATAAATCCCCTTAAACTACTAAATTAAAATGTCTTTCATATACATGCAAGTTCATTACTTGCCAGATCAGGTCACCTTTTGTAAGTTCATAACCTTCTTCATTTAGATTATCAATAGCACGATCCATAAGATGTTGTGCCCAAGCGTAATCATTCTTATAGCCAAATACTACATCATTAGAACGCATTTGCGATACCATATGCAGTTTATTATCACGAATATAAAATGTTTGAGCATTAGTACAGATAAAATCAGATTTACCATTTTCGTTGTACTCAGCCCAAATAGAGGGACGATTATAAATCATCTGAGCACGCCGGCTATCTGGATTCGCAATCAACTCGGCAATGGCGTTATAGTACTGATTATAAAACTTTGGAGAGTCTACAAGATATCCGTAGTTTGAATTGATATTACCATACTTATCTGCTGAATACTTCCAAGCAGCAGGAGCATCAGCACCGGACTCTGTGTTAATATCGTAGATGTTAGTAGACTGAGACTCGTACCAAGCAATCTCTTTATCAATGTATTCTTGATTAGGAATGCCGAAGATGGATGGTTCATCGGCGATGAATGATGCACCTAGCATCTCAATAGTCTTGGCACCAGTTTTATCAATGGTATATCGCTGGGCGTCCAGTTCGTCAAAGAAGTGGTCACGAATATCAGTCACTTTTAGCATTATCAGCTACTCTCTTTCTAAGTCCAGATGATGAAAATCTATGGTTCCGTTTGTTGAAGTGGAACTCAATACCTATTTTACGACAAATATCTTTGCCTGTAAACTCTTTTTCTTTATATTCTTCTCCTAGAATACGAATATTAATTGGATACATTTCTAGAATATCTAGGAGATCTTGTTCAGAATGATATACTACAATCTCATCAACATATTTCACTGCCGATAGTTGTGCGTATCTTTCTACAATAGTCTGAACGGGTTTATTCTTCTCAGGTCTATCGTAACTCGGATCGACCTGTAGTCCGCAAATAAGATAATCACATTGAGCCTTGGCTTCGCGCAGCATCATAATATGCCCGGCGTGAAGCAAGTCAAATGTGCTACAAGTAAATCCAACTTTCATGTTTATCCTATTTTTTACGTCTACGTTTTTTATTAACTGTTCGACGAACATCAAAAACTATTTTAAATAGTGGAAGAATTTCAATTCTAAACCAGCCTAGTCTAAAATTAAGTCTCATTTTTTTCCACTTGCCTTATATTTGATCGGCTTAAGAGCCTTTGCTTTTTTCTTTAAGCTTTTGTTTTCACGAATTGCACCAGATTTAGTTTTTACTAGTCTAGATTGTTTTGCCATGTTCATACCTTTTTATAAGCATATTCCAAGGCTCTGTCAGCCTCGATTTCAATTGGTCGGTTTTCATACCAACCACCATTTTCCATATCAAATTGCTTACATAGTTCAGCGATTTGAGAAGCTTGAATAGGATATTCCTTATCAATTGCTCTAGCCGATATTGCTACCATGATTTGATACATCTTATGATACCAACCGGTTTCGGTAATAGTAGAATATTCAGCAGCAAGCTTCTTAGGCCAAAACGGGCAATCATGATAACTTGACCAAATAATGTTGGTATTTTGCATCATCGACTTACGATGATTGACTACTTGTTCTACGAGTTCAGGAGGTAGTCGATCGAGAAACGTGTTACCACTCTTAGCCCTATCTACGTAGGGGTAACGGGCAAGAAGATTGTCAACATCAATAGGATTGCCACTCCCACTGAATATAAAATTATCAGCCTCGTCATATGTTGCAGGGATGTAATACATTCGGCTGAGGTCTTTACATTGTTTATCTCCTGACTCGTCAAGGTGAGATTGGAGTGCGAACCAAAAGTGTTTGATTTCTGCCACTGGTATATGGCGATCAAGTTCGAATACGAGTCGGAACTTTTTCTTAGTAGGGCGACTGCTTGCAGTGCTGTAGCAAACAAAGCGCCAATCACCAGCAAGTTTACGTACAAAATCATTTAGGTTTCCATCAATCTCAATGTCATCAACGTCAACAGCTGCCCAACCTGCCCAAGCAACAACATTCTTATTGGCTCGAGTAGTATCTGGTTTATATATAGCTGGCGAAAATAATTCAGCATCTACTTTTCCTTTCTTAGGTTGCTTAGACAATTCATACAGGAGTTTCTCTAGCTCGTCAAAGCTAGAGAAATCCATTCGCCGATGAGTTTTGTTGTCATAGGCATATCTTTGTTGTTCTTCCCACCAGCGAGGTGGTTTAAACAGCGTTAGGGATAGCACCGTGATTATCCTTATGTGTTGGTGGTGTCCATCCAGATGGCTTAAGAAGATCTGGAAGTCCAAATGGGTTTGGCCGGCCAGGCTTTACACCAGGCGATTTTGTCATATTCGCTTCGTATACACGATCCCATGCTTCATTAGGATCTACGCCGAATACATCTAGTGTTCCAATCGCAAAGACGCAAAGGTCAATCAGGCCATCAACAACTTCTTCAGCATCACGGTCAAAGAGTGCAGCATCAATAGTTTCATTCATTTCTTCCATACACATTTTAAGACGGAAGCGTAGATACTTCTGCATAAGTTCTTTATCGTGTTTATTCTTTTCCATCCAATCAGTAACACCAAACTTGTGGTGCATCATGCGGATATCATTAGGCCAGTCGCTCATATTATACTCCAATTGTTAACTTCATTATTATACTTCATATTTCTTATTTTGTAAATGTATTAATTCATCATACCACGCGTTCATATCAAACAAGTTGATAACCTTATCTGTTTTGTTAGCAGATACATTTATTGTTATTTTATTTGTATCACGGAGAATTTTTTGGCCGCAAATTACAACATCATCATTTATAACATCTTCAAATTTTATATCCTGATGGATTGGGAATCCATAAATGTTATTATTATGTTCAGCATTTTTATCATAACAGTAATAAAAATGATCTTTAAAATTATTATAATCAATCGTTATTGATTTGCTAGATTGGACACCGTATTCCTTAGAAGTTTCAGCTATAACAGTACTAAATAATTGATCTTTGAAATTATTCCTACTTAATCTAATAACATAAAAATTTTCTTCTATTAACATGCATTTAAATTTTTCAATATCGTCTAAATTTAAATTATTTGCTATATCGGTATGCAGAACTTTAAAAACAACATTATCATTAGATCTTGCTTTTTTTCTACAATAATTAATATACATGTTTATTTTTTCAGTATCTTCTGGTTTCATATATGTAAACAATTCTTCAAATAAGAAATTGCTGTCCTGCGATAGCAATTTCTGTAGATTTGATGATGCTGTTCTAGGATTAGCATATATTAATATGTTTTTTGGTATCATCCGAAAATATCATCCATTGTAATTTTCTCTTCAGCACTCCAGCCGATAGCATCCAGAATTGGCTCAAGTGGATCTAGGAATGTTTTTTGAAACTGAAGGTCATAATTGACATGCTTATGTAGCTTCAATTCTTCAGGCAAATACTCTGGAAATGCAATGACATTCTCTTTGACTGGATTAGGCATCTTAAGATAACAGAATTTTACTTTCTCACCAGCCTTAATAGTTTCATATGTTGAAGACAACCCGTTTATCTTTAGATGGTGATTATAAAGCAAGCTCCCACGTACGTGAATGGGCGTGCCTTTTGCATAGACGGTTTTACGACGTTCCCATTTCTTAAGATCACTTACTCCACGAGGGAAGGCAACTTTCTCGGGAGGAAGCTGTTTAAAGTCTTTCTTAAACCTTGCAATAAAGTCTTGAGTACCATGACGATCGCCAGTAAGCATCATCTTAAACGCCGCCTTAAACTTGTCACGAACAACCTCAGGAGTAGAAGACTTGATAGCTTCAATGCCCATAATCTTCATCTTAGGCTCTGCGTATTGCACACCTTCAGAGTTATGAACATTGAGAATGTATCGTTTCTTAGCAGTCCAAATACCACGGTCAGCAATAACCTCACGTGCCATAACCATACGTTTGTCAAATGCGTTCATGTGATCATACAAGTTGTCATATGATTTCTCTAGCAATGGGATGAAATGTTCTTCACAAATCTTATCAAGTGCTTTGACCGGATCTTCAGGTTTAAGCTTTTTAACAAACGCGCCAAAGTTAACATAAACCGAGTCAGTATCGATAGCAATAACATAATCACGGTCGTTAGTCTGAAGAATACGGTTCATCTCAGCATTGATAGCACGTTCTGCCCATTGGATAGTAAGCTGACCTGACAGTGTGATGCCTTCTGCCATACGCATATCAAAGTAACGGAAATACTTATTACCCAAAGCTCCATACAAAGAGTTAAGAAGAATTTTAATAGCCATCTGACGGTTTTCAAGCTGGTTAATTTGCCGTTCGAGTTCTACTGTTTTATTCTTTTGATACTCTTGTTCACGCGCAAGCATTTCTTTCTTGACAGCTTTACGTTCACTATAGTAATCGACAATAAGCTTAGGCAAGAATCCTTGCTTATCTTTACGATATGAAGATCCGTTAATAGCAACAGCGACATTCATATCTCTAGCGCGAGGATCAACTGGCGTGTTCATATAATGCTCAACGCCTTCTTGGAAACGACCTTCCATAGATGTGACCAAAGTCTCGGGTGACATATTATATTGAACAATCAAGTTAGGATACAGCGAGTTAAGGTCAAATGATACGACCCAATCGTGTGCTCCAACATGAGGTTCTTTCACGTATCCGCCTGGATAGGGGTTCTTAACCTTTGGATCATTCGGCGGAACTGCGATCTTGGATTTACTCAACTCACGGTAAATGATTGAGTCCCAGATTGCAGTGGTTCCCATTGTGTCTTGATAGTTAACACCTCCACGATATGCCATAGTCATAGCAAGTGTAATAAGATCCATCTTTTCGTCAATACGTTCCACAAGCATAACGTCTTTGATGTTATAATCGATATAAAGCTGATAGTTTTCTTTATAAAGGTTTTGTAGGTTACCATATTCTTCATATGATAGCTTACGTTCTCCAAGAACTACATATGCAATATGATCAAGTTTATATGACTCTTGAGCGCCGTATGAATAACCAAACTTTTTAAACAGCTCGATGTAGTCCATCTGAGTAATACCTTTGATATCAAAAGCACACTGTGGTGAACCATTTACGGTAATTTCTTGGCGATCTACCATATTCCATGGAGAGAAAGCTTTAACCGCTTCTTCAGCACCGAGTCGAGCAATGCGATTTAAAATATAAGGAACGTCGAAGAATCTGATATTCCAGCCTGTAATAATGTCTGGGTAATTGTCTTTCCAGAACTTGATATACATCGCAAGCATTTCTACTTCGCTTTTACCACGATGCTCTTGGACAATCACGTCTTTCAGGATAGATTTATCTTTATCCCAGTCACCGAAGTGGAAAACGTGATATACGGCAGACTTACTTGACTTATGCGTAATAGCTGTGATAGGATGTGCAGCTTCATCAGGAAGAGGGAAACCATCTTCAGAATGGACTTCGATATCGATATTAGCGACATTGACCATTGAGCGGTCAAATTTAATATCACCTGGAAACTTATCAGTAATAAACTGATGAATGAAATTGGACGTGCCATATACTTCAGCGTTATCAATTTCTTCATAACGCTTACAAAAGTCAAGTGCTTCGGACATAGAGTCAAACTTGACAGGAGCAACTGGTCGACCTTGTAGGGTTTTCCAGCCGGTGTCTATCTGAGACGTGACATACATTGTGGGTTTAAATTTGTATCGGTGTTCAACAGCAGTGCCGTTGTCAGTGTATCCACGATATAGGATACTATTCCCATAACGGGAAACGTTTGTGTAAAAGCTCATATTACCTCCATAATCTAAAATATAGTATCACAGTTTGAGGTTATTGTACACCCCCATCGTAAGAGCCAAATGCCCAATATCTTTCTTTGCACCACCAGCATTCTTTACAAGGAGACGCTGAACTTATAACACAACTAGATGTCATATTAGATAAGTCTTTTAAACCAAAATGGTTATATTGAGCTGCTATGAATTTTTTATTAACTGTGGCAAAGGGAAAAACAAATTCTATACCAGGTTGTTTAGTCATTGCAATTAGCTCTTCCTCATTTGGATCATACGATCCGGTAGGTCGAGGAAGTCCTGGCATGCCGCGAGTAGTTCCATCTAAAACGGTATCACAACCGATAATATTAAATAAGTATTTTCTGGCTTCTCTAAGATAAGTGTTTTTACTTTCGGTGTCAATATCCGTTTGGTGATAGGTATGTAAGTACGGATTTTGAATACTTTTTCCTATAGGCAAGTCTTGGATATATTTTACAACATCCTTTCCGATATTGTGAACTTTGCAATTGGGCGCAGCTGCATCGTATGATATAGTTGGCCAAATTTTTACTTCATTCAATTGATCCCTACTATGTATCATAAGAGCCGTACAATACAAAATTAAGGCGGAATCAGCTCCGCCTGAAACGTGAATTCCAATATTTTTCCAATGAGCTGGAAATTTTTCAAAGAAGTCTACTACAACCCCATCATATTCTAAAATCATCTAATCACTCCTACCAAATGGTATCTAGTTTCGCTGGATGCATTAAATGCGGTATGCATTTTAGATGTATCTGTCATATACCATTGATTTTGTTTTAGGTGCTTAATCTCATCATCGATTACCATAAAGCACCCCTCTTGCGTTTTTATTGGAAAATGTATTCTTTTACTAAAGTCGGTATGCCAGGATAAACATGTATGAGGTTTAGATTTCATAATTCTAACCCTTCCTAAACTATATTTTTCAGAAAGAGCATTATATATTTTCTCAAATGATGTGCCTTTAAATATAGCACATAATTCAGTAAAATCTTTTTCGTGTAACCTGTTTGGTTTTGGCGTTTTAATTTTTTCGCCATTATCACATAATACCCAATCCCATACCATGCTTCCCACGCCAATCTGACAATTGTCTTCATATCCAACAGGATAATTTAAGCACACATTATCATATTCACATATGGACTTTAATTCTTCTAGAAGATTTTCATATACTGGAAGGTCGTATAATTCTTCAAAGTTTGCCATTATTAAAATACCTATTCATATCGTTATGCCTCTCAACAATATTCATGAGTTCTTCTTGAGCTGCTACTGCTGTATCAAACTCAAAACCGTCATTGACGTGATTAATAATTGTCCAGAATTGTTCTTTATCCATAGAAGTCATGCAATATATTGACATTGCCGCCATCATGAAATCAAATTCGGTTAGGTCGCCGTAAAGATCGTCTTCGTTCTCTTTAGCCATAAAAAATACCTCCGTATTGCTACAGAGGTATTTATTATATTTTACTTAATCTTTTGTAGAAACGAATGAATACATCTCTTTGGCTTTTGCCATTAGATCTTCAGTGGAATACATCTTATAAGCTTCTTTCAACTTATCTTCAATGTCCGTACGAGCTTTGTTGCCTTCAGCAACCATGTTTTCATAGAACTGGATGTTCATATGATATTGCTGATCCAAATATTCTTTGGCTAGTTGCAACATATCTGCACGGATTTCGAATGGATTCTTATTGCTCATTTTGTCACCTTTGCCATAGCTTCACCTACTGCATTGGCAAATGCGTTGGTTTGCTTCATTACATCTTTTGTATATTCTGTTTGTGTTTTAATGAAGTCATTAAGCGGTTTGCTAATCGCCTCATCTTTAACCCATGTGTCAACCCAAGTTTTCTTTGCGTTTTGGATTGTGTCAATAAACATGTTTGTCATATAATCGTTATTCATTTTCTTCTCCTGTGTGTGTTATCCAGAAATGTATATTCCATTAGGTCTATACCAGTTTTTCTGATTGTGTAAACTACCAAGTAAACTAATTACCTTACGAATTTCATTATCAATTTGACGAACTGGTTCCAATTGGCTTTCAGGAATAATAGTACTTTCAACGTGTGTTTTTCTACGTTCCTGTAATCTACCGATATAGTGATTTAAAGCCTCTTCAATTAAATAAACATCATTAACAGTTAAGTTAAAACTTGTATTAGGCTTTACCATTTCATCTTCTAGTATGTAAATCCTAGCCACTTGTGGCTAGGACTTTTTTATGAGCGATTAAGCTCTTTTAAACATTGTCTGGCTTCTTCGACGTACCCAAGTCTCGTAAGTTCTGTTGCAGCTCGGTAATATCCGATTTTATAGAAACTACGATTAACTTTTGCAAAAAGATCATTAAACCAAGACCCAATACTAGTAGTAGTGTTAAGCACCATAACATTCATCAGATCCACCCTTTCAAGTTCGGGTTAATCTCTAATTTATAGGATCTTTTATGATCTTTATCACCTCTTGCTAAAGCGTGAATATCACCTCTAGAAATACCAATATCGTTTAACTCTCTATCGGATAGTTTGTATAACGAGTTTTCGGTAATTCTAATATCTTTTAGTTCTTTAATCTTCTGTAAGAAACTGTTTAGTTTGTGTATTAAGTGTGTCATTTGAGACCTCGTTGTTTCCAATTGAAATTTTACGAGGACGCTGATCTTCTGGGACTACATACTTCAACTCAATTGCTAGTATGCCGTCTTGAATATCTGCTCCGTGCACTTGCACGTGTTCAGACAATCTAAAGGTGCGTTTGAATTTCTTCGTAGAAATACCACGGTGAATATACTCGCGACCTTTGGAAACATGATCACCTGTTACGGTAAGGGTTCTATCGTGTAGCTCAATATCGATACCATCTTTACTGAAACCAGCTACTGCCAGTTCAATTAGATAATCCGATTCACCTGTTTTAAGGATATTATGAGGAGGATAGTTATCGTAGGCATGCTTTGTAACGTGATCAAGTTCTTTAAAGAGGTGATCAAATCCTACAAAGGCTGCAGGTGGAAATGAAGTTGTGTTGATTCGTCTGCTTGTCATTGTGTTCTCCTTTTTCAAGCAAGAATATTAAGAGCCAGGTTCTCCTGCGCTCAAGTGTATTTATCCTAAAAGGCAAAAATAAGCTATACCATTACAGAATACCTGGTATTACCTTTTAGGATAAAATTATTTATTACCGATGTTATATTTCGGGCAGAGTTCCCATTGCTCTTTTTCTTTGAATGGGATAATTTTAATTTGACGAAGAGGCGCCAATTGTAATGTATCACCCTTTTTAGCAAACTGAATTAGCCCCCAGTCACTTAAAAGCATAGCAATACTATTTCTACGTTGGATATCATTTACTTCAAGATTGGATTTTTTACCATCGAGAAGAAATAACTCTTTAAAATGCACAATAAAATACCTACCCTGCTTATGCAAGATATGGCAAGATTGATACAATTTCTTATCTTTACGGGATGCTACACCGATTCGTGTTAGTGTTTCTCTAACCTTTAGGAAGTCATCGGGTTCATTCAATGTAACTTCAAGCATGTCAGATGGTGTCCATTGGACATTATTTTTTTGTTCTACCACCTTTGTTCACCTTTTCTCTCAAATTCATTATTTGGTCGGATGAGAGAAGGGGCAAAACTTGTCGGGCTTTTTCATTACTATAGCCATAATATTCTTTTACCACTTCAACATCATTAACCAATTCAGGTTTATTCCATTTAGAAAAGCGTTTTCGCTTTCTGACAATATTTATGAGAAAATGATATTGTAGTTTTTTGTCTAAACTGGCATGTTTATTCATCTCATTGACCATTAATACGGTATCATTAAAGTATGAGAGTGAACGATTTACAGTAAAAGGAATGTATGCCTTTTCTGCCAAATCATCTATCATTAAATCTTGTTTAGTGGTATTAATAGAGTTCACATATTCAAATGGGTTCATTATCTAATTCCTTTTGTATAAGGTGAGATATCTCATCAGTTATACAAATTTTGTTTCCATCATTATCAAAAGCCCACATCCATATATCAGCAGGTTTAAGATTATTCTCTAGGCAATACTGTGCCTGAATAGGTTTCGCGTGACGAGTTATATAGTTGCAATCAAAAAGAGGAAGGATATTTTTGGCTACTTCTGTTGCAAATATATTGTAATAACTATATCCAAAATGTTCTGATATAGGAACAGTTAATGTCATCGGCAGACTATCCGAAAACACTATACCCGACCTGATACCACCTAAAAGAAAATTCTTACTCATACTGAATGCAACAGCATCAAATACTTCTAGGCTTGTGTCAAGTGTATCGAATGTAGTTCCATAAAAAGCGCAATCTAAAAAGATCTTAGATCCATTATTTTGACATATGGAAATAAGATCTTTTAGCCATGGAGTAATACCACCTTCGTGATTAGGTTGACTAACTATAACATAACTGTTTGGCTCAATCAAATCCAATCTAGCGCTACTGATACCTACGTTATTATACGACATACAGAGCACTTTGTAAAATTTATAATCAGTATCAAACCAGTATATTTTATCATACTTGTTATATACATGTGCTAACTGGTGCGTTAAAGCCTCATGGATGCCATTAGTAATTGCCCACTCTTTTTTATTTTCAGCACCTGAAAACTTTGATATCCATTCAACCCAAGCTTCTTTACACTCAACTAAATCGTCAAAATTGCCTTTATTTTTTATAGGTGTTTTTGCCAAAACCTCAGAGATTTGGTATGGTAAAAAACTATACACCGTCATATCAGTTCTTTCAATCTAGGAGCAAGTGTAGGACTAATCTTTGAAAGCCATTCGTTAATTTCATATAAAGCATATGGTTTAAGATCATCGGTCCTGCGGCGCATATATTTAAAATCAAACATAATAACTTTACCGTCAAGCTTAGTCATATTCGATAACGCGCCATTCAATTTATACACATCAATCTCTTTGAAATACTTATATATCTCAACTATTTGATCTTCAATATCCGGTATGTCATCATAACCTTGAATTAAAAGATCCGGACCGTAATATTCTTGAGTAACGGATTTCTCATTCACATTAATTTCAACGAGTTTTGGCACCCAAGGCAAACCATGCAATTGTATTTGACTAGCGACTTCAGCTTCCCATTTCTGATTTATATATTCAGGCGTTTGTATAGTCTGTTCTCCCGAAACAGTAATGTTATCGGGATTATAGTATTTTTTTATAAATCTTCTGTCTTCGCTTAAATAAACCGAAGCAACTCTTCCAATGTTAGGATCCGGATGTACAAACCTATCCCATTTCATCACATTCGATACCACCATCAATAGAAGGCCACATAACGCGTTCAATTCTCTCTTCAAGTTTTTGTTTAGTAAGAGCTGTAGATTCCCCCTTCTGAACATTAACGGTATCAAAGTAAAGCTGAGGGACTGTTTTATAACCTTGTTTTTTAAACCATTCCATAGCAGTATCACTATTAGAAATGTTAACCTCTTGATAAGAGAAACCCCACTTTTCAAGGTTCTTCTTTAGGTTCTTACAGTAAAAGCATTCATCTTTAGTATAAATTGTTAGCATATTATCTCCTAAAATGATGTTACTGCGTCTACCAGAATTTGAAGACGCATAGTGTCCATAGCAATATCATGACGAGGATCGTGAGCAATAAAGTGTTCAGCCAAATCATCTGGAACAAAGTTGTTTTTGATATAGCCAGTAATAGCTAGACCTTCGATGTAACTGATTGTATCACGAACATCCCACCACGCATATGGCTCTGGGTTACCAGTTGCTTTCATAAGAGAAGTCATAAACACCGGATCAAATGTATTTCGGCGTGTATATGTTAATCCGGGATAATCCGGCATATTTTCTCTATAAAACGAATACAGTTCAGAGATAGGTCGGTCAAGTGATGGGTTAGGAGCAATAGACTTTTGGGCTTCTTTACTCTGATTACCCCACCACTCAACGGTATCTTTACAAATTGTACGGCCGTAATTTTTAACCTGATCTACAACATCAAACTTCATAAACTTGGCATTATCAACCAACTCGTTATATGTATACGGATTTGATGTAAAACGTTTAGGGTCGAAGTTAAGCATAGCAAAGGATACTACTACACCGTTAACTGGATCCTGTGACATGGTCTCAAAGTCATAGATTGTATTCATTGGATTTGTACCTCAGACATAATTTCGGTCATACAAGCCACAAGATTGAGTTCATGGTCTGCAACGAATGCTGCTTTATACTGATAGTCAGCAAGGATAAGAACGATTTGTGGAATGCTAGCAGGGGCAACTTTATCGTAAATGCGATCATATACGCCACGAATAATAGCTGTTGTATCAAGATCCATATTGTTTACGATCCATTGCCGCATATTCTTAAAGTCTTTGGCTTTGATGTGATTAAAGAGTTCATCAAATTGTCCAGCAGTTCCTGCCATAGCCGTAGCAATATTAAGTTCACCGCCATTACTATTACGTTGGATTTCATTAATAACACGACGCCAGTCTGGAGTGTATTTCATAATGACTTCTGCAAGATCTTTATCCTGATATGTAACGTTCTCAGTATCAAGAATAGTTTGAAGACGCTTCATCATCTGAGCAGCAAGTGGCGCAGTATCCTTTTTGGTCGTGTTGAATTCGTATACACCACAACGTGAATGAAGTGGTTCAATAATACGGTTCTTAAAGTTACAAGTGAGAATAAAGCGACAGTTATCAGAGAATTGCTCAATAAAACCACGCAACGCAGGTTGTGTGGACTGAGCATTCATATAGTCAGCTTCGTCTAGAATAACAACTTTATATCCACCGGCAAAGCTGACAGTAGAAGCAAACTGTTTAATTTTACCACGAAGCGTATCAATGTTACCTTCTTCAGATCCATTGATTACGATATAGTCAAGACCCAACTCATTACACAAAGCCTTAGCTGCCGTGGTCTTGCCTAATCCAGCAGTACCGGTGAAAAGCATATTCTGCAATTCACCGGTATCTACCATATTCTGAAGTGTCTTCTTGAGTGCCGTAGGCAGAATAGTTTCAGAGATTGTTTTTGGGCGATATTTCTCTACCCATAGAAAGTCTTTAGACATAATAACTCCAATTCAAGGTTTGTTCATTATAATATATTAGGAGTATAATGTAAACTATTATTCCTGTGCTGCAGCCTCTTGGGCGGAGGCTTCTGACATAGCAATGAGTTGAACACATTGGTCACGGAGCTGGCCGATTGTAGTAAGTTCTTCACCGCGGAATCCGCCACGTTGTACAACAGTGTCGATTACTGCCATTGTGCTACGTGCTACTCGTGCAGAGATTTCAATAATTTGTTTGTCCATTTTAGGCTCCGTAAGTTGAGGATTTTTCTAGTGCAATCCAGTAAACGATATCTTGCTCAGTATGAGTAAAGCGAGACATGAGTTTAGATGAAAGCCCGACCTTGTACGTGCCTGGAATGATTTTTAGGTTTGGGATACCAAATACCAATGAGAAGTTTTCATGCTCATACGTTCCAGCAATATCAAGGCTGAATGTATTTGATGTTGGATTTTCTGGGTCAAACACGGTAAGAACCAATGATCCATTAGCCGCAGTAACTGACACAAGAGAATGTCCAAGAGCTGATGCTGCACGTTTGATTTTGTTTAGTGTATCCTGATCAAACTCAAACTCTACTTGGAAGCTATTCATTTCCATAGCTTTATCTAGCATAGTACCATTAGGCGATGTGAGCATATCAGTATCAGTGAAGAAGTATTTAATCTTTGAACGACCAGTTGAGTCAGCAATAACAGCAAACTTTTCTTCAAATTTAACTTGAGGTTCATCAACAAGTGAAAGAACACCCAAGAATTCATTCAAGTCATATACGCCGAATGTAGATGGAAATTCAGCGTCAACAGAAGCAGCAGATAGAATATTACGTGCTTCAGAGATGGTGCAGATACGTGAACCTGCATTGAAAACGATGTTGGAATTAATACCAGCATAGTTCTTAAGGATTTGTGTGGTTGAGTCAGATAGTTTCATAATGTCTCGCTTTCGTTTCGCATTTGTATATTGTACATAATATTAAGCAGATTGTAAACTAAAATCTTTCATCTTTGAAAAGTTTTTATCTTTGTAGAATTCAATCTTGTTTTTGAATTTGCCTTCAAGAATTTCACCCTTATGACTGATAACAAATACATTAGTATCATCGCCTAGTGTATAAAGGATTTTCATAAGGTTATCAACACCATCGTGATCAAGAGATGAATCAAACGTTTCATCAAGAACCAAAAGATTAGTCGCAACGCTATTTTTCATCTTAGCAATTTGACGCCATGTGAATAGAAGCGCCAAGTCAATGCGCTGCTTCTCACCCTCAGAGAATGAGTCATATGAGAAAGCATCACGGTGGCGTGAACGAATAGTCTCTCTAAACTCTTCATCCAAGTTGAAGTGTACAAAGAAGTCAAGGATTTGTAAATACTGATTAACAAGGTTGTTGATAATAGGAATATACTGTTTAATAACTTTAGTTTTAATGCCGGTATCTTTTAGCATCTCTCCCATAACAGCATTATATGACATTTCTTCATTTAGGATAAGTCTGTTTTCCATCAAAGCATTTTGCTCAGATTTCATCTCAGATAATTCTTCATTAGCTCTACCAAGATCGCCTTCACGGGCAGTCAATCTACTAATGTCGGTATTCAACGAAGAAATACTGCTATGAAGTCTATTGATAGTCTGGTTATTGCTATTAATTTCAGATTGACGCTGACGAATAAGTTCATATGCATCTGTAAATTTAGCAATAGATTCTTCAATACCTGAAGCTTCGTCCGCAATCTTATTCAATGCACTTTGAAGTTCAGATGCTTTAGACTTTGCAGCTTGAAGTTTAGTAGCTCTGAGATCTTCTTCAATCGATTGCGTGCATGTAGGGCAATTGTCATTCTCTTCATAGAACTTAGCATCACCTACTACACCTTTAATCTGAGCATTAAATTGTGCTTTATACTGAAGCAACGCTTGACGTTTATCAAGTGCCGCATTTAGTCCAGCTTGCGTTTTTTCGCTTTGTGCTTCAATAAAGGCACTAGCAATACCATTTTCAGATTGGATTTGAGAAATCTCTTCTTCGATAGCTTTGATTTGCGTATGCTTAGAATTGATTTCTTCTTCATTCATCTGAGTGATATCACGAATATACTTCTTCTGAGATTCAACAGAATTCTTTTTCAAATCAAGTTGATATGCAATATCTTTAAGCCGATCTTTGAGGACAGAATTCTTCTCTTTGATAAGTGTATTCATTTTAGAAAACACATTAATATCCAGAAGATCTTCGATAACATCACGACGATGTTGTGCTGGTAACTGCATAAACGGAATAAACGACGAAGAGCCTAGAACAACAATTTGGTGAAAGCTTTTATGATTAAGCTTAATAATATTTTGTTCTAATAGCTTCTGATATTCTTTAGCATGCGAGTCTTGGTTAATCATAATACCATTTTTCCAGATCTCAAATACCTGAGGCTTGATACCACGAACAACCTTATATTGTGATGAACCAACACCAAATTCAATTTCAACCAGACATGCTTTATTATTAATACTATTAACAAGTTGTGGTTTATTGATATTACGGTGAGGCTTGCCAAATAGAACAAATGACATTGCATCCAACATAGTAGATTTACCAGCACCATTCTGACCTACGATCAAAGTGGAACTAGTTTTATTTAATTCAATTTTGGTGAAGGTATCGCCGGTAGACATAAAGTTTTTCCAGCGAAGGGTTTTAAACCTGATCATGCAATTTCCATAGCTTGGGCTTCAGTGAGAAGATTACGCATAGAGACTTTTAGTTTGTCTTTATCCAAATCAGTGTCAACAGCATCCACGTAACTATCAAGTAGCTCAGTCGTTTCTTCGACTGATACTGCTTCATCTTCTACGTTTTCACCTAAGAATTCATTGAAGTTTTCAGCGATCTTGAGTTCGTGGATCTTCTGTGATTGTATTCTATCAATAAACTTGTCAAATGTAAACAGGTCAGTTTTATTAATTACAACCACTTTAACAAACTTACCATCCAAATGCGTGGTATCATACATTTGATAATCCATTTTTGTATCGTCGTAGTTAATACGTTCGAACAATGTATGGGGATTTGTAACAGAGGTTAGTTCACGTGTAGCTGTATCGAGGATATGAAATTTCTTAGGATCATGAGCATCTGACCAAGTAAACTCAAGTTGAGTTCCAAGATATTCTACGTTATCTTGTTGAGATGCTGTATGGAAGTGACCTGAAATAACCTTTTCAAACCGTGAAAAGATTTTATGATCCATACCAGCATGTGCTTGCACGCCTTTAAGAACATCAAATCCCTGAAGTTCTAGGTGACCTCCAAGCCAATCAGCTTTACATGTCTTAATAAACTCAAGAGATTTATCATAGTTTTCGGAACAAACCCATGGCAACAACGCAAGCTTAAATCCATTTAGATTAAGAACAGTAGGATCCATATGGATAGTAACTTCACCCATATAGTGGCCGAGCAACTCTTTCAAAGCATTTAGATCATTAGTATTCTTATAGAATGTATCGTGATTACCTGGAATTACATCCATATGGATGTGGTGTTTTCTCAGATTGGCAAGAAAAGATTTCCTGAACTTATGTAGAGATTTAAAATTAATAAACTTACGATTATCAAACACGTCACCCAAATGAATAATACGCTTAATTCCATTATCAACGAGATAAGGAAAGAAAACATCGTTATAAAAAAGGTCAGCATTATCGGCAAAAATGTCAGAAGAATTCCTAACACCACAATGAGTATCATTAATAATAGCAACTTTAGACATCCAAAATATTCCACTTAGGTTTCCAACCGAGATCTGTAAGCCACTTAATATCAGCTTTAGTGACTACACGTTCCCCTTCAGGATTTTCTTCAATATACTCACCTTCGTATCCATATGCCTTTGCAATATCAGCAACAGAAATAGTTTCACCTGTGCCAATATCAACAGCTTTAAGGAAAGCAAGTGCTTCGAAGTTCTCAAGTAAAAGTTTAATAGCGCTTGAGATATCTTCAACATGAATCATATCACGAAAGTGATTAGCATTGATAAAAGAAACTTCACCTCGTTCAAGCTTTTTATAAAGCATATCATCACGACCTGGCCATATAGTATGGAAACGCATACCGATGGAGCTATAATTTTCAGCTTGAATTTCATTCATCTTTTTAGTCGTGCCATATGGATTAGTCCACCATTCAGCGGCATTAGATGAGGATGCATATAGAACTCTTTTAATCCCACATCGTTCAGCAAACTCCAACATAAGTTTCGTTCCGCCGACATTATTATTGTAATAAAGCTCAGGATCTTCAATAGATGGCCTTACACCAGCTAATGCGGCTAGATGAATAATGCCATCAAAAGGAGTCAAATCAAGTAGCTTATTCCAATCTTCAGCTTTGGTAATATCACTACCTTTGCCAAATTCGCCGCCAAATGGAATAATATCATATCCACGGTCAGTAAGATATTTTGTAAGGTAGGTGCCAACCATACCTTCTTCACCTGTCATCAAAATTCTCATAATTTAGTCTCCAAAAATGGTGCTAAGATCAGAGTCGTTAGAGCTCACCACGCGCTTTTTGCGCAACTTTGCTGCTTTGGCCTCTTCTTTATACTTCACATCAAAGTAAGTATCTTTTTCTTTCAACTGATCAATCTTGCCTTTTAGCTGATCGATGAAAGCATGCCCTGCTTGAATACTGGCTTCATCAGCGCCTTCAACTGCAAAGTCTTCAAATGGGGATTGTGAAATGTATTTCATCTTAATATCTTGTTGCTTCTTTTCCTTTGCAATACGATGCAAGAAAGCATACCAAGAAATTTGTGTAAAATAGGAAAACGCATTAGGCATACCCGTGCGTGTAGGTGCATCAATATTATAGTTATTAATTGCTTTAAGACAATTTTCAACAGCATCCATTACCATCTCATCTCGGTATGTGTATCTGATGAAATTTGCCCTGTGTGAAAGTCCTTCAGCTATTCGTAGAAATGACTGTGCAATGTAGTTAGTCACCTTCGGAATCTCTGTTCCAGCTTCCTTTGCTTCAGTTACACTCTTGACATAGTCAACGACTGCAAGTGAAAACTCTTTATTATTAACGTAGTGTGGTCTATCTTTAGGTTTCATATTATATTCCTAGCATATATTACTGATTATACATCAGCTCTTAGGGTAAGTAAATCAAATTATTTTAATGATATGCGCATTTTTATGTGTACATATCTGGTAATGTGTGTATAATAGAAGTAATACTTCTGGGGGAGGAGAAGTATACTATTAATGCAGCTTATCCTTTGGCTTAAACTTTAGGACTTTATTATTCGTCGGTTCATCATCTTCCGGTACCGCTAATGGATCTTCGTCTTCTTCAGCGCTTTCATCGAAATTAAACTGTGAAATATGTTCATCATACTGATCAATCACTTTTTTATCCGGCTGAACCATACAAATAACTGAATGTGCATTAAGAGCTAATACTTTATTTGGCTCATACAAATGCATCATGAAAGGTTTAAAGGTATAATACCTTATTTGATTCTCAAAATCTTCGTGGGATACTAATGTATAAGCTGATCTGAGAAGTAACGTATGCTCAATTCCATCTTCCTCATCGTATAAAGCTTCAGTCAAATCGCAAAGAATTTCTTCTCCAGTGATAAGCTTCATTTGTTTTACGTTAGCTACCATTAATTATTTTCCTGTTGATTACTTTATATCTATCTCGTAAATTTTGTAGTCAAATTCTTGTTTAGCATACATCTTAACACGTTCTGCTGAGTGTTCTAATGTGTAATTCTTCCTATGTCCCCAATGTAAGTCATCAGCAATATCGTAAAGTTGTGCTATAGATCCGTCGTCTGATTTTCTGAGTCCTCGTCCAATTGATTGGAGAACTCTGATTTGAGACTTGGATGGGGATGCAAATACGATATTATGCAAATTCCTAATATTAATCCCAGTGGAGAAAGTGCCAAGACTAGCAACAATGATAGCATTCTTTTGTCCTTCTACGATCTTACGAATTGCTTCACGGTCACTCGTGGCGGTTTCACCAGATACAAAAAAGATTTTTCTGTTTTCATGGGCTTTGTCTCGAATCATTTCAAACAAAGGTTTACCATGTTTTTCTACAAAATTAAATAGTACGAGAGTATTGCCATCAAGATCCAAAGCGAGATTAGAAATGAGCTTATTACGAGACTCGTTTCGAACAATGAAATCCAGTTCAGCTTGATAATCTTGTTTACCCCAATTTCGACGGATCTCTTCATCATATTTGAGTAAAAGTATAGAGATCTTGAGTTTAGCAAGTGTATCTTCATCTTGAAGTTTCTTTGTTGTTGTTACATTATATATCTTCCCAAAAAGCCCTTGTAATACGAGTTCATGGGTTTGAGAACCGTCAAGTGTACCTGTTGTTCCCCAACGATATTCGGCTTCTTTGCATTTATCCATAATAGTGGTGAGAGACTTTGATTTAAAGCCATGACATTCGTCACCAATGACAGCACCGAATTGTTCAAACCATTTCGGTGGCAGTTTGTAAATTGACTGCCAGGTTGAAATGATAATTTCTTTATCGGTCTCTTTATCTCGTCCAGAATAAATCCTGTGGACGCAGTCTTCGACAGGCATTCCATAATCTGCGAAGTCGTTATACATTTGCTCAACCAGCGAAGTCGTTGGTACAATAACCAAGACTTTCCTGTTTGCCTTCCTAAGAGAAAGTAAATATCTTTGGACGAGTGTGTAGATGATAAGAGACTTGCCAGAGCCCGTTGGTGAAATAAGTACTGCTCTTTTTCTGTGGAGTCCTTCGCAAACTGCGTCAAATTGGTAGTCTCGTATTTCAATTGGTTTACCTCTTGATTGTAACTCTAGTCTATCAACAAATGCTTTAATTTCATTTGGATCAATATCTATTTGACTATCCGGTCGACCATAAAAATTATTATGTTCTACTTCAATAGTATATTTTCTAGGTTTGGAGAATTCAGCTAAGAATGGAAATAATCCAACAGGTAGTTCCATTTTATGAATATTAAATAGTCGGATCTTACCGTCCCAGACTTTATTTTTGTACGCCGGCATAAATTTATAGCCAGGCACAAAAAATGAAAAGAAATCAGTAAGCTCATTGGCAATACCATAATCGCAGGTAATTTCCATAAAAGAGTGGTTTTTATTTTTAACTTTAATGATTTCCATAACAATACTCTATTAAATTATATTCATAGATATATATGTTGGAAATAGGAGATAATATGATCCGTAGCGATAACGAATGGTCACGGTTAAAAAGAGTAATACTTGGTTCAGCCGAAAATTTTAATTTTCCAAAAAATGATCCAGAATACTCTACTTGGGATGAGGCACCTATTGGTCCTGCGTCTCCAATCGCCATACATGAAACTCAAGAAGCTTTAAATTTATTTCAAGCTGAATTAGAAAAATTAGGAGTAGAGGTTATTAGACCAAAGCCTATTGATTATGTAAAAGAAGACGGTTTTGGATGTTATTGCCCTAGAGATACCACATTAGTTATTGGCGATAAAGTAATTCTTACGCCTACTGTATGGCCAAATCGCCGAATTGAATGGAAAGCGATCCGCGCTGCTTTAGGAGACAATGTCACAACTGTTGATGATCCAGCGGCAGTATTTGATGCTGCCAATATAATTAGATGCGGAAAGGATATTTTATATCTAATAAGCTATTCTGGAAATGAAGCTGGAGCGGATTGGCTAGAAAATTATTTGGGACCAGAATATATTGTGCATCGACTAAATGCAGTATATCAGGGAATGCATCTAGATAGTACTATAGTTCCTCTTAGAGATGGTTTAGTCATGTTAAATTCAGAAAGAATTAAAGAATATCAGTTACCAGATTTTATGAAATCTTGGGATAAGATTTGGATAAAACAAGAAGACTTGATTCAACCGAAGGGTTGGGATCATATGACTAGTAATTGGATAGGAATGAATGTTTTAAGCTATGATGAAAATACTATATTCTGCGATTCTAATCAGACCATTCTAAGAAAAAAATTTGATAAATATGGAATAGAAACAATAGGCGTTAATTTGCCGCATGCAAAAATGTTTATGGGTGGTCACCACTGCGTAACATTAGATTTGCAAAGACTATAAATATATAAAAGGAGAAATTAATGACTTATGCCGTAACTAAAATATTTAGAATCAAACCCCAGTATGTGGATGAAATTCCCCACTCGACTATAGAAGAGTTCAAAGCACATGTATTACAACAGGGCGCTAATGGCGAAAGGGGTGAAGATTATTATATCGAACTGTTAAGAGCTGCCAATATCCCTGGTTGGAATGAAAAAGAGGCCGGCTTCATTGCAGCCAGAAGTAATAAAACTGAATCTTTTGATGATGTGACAAAAGAATACACTGTTACCAGAACTTGGGAAAGTTTTGATCAGTGGTATGAATATTCTAGTTGTGTAAACTACGCAAACCTACAGCAAAACCACGAGTACTTAAGTAAGTATTATTTTGCGGAACAGGTTTAACCCCCAGCTTCAAACATGCGCCACTTAATCATATTACCTATGGTTTGGTGGCGCCATTTTATATTATCTACAATTTCCTGTAGTGTCTCTACTAACACTTTTAATTGCTGAATTTCGTCTTCTGATTTCTGAATATCAGTATCAGCATCATAGTAGTAATCCATTTCCCCTTTAAGAACTTTAAGTCCTTTAAACGGATCAAATTCCCAGCCTTTAGCTTCAATTTCTTCTTTAGTCATTTTACCGTTATAGTAAAGCCACTTGTCTTTCAATAGAGTTTTTTGCGACATTTGTGCTCGACGAAGCATCATTTTAGCTTCAGCGTGCATGGGAAGGTATTTTGCATGAAGCATAGGTGTCTGCCTAGATGCCTCATCTAATGACGCATTATTGATAATACAGTCTTTTTCCCACATAGTAATAACTGGTTCAAGGTATTTCATAGTATACTCCTAATGCTTTTATAGCATTATATCAAATTAGTCAGTGATTGTAAATGTCGTATAAGCAAACGTGACTGGGAATGTGATGTACTGTACATTATCAACCGTAGATTGGAAGTTGATAGTTCCTACGTTGATCGGGAATGCTCCCTGATATACAATCTTATCTATCTGATTATTATGGCTACTCAAGACTGATAGCGTGATATCATACATCGGCAAATCTTCATCGGCGTCTCTAACTCCGCTTGCTAACTTGTTTTTCATAGTAGCGCCAGATTTGACCCAATTGAGCATTTCTTTGTATACATTCATATTCTCATCTACAATAGCATCTACAGTCAATTGACCATATTCAATTTTGTCTCCTGGAGTTAGTAAGTTTGTTCCACGGAATTGTACAATCGTAGGCGCTACTGATACATCTGGATGCTGGACTGATTGCGCAAAGAACTCTAAGTTCTTGAAACGCTTCCTTAAAATTACAAGTTTAAACCCATTAGGTTGTAAGAAGTTCTGGGATTCTAATGTAGATTCTGTGGTAGCCATAACTAATCCTCTGTTGCTTACGTGTATTTATATGAAAAAAATCTGAAAAAAATCTAAATTAGCTGTTTACATGGGTTTGGTTTATTCGTATAAAGAATACATCAAAAGGAGATACACAATGCAAATCACATTCGATACTCGCTACATCAAATCATACTCAACCATCAAGAACCTCAAAAAAGCAGTTGAAAAATTCGAAGAATGTCGCTATGTGGTGTCTGTAACAGAAGAAGGCCGTTTTTATCCAATCTTCATTGGAGAAGAAGCATTACAAGCTGGCGTCCACTTTCACAACTTCCCAGTAACTAACTAAGGAGATATACGCTATGATGCAGTTCAACGCTATTAACGAAATCATCGCAATCGCCACCAACTCGATCAAAGAGGTGCGCATTGAACGGTTTGTTGATACCATCAATTTTGATCGTAATCACTGGATGGTTTATACACCTGAAGGCCGCCTCTTGGATGACTTCACTTCTGCTGGTCCTTTCGTAGATTTCGAATCGGCTAAGCGTAACGCAGAAATGAACGTAGGCATGAAGATGAACTGGGAAGATTTTTAATGAATCGCACTATCCACTATGTAGGTATGGATCAGGCCACTTACGAACGTGCACGACGCGTTTGGGGTGGTCCTGCATACTACCACAGGTGGATGGACGACCGGGTTTGGACTGAGGTTGGTCCTGACGATGTGGTAGTCGTTGATGATCCAACTTATAACAAATATGTTTGGGATGCAAGTGCAGTTCCTAGTCAATACACTGATTGAAATGGAGATATAAAATGGAAAAGATTGTTCGTGATGAAATGGTAGCAGTGGCAGTATCGTCTGGCTTCGGCGCTGGTTGGTCAACCTGGAATGATGTTGATCCTATGGATGCTCGGTTCAACCAGCTGTTTCTGGATGAAGAGTATAAAAAAGCCGCAGATCTCTGTGAGCAATTGGGTTTGGGTTACGCCAACGGTGCTTACGATGTTGTTATTCGTTGGGTGCCGGAAGGGACTAAGTTTCGCATTGACGAATACGATGGATCTGAAAGTTTGGTTACTGAAGATCTAGATCCTTGGAGGATCGCATAAAAAAAGGAGCACCGTCCTCCAGTGCTCCTTAAGTTGGGAGGGGTTGGTTCCCCTCCCTTTTTTATATGACTTACGCCAGGATATTATCCACGCGGAAGATTCTGTAGTACTGGTTAGTCTTAGCAGTTGCAAGACCATCAGCAGGAGTTGAACCAACGAATGGGTTAGAAGCCATGCCGTAGCGTGTCTTGAAACCAATTTTAGGCTGGAACGTGTCCTCAGAAACGGCGCGAACCATTGTAAGCGGTACATATGGGCAGTAGAACACACCGGCGTCATATGGGTTTGTGCCCTTATAACCAACGTTGATGTAGTCTGTAGCAGCATATGGGTCGATGTAGATCTTCATGCGACCGTTAAGTACACCAGCGAATGTGTTGCCTGTGTCGTCTACGTTAAGAGCAGTTGACATTGCAGGAGCATAGTCAAGCATACCTGAAGCTGCAAGTGCAGAAGCTACGTCTGAAGACACGATAGCAAAGTTACCTTTACCACGACGTGTTTCTTTTGCGATTACGTTCGCTTCACGCTCGAGCTGAAGAATAAGACCTTTGATCTTCTCTACGCTCCAACGACCATCAGCATCTGTTGAAAGGTCAAAGATACCGTTGATTGCTGTGTTTGCAGTAGAAGCACCAGTCTTAGCTTGGCTATTGATTGTGCGAATAACTTCACGGTTGATTTCCGCAAGGATCTCAGTTGAAAGGATGTTCGCAAGCTCTGTTTCAGCGTCAAGACCGTGAATCGCTTTAAGGTCTTGTGCAAGCTCAAGGCTGTACTCAGCTTTCAACGCGCGTGATTTCGCAGTCACGGTCGCTTTTTCGATGGTGAAACCCATTTCATTGAAAGACGAACCACCTGTTGAACCAAGTGCTTCAGCATCTGCAGTTGGCATACCAGAAGCAACCGATGGACCTGTACGGTCGTTGTCGATCGAGCTATCTGCGCCAGCGTCTGTAAGACCAGCAAGACCTGATGGACCGCCAGTTTGTGTTACAGATGAGTCACCTGAGAATGCTGTGTTTGCTTCGTTGAAGAGAGCTTCAGTCGAACCAGTTGAACCAGCACCGTAGCGTGATTTCATTGCGAAGATCAAGCCTGTTGGGCCAGTCATCGGCTGAACACCAGCAACGTCATACGCCATCATGTTCGGCATAGCGCGGCGAACAAGTGAGATAAGAACTGGGTTCCAGTTAGACGCTGAACCAGTGTTGTTGCCTGGAGCAGCTTCTGTGAGCATGTTGTTTTGAGCAGCTTGTGAAGCAAACTCTTTTTCTTGGTTCTCAAGAACAACAGCCGTTACGGCACGACGGTGAGCATCTTTGATGTCTGCGCCTTCGTTGAGAACTGGAGCCCATTTCTCTGTTAAACGATCATATGTTTCCATAATTGGATTTCCTTATTTTTGGTTTTTCTTAATTGCATTAACATATGCAGCCATTGCGCCAGAAACTTCGACTGTATCGTCGTCAGTATCTTCTTCAAATGATTCTGCGATAGATTCAGAAGATGATTTTTTAGTGAAGTATGATTCTTTGATAGTTTTCACTTTCGCAGCGAAAGCTTCTTCTGATTCAAAGTCAAGATCTTCAGCTAGATTTGCTAGCTTTTCAATTTCTGTTTCTGCGAGGCCGCGCGCGGCTTCACGAATGACGTCGTAGCGCTTATACAAGTTAAGCTCTTCTGCCATTTCGATTGCATTAGCTGTAGTTGCGTCAAGTTTCTCTTCAAGAGATGCAACTTGTTCAGCTAAATCGTCAACTAGGTCGACTTTGGAATCTGGAACTTCAATATAAGATTCTGTGAAGAGATCTTTAAGCTTTTCCATGAAACCTTCTGCAATTTCAGTACGGAGACCGTTGTGAATTGCAAGACGGTTTTCTTCCATCCAATTTTCAACTACGTAGTTTAGGTAACCATCAACTTTTTCGACTAGGTCGGCTTTAGTTGTTTCGATTTCCTCTTGAAGCGCTTCAGCATAATTTGCTTCCATGCGTTCAACTTCTTCACTTAACTTAGACTTAAGTGCAGCTTCGAAGATTATACCAGCTTTATTTCTGAAACCCTCTGAAAGAGTAGCTTCTTCGTTTACAAGTGCGTCAAGATCGCCCGAGAAATCGTAATCTTCAGCTTGTAAACCAGATGGTTTAGCAGTAGCTGTTAGATCTGATTTATCAGAGTTTTTCTTGTCACCCTTGCGAGCTGGAGCTGTTTTACCTGCGGCTTCTGCGCCTTTTACAGATTTAACAGATTGATCTTCTGCATTTTTCGGATCGTGAGCCTCAACAACATTCTCGTCATCATCGAGCTCAATATCCTGATTTACTTGATCAGTCATAATTGACTCCTTATTTGTTTTTCATCAACGAGAGGAAATTCTTGAACTCGCGAACCTGTGTCTCATAAAGATCAGTTCTCGGAGCTTTCTTAATTTCAGTCTCTATTCTTTCAATTTCCCTAGATTCGATAACGCCATTATTCCATACCCAGTCTACGCCTTCCATAATACCATTAACAAAAGCATTCGGTGCAGATGGATCTTGGACGATGTCAATCGTGTTTAACATAAAGTCTTCTTTGACATACATAACGCCGTTTCTATTCTCAAGGCTTCCCATACCACGAGTTGAAACACCTAGTTGAACACCGCCCTCAAGCAAACCTTTTACAATTTGACCCATTGGAGTATCCAAAATACGTGCTTTACCCATCACATCATTTCCCTCAATTCTGAGGTCTGTGATAAGATGGGATACTTTATCTAAGTTTACAGTTGGACCATCGGGATGATTTAGTTCCCCAACTGCGCGCTTAGTTTTAACTTGGTCTGTGTAATACTTGTTTACTGCACCTTCCATAACGTTCTTTGGATAGATGCGACCATTTCTGTTTTTACCTTCAGCCTGGGCAAAGATACCTTCAATGACATAGTTCTTCGAACCGTCTTCTTTTTTCTCAACAAGACATTGAACGTCTGTCTCGGTATACTCTGTAATAAGCTTCATTACTTAGCCCCTGCCATTTTTATAAACTCGTTAGCAGCCCTTTTAGCGTCATTGAGTGACGAATATTCGTCTAGTTTCTCATTGTCTACATAAGCTACAAACTTATTCTTTTGTTTATGCACCATGACCTTATAGCCTTTTACTTTAGCGTCAAACACGTGCTCACCAGGTGGCATAGTATTTTTAGCTTCACGTATTTGTCTAAATGTTTTCATGGATACACTTTTTATATTCTAATGTATTTATATGTTTTAAACTTTTAACTTAATCTTCGTCTTCTTCAACATATTCTTCAGCAGCTGCATCTAGATCTTCATCGGTAATATCTAAATCAACTTCCATAGCTTCTTGTTCAGCAGATGCATTGCCCCACATTTCTTGTGATAATGCAACCTTTTCTTGTTCAAGTGCATCTGATACTTTTTGTCTCAGAACATCATCAAAAACGTCATTAGCTTTATTAAACTCTGCGTTTGATGCAAAGTCAATCATATTCTCTAATGGATTTCTTTCTTCTACTTCAGACATAATAACTCCTGTATTTCGCTGTGATTATATATAAATTATTATTGAGCTGACTTTGCAGCTTTAGCTTCACGGTCAGCCGCAGCGGCATCTCGATCGGCTTGAATTTGGTCATTAACTTCAGTGTTGTGAGCCTCAACTTCATCATTTTCAGGCATCTCTTTGTTGATTTGCTTTGTCATAAGTGAAATTTCATCATCATCAAATTTAAGAATGTTTTTCATTACCCACTCTTTAGAAAAGTACTCGCCAACATAATTTTGTACTTGATCTAGAGATTGTAGTTTTTCTCTTAACATTTCTGCATCTTTTAATTCTGAGAAATGGTTATCTCTAGCAAATTCAAAAATAATATCATTTGACCAGGTTTCCCAATCATCTTCGGTAATGATATTTTTAAGAAGAAGTTGTTTCTTAAGAAGTTCTCTAAATAACATAGAGAAACGTTTACGCAATCTATCAATAAACTTTTGGAACTTAAGTTCATCTCTAGAAATTTCAGTAGATCTTCCTAATGAAAACTGTTGTTCCTGTTCTAATCTAGCAATCGGAACGTTAAGTGATCTATAAAGACGTTTTTGGAAATAAATAATATCATCAATCTGACCGAGGTTTTCACCTCCCGGAAGAGTACTAATCTCAGTTCCTCTTCCACCCTCTTTACGAGGTAGCCAAAAATCCTCAAGCATAGACATATGCTTACGATCATCTTTAACTTCACCAGTTGAAGCATCATATACAAGTTTATTACGGTATCTTGCCATGATACCTTTCATATACTCTTCAGATTTGCCCTTAGGCATATTGCCTACATCGATATAGAAAATTCTGCGTTCTGGTGCTCTTGCTAGACGATAGATTACAAGAGAATCTTCCATCATCCGCAATTGATTAATTGGTTTAAGAGCTTTATGTATATAAGATACTACTTTCTTTTGAGTAGCATCTAGCAAACCCGATGTGACGTAAACAACTGAATCTTTTGTTAATTTGATTCCGCTATTCTGTTCTCCAGGTTTTTCTTGATAAATGTAGTATTCCGTAGAACCTTCAACTAAGCTTGCGCCTGTAATAGGATCTTTTGTCTTTTTAACTTCTTTTACTTTACGCATTTTAGCGGAATCAATAGGTCTAATATCTTGAATACCGGCCTTTAAGTTTGACTCATCAACTACAGCGTGAAAGTTTAATCTTCCATCAACATACCATTTTCTAAAAATATCATGACCCAAATCATTAAATTTGAGCATATACAAAATATGGTCGAATTCTTCAATTACTTTACTTTTAATTCCCTTTGAGACCTCAATGTTATCCATATTAAGGCTAACAGCAATCTCATCTCCACCCGATACCGCTTCATTCACAATATCTTCGATAGCCGCATCAACTTCAGGATGCATTGCCACGCCACGATATTTGTGAATTAATGTTGCGTTGTCTTTAGACTTATCGCCATCTAAATCTACATATTGACCGTAATGAGCACCTGCGGCCGAAACATATCCTGCTCCGTCCTCATCTACTGTTGGTACAATAGACTTCAGTTTCTTTTCTTCTTTCTCTTTAGTTTTAGATCTTGCAATCTCAAACCCAAAAAGTTTCAACGAATTATCGGCCATATTAAATCCTATTATTAGTTAAGACCAGGCCAATTAAGGCCTGGTCCAGTAGTATATATGATCTTATTAAGAAGTCGTGTTTGATTCCCAATACTGAACTTGGAACTCAACTTGGAATCTTTCGATATCGTCGTTTGCGCCATAGCTCAAATCAACTGGCGAGATGTTTGTTGGGAAGCAACCACGGAAGTTGTATGTCTTCAGAACACTTTCGTCTCTATCCAATTGCTCAACCAATAGGTCGGCATTGTAATCTACTGGAGCTGTAAGACCGGTATTTGCCTTGTGGGCATTAATACCATTCATCCAACGCTCCATCGCGTTACGAACTGCAAAATCAGTATCGTTAATGATTGTTGGCGTCCACGTATCAAACGTACGATCGCCAGCAATTTTAAGTTGTCTTCCGCGGAATGGGATAGTAACTACACCCATAATTGATCCAGGAAGTTGTGCAGCTTCACACATGAAAGATGTAAGTTCTACATCTCCACCTGCATAAGCCGGAAAGTTGATTGTCGCCTTAAAGAGGTTAGGACGTGCGCCACCACCTTTTAATTTGGCTTTAAAATCGTCTACTCCAAGAATAGCCATTTATTTTCTCCTAACGTCTATTATACTGAGCCAACAACTTCTTCAAATTCAACACCGGTTCTAACTGCAACGAAGTTAAGCGTTACGAAGTTAATTGAACGTGCTGGTTTGATGAAGATGCTTGCGATGAATTCGTTTCTATCAATGACTGCTGCTGTGTTATTTGTTTCGTCACATACAACACGGAAGTCAGTGATACCACGTCTACCTTGGATTTCTCTAAGGAATGGCTCAACAATGTTCGTGAATTCTGCGCGAGTAAACTCATCGTTGAATTCGAACATCACGTTACGTGCGGCAAGAGCAATTGCTCTTTCAAGGACGAGGAAGAGTCTACGTACGTTGATACGATCAAATGCACTTGGACGAGCCATGTGTGTTTTATCACCGTAAAGTAGGATACCTTGACCAGGAAGGTTAGCAATTGGGTTAATGCTATTACGATATAACAGATCGCGCTCGGATTTATTTGGTGAGTACTCTAGACCGGTTACACCTAAATAAACACCACGTCTCTGACCGGCTGGTGAATACCACGCAGCTTGATCATTGTCAGATGCCGCCATAATACCGGCAGTTGAAGAAGCAGCAGGAATTTTGATGTATTGATCGTTATACTTATCATATACTTTAAGATAGTTGTTATCCATGAATAAGTAAGAAGAGTATGTAAACGTTTTAGCTGTTGTGATAATATCGTTATTAACATCATTTGATGTAACAACATCAGAACGAGCAGGGGATGCAACAACAACACAGTCTTTACGAGTGCCTTGAGCAATTGCAATAAGATCATTAACTACTGCCGTTTGATCTGTTCGGCTTACCATGCCAGGCGCAATTAAGAAATCTACCTGAATATTATCAGCGTCTTCAAATCTATCAAAGCCTGTTGCATATTCTGATGTTGTTAGTGCCGCAGAATTTGAGCCATTAACAAACGAAATTTCTACAGCCGCCGGAGAAGCCAATTTATAGTCTTTACCCGAAGTAGCATTTGTACCTGCATCGGCATCAAACTTACTTGCTGTACCAAAACCAGCTAACCACACGTAGTTAGATCTTGAATTGATTACGTCTTTAATGTAGTTTGAAGTTCCATCAGCAGCTTTTGCATCTGCCGCAAGAGAAACGAATGGGAATGTTTCTAGAACAGTTCCACGTGCGCCCGTGAAAGCACCGTCTTGATCAATAACTACTACGTGCATTTCATCACCAGAAGCATTTCTGGCTGCAGCATACGCGGATGTTGTTGGAGCCGCGTCAAAGTTATCTTCGTACGTCCAACCAGTAAACGCAACATCATCAGCGCTATCAACTGCGCCTAAGAATGAAACTTTTAATGAATTGCCAAGAGCTCCTGGATATTTAGCGATGAATGTGTGTCCATCTGAATCCAAAGCATCTTCTTGGAAATCGAATGAAACCTGATTTTTTACTCTAGCTGTGAATGTTGCGTCGGAATCACCACCATTTAAGCTTTCGCCTGAACCTTGTGTTGCTTCTCGTACAATATAGAGAGAGCTTGCATAACGTAAGAAGTATGCTGCTGAGTGAAAATCAATTGAATTTGTTTTATCTGGACTACCGAAGACCGATACCAATCCTGCCTCATCCGATACTAATGTAACACTATCAACTGGACCCCAGTTGAAATTACCTACAAAAGCACCAGTAGTGGATCCGACATTTGGGACAACGCCGGTAAGATCGATCTCTTTAACGGTAATCGCTGGAGATTCTGATACTGCCATGACTCTTTTCCTTTGAGTTAAATTATAAGCTTGTCATAATACGTTTATTTTCAAATACTATGTGTATTTATACTAAAGCTTATTTAGAAGTCTTGATGGGCGTAGTCGACTGCCCATGGATGATCTTCCCTTTCAATCGTATTTATAGCGTCACTACCATCATCAATGAAGCCAAATGGCACCAAGTCATCCTCAATTGATCTCATTCTTTCATTATGTAACATTTGCTTTAAATTAATGTCAGTCATGTCTTGGAACATTTCTGATAGCGCAAAATATCCAAACATTACTAAGTTCATCATTAAGTCATCATGGTTTCCGTCACTCGCTTCATATGATTGTCCTTTAGCTATAAAGGTAGAAATTTCCATAATTGTATTAGTATCATTAATAACTAATTTATCATTTTCAATAATATCTTTAATACCAGAACAGCCAAGTCTTTTCACTTTACGATCCATACTAATACCAACACCATCCGATTTACTTACGGAACTGACGTGAATATTCTCATATTCTAAGTCGTGATATAACCCTCTTGTTACTAGAGTGCCCTGATCATTTGATTCAACAATAACATACGCATTATTATAGGAAATCGCATACTTATAAATAATATCGGGGAAGAGAATAGGCGAGATAGTATTACATCGATAAACTGCAACTTGCTTAAATGGATGCTCAGTTATGTCGATCACATTAAAAGTAGAATAGTCCTGTCCTCTTCCCTTCGCAACATCAACTAAAATAATATATTGGTGATCATCCTTTGTTTCCTCATAAACAAGCATATCACCGGCTTCAAGAATTCGAATAGGTTCTACAGCCTTTAACCTCATAAGGGTTTCGGCGTTGATTAGAGTATCACCTCGTCCAAAAAACGCATTACCAAATTCTTGGTCAAACTGCAATTGTGATGTATTGCCAATTGTTTCTATTTTCCAAGCTTCATCACGGCCTGGAACATCCCACCAATCGACGCGAAATGGTTTATATGCATTTGTGCTTTGTAAAGCACCTTGCCAAATACTATAGAATTGGTTACCAATACCATTAGCCGTTGAAGTAATAATAACCTTTGTATCTTTACCTGATGAAACAACCGGATATGTCGACGTATAGAATTGTGTTGCATTTTCAACAAAAGCAAATTCGTCAAGGAATAGAAGGTTAATAGACAAACCACGAATAGATGAACCAGATGTTGCTGCAGCAAGAATCTTAGAGTTGTTACTAAACTCAATAGAACCTTTGTTTAGCGCTTTAGTCCCTGGTTGTAGAAAGAACGGTAGGTTTTCCAACATCAATGTAACGCGGGCTAGCATCTCTCTAGCAGTAGCACCTTTATTTGCTAGAATAGCAATATTCTTTTCAGAATGGAATACTGCGTACCAAAGGAGATACGCTACCGATGAAATAGATTTACCTGATTGCCGGCAAGCAAGAACGATAGAAAATCGATTCTCGTTAAAGTGGTCGAACATTTCTTCTTGATACGGATAAAGCTTAAAAGGAACTAGACCTTTATCAAGTGAAATAACCTTACAATATGTTATAGCAAAATATGCGGGATCGTTCATGCACTTTTGGTATTCAAGAATATTTTCTTGAGTCCAACCTTGAACAATTCCGTCACGTTTCACATTCGGATTACCTAAGTAGCCCTCATTGCCATTTACAATATTATTCATCTTTTAAATGTGGTGTAATATCCACCACGTTACTCTCCACCTGTTTAGCATGCACATCTTGAAGCATACGTTGTAGATCTGTTGTTGAGCCGATAAAAACATTATTAGTCGTTGATCCACCTTCAATAGGTGTAGGAGCTGATTTTGAGTTGATATCTTTGTGCTTTTTATTTAGGTCGACTAATTTATCATTAACGTCAGCCGTATTTTTAATTAATGTGGCAAGAACCTCGTAAGCTCTAGGATGCTCGCTTTCTCTAGCCACTTCAATCATATTTTCAAGAGCATCAGTACCCTTTGAAATTAAATCGTATAAAACGGTTCTGGAATATTCATAATCGTTTTGATAATGTTTGTTTTTTTCTTCATCCATTATGCACTATCCTCATAACTATAAATTGTAGTAGTAAACCCGTAGTCGCTATCTGGACTTGCATTAAGAGGGTTTGGATTTACTTCAATTCTTACTGATGGGCTATAAAGATCAAATGCACCATCGGAATCTATTTCAGTTCTACCAGAATATATATCAACAATAGGTTTCCTAATAATACTTGCTTCTTGAACTGCTCCATAGAAGTTCGCATTCATTTGGAAGTCTAATGTATACTGAATAATACGTCTACTATCTAAAGCACCTTCGTAGGCATCAGTATAAGAAATACCGTTAAGCGTGATAGGAACATCTTCTTTAATATCACTAAAATCTGCGAATGGTTTAATAGTTAACGTATACTGAGGACCAAAGTATGGCAGAATTTGTTCAATGATTTGTAAAGCATCATCTTGGGTTTTAGTATAGACGTTAAGCTGAAATCCAATTATATAAGGAGTAGACGCATAAAACTTATTGCGCGTAGTAGAGTCACCAGAAGTTCGGTTAATATTATTTGTTTTTTGAAGCTGCCTCTGTGAATCATACTGATATGAAATAATCTCAAATGACATACGAGGAAGTTTAATGGCAACTTTAGTATCTTGTTCTAAGTCAGGATTTTCTCTTATTCTGTCTAAAAAGCTTGTAGCAGGAGCATATGACAAAGGAACTCTTGCCTGGCTTATAACCTTATTTGAAGAATCTGTACGAACAACGTAAATGTTATTAAAAAGAGAGCCAAACATGGCAACGCTTTTTCTAATGCGTTCGTGATAAAAATGATTACCTAACATTACTGTGGATCTCCAAACGGATTAGTTTCACTGAAATCTAAGAATTCAAGATCTGTTTCAGTGGTATCAAAAAAGTCATTATCTTCAGTTTCGGATAACTGGTTATCCTCAGCTACTGCAGTAACCAACGCAGTAGATCCCCTAGTACTGGTAATCTGCTCACCTATTATAAAGCTATGATAATTGCCATCATCTGCACCGACATGAATAAGTTGTAAGACATTGTCTGAAGCAGAGAATCCAGCAACTTCTCCTGATATAACCGTACCGGTTGATAGAGTTTGATTAACAGTTTCTCCTACAATCCAACCTGCAGATGCACTATCAAGGGTAGTAAGATACTTGTAAGCATACCTACGCTCAATATCGTCAATCGCCGCAACGGCTGTGTCAAAATCTTCGCCAGAATACTCGAAGAGTTCACAACGTAGCTTATATGTAGGTAGGTTGCTTAACTGGTAAAATGGGGATTCATGCTCGACTGCCATAATTTGAAACATTGAATTTGATAGAGGAAGATAAATGATATCTCCCTCGTTTGGTCTAGATGTTTCTAAGATATTGTCAATTCGAGCTACAGTACTTTCCCACCGTCTTCGTGATACAACGAATGTAGCAGTATCTCGTATTTCAACGCCGAACTTGGCAAAAATATCACCTTCACCATCAAAGCCTTCAATGTTTTCAACATACATTTCAATTTGGTATGCCGCACTAAATTTTGATGGAACATCTTCACCGAGAATTTTATCTTCATTGACGATAGTTCTGGGAAGGTAATATACGTCTTGGCCGTAAATTTTTAAAGATTCAATAATTATATCTTCATATAAATTTTGTTCGGATTTGACTCTTTGACTGAAATATACACTAGTTGCCATTATATTATCCTACAAAGAAATCCGTCGGCATTTCAAAGTCAGTGCGAATCTTTTCCCTGAGTCTTTCTATTTGGGCAGTGGCATCATCATACAATTGTCTACCATTAAGAGTGACACCTCCAGGCATTTGCATGCCTTCAAATTTACTCAGATTAGATCCCCATTGTTGTTTAATAAGCTCTGTGGTATATTCTTTAAGCCACATGTCGTTATAAACTTTACCAAATGTTCCTGGATCTACAGTTTTATATGCTTCATAAATTATATATGAGCCGGCTTGAATGTCTTTATCGGAAAAATCTCCGTGAATATAGAGGCGATTCATACTACGCGAATATGTAGTCTGTGGCTCACCGTTTAATTTCATATCAAGCATAGAAAGATATTGATTTAATTGGTCGTAATATGCAAGATCACCGGCGAAGTTTTGCATATCAGCGATATCGTTTAGCATCATTTGATATTTAATATCAAAGAAATTCATTGAATTGTTAAATGAAGAAGAAATTCGGAATAATTTTGATACAAATAGAACATCGTCGGTTGTTTCAATGTATTCTCTTGATACATCGCTGTCACCTACGAGGTGTGCAACATATGTTCTATATGTCGCGTCGGCGTGAAACTCTTGCCAATATTGAATTGCTTCGTCGACCCTATCCTCTAATTGGTCAGGGTCGACGTTGATTTCTATAACAGGCTCACCTAGTCGTCTTAAACAATAATCAATAAGTCCTTGTCTGGTAGTTGGGTTTGCCATGTTAAATTCCTATTTTCTTTTATTTATGATCCTGCGCCGAACAGAGTTTTTAATGCAGTACCAGCAGAGTTATAAATTACAAGAGAAGTAGCACCAGATAGTTCACTTGACGTTACAGTATTTGCGCCTAGTGCAACACTAAGAGTGGCATCAGCCATATTAGTAAATGTTGCAGATCCAGAAACATCACCAGACAAAGTCAAAGTCATATCGTGAGATGCTGCGAGCTTCGCGTTGATATTATTTTGCAGCGTAGTATCAGCGGATGCTCTTGCACTAGCTTCAGTGTTGATGTTATTTTGCAGCGTAGTATCAGCGGATGCTCTTGCACTAGCTTCAGCATCAATATTACCTTGAAGAGTAGTATCTGCAGCTGCTCTTGTAGTAATTTCAGTACCTAGAGCTGTATCATTTGTTGTATCAACTGCATTGATGAATGAAACGATTTCTGCAAAGGTGTCTTTATCAGCAGTAGAGGCATTGAGGATAGCATCAATTCTTGCATTTTCAGCATCTATGCTGTTCTGCAATGCGGTATCTGCAGCAGCGCGAGCGCTAGCTTCAGTCGCAACGGCACCGTCTGCATACGTATTCGCAGCTGCTTCTGCCGCGTCTGCGTAAGTCTGGTATGCTGTGGTGATAGCTGATTCGCGATCCCCTGTGTTGCTGTTTGCCGCTGCTACTGCTGCATTTGCTTTTGAAGTTGCGTCTGTTGCTGCTGCTGCTGTAGCTGCTGCTTCGGCTGCATTTGCTTTTGAAGTTGCATCTGCTGCTGCTGTTGCAATTGCTGCTGCTTCTGCTGCAACAATGTTGGCCTGTAGTGTGGAGTCTGCAGTTGCTCTTGTAGAAGCTTCGGTATCAATATTACCTTGAAGGGTAACATCTGCTGCCTGGAGATTTGTGATTTCGTTATCACGAACACTTTTAAATTCTTGACCAATTCGTTGTGCTAAATTTACCATTATAGTTCTGCCTCAAATTCTGCGACGGTACCTGAAAAGCCGTCAAGGTTTGCTTGGATTTCCGCTGCTTTAAAATCAACATAGTCAGTTACCTGTTGACCTACTGTACCGTAAGCATACGTTACTCTTAAAGATAAACCATTGTAATCATCTAGTCCCGAAATGCTATTTAGATTTGATGTGAGATTTTCTAGTTTGAGTTCTGCCTGAATAACATCGCCATTAACAACTACTATATTCCAGTAATTGCCGCTTATAGCAACGTTTGAAGGTGTTACCGATCCGTTAGAGATTAGTAACTCTTCTGTTTCAAAGTTAATACTTTCGACACCAGACTTTGAAACTAAAATCCATGCCGATGTGGATTCTACCCAACGAAACGTTGCAATCCCAGCACCGGCGGCAGGATCTGCTATTGCATCAAGTACGGTAACAACCATACTGTCATGTTTAACTGCAATTGCATTTCTAGCTGCTATGGTAGCAACAGTCTTGTTTGGGCCTTTGTATAAAATAACTGCCATTTTTTCTTTCCTTAGTTAATTAAAGACATTTCAAAATCATCGATGTCGCCAATATTGGTTAGCGAGAATGTCCCATCAGGTAATTCAGAAGCTGCTGTAACCAAAGCTATTTCAAAATCTTCTACAGTACCTGCGCTAAGTGCCTCCGTAAGATTATCAAGGTTAATATTATCAAGGTTTATATCGGACGTAACAGTAATCAGATCGAGTTTTGACACAATATTTGAAAGTGCTGTAGCTACTTCTGCAAACGTATCATACTCCACAGGCGCGCCTGTTGTCAACTGTGTTAATTGAACATCTGCCTGTCTTTTTACTATAGCCATTTTATAATCCTATTTAACCTCATCGGTATTCATCAATGAGTTATCAGGGGACCTAAGCCCCCTGATAATGCTTCAATTATGCAGGTGTGTATGCGTACTGTACAACAACTGCTTTACCGTCGAAGTCGCCAGAAGCGTTCGGGGCAAGGTTGTATACAGTGGCAGATCCACCAACTGTTGCAGGAATGTCGTAAGATACAAAGTTAGCATCTGTGTGACGTACTGTACCGAAGTTGAACAATACACCATCTTTAGGAGCATGTGTCAACGTGATTGCATCGGCTGTGACCGTAAGGATCTCAGTGATGAATCTTGCACCGGCAAGGAGCAGCGCCGCATCCATTTCTGTTTTACTGTAAACAGCAAGGTTTGTACGAGCAGTACCAGCATCAGTAACACCGGAAAGGTTACCTAAGCCAGTTGTGAGTGTTTCATCAGCATTCGTACGAGCTGTAGCTTCTGCAGTAATGTTAGACTGAAGTGTAGTATCTGCAGCAGCACGCGCTGTTGCTTCTGCATCGATATTGCCCTGCAATGTAACGTCGCCGGCAGCACGAGTAGTTGCTTCTGCACCGATGTTGGACTGCAATGTAACGTCTGCGGCAGCACGAGCTGTTGCTTCTGCAGTAATGTTGGACTGCAGTGTTGTATCAGCTGCTGCGAAGTCAGCTGCAACTTTAGCAATAGAACCTACACCAGAACCGTTAATGATATCAAGTGCATCTTCAACTTCAGCAAGCGTATCGTATGCAGCAGTAACTTCACCGCGAATTTCTGCTTTAGCTGCAGTTACGCTGTTAGTGATAGCTGTAAGAACGTCATCGCCAGTGCCATTTACGTTGATGTAAGTAGCAATTTCGTTGAGTGTGTTAAGAGCTTCTGGTGCAGAATCGATGATGTCTGCGATCTCTTTACGGAACGAACCAACTGTAGATGAATCAGAGTTGATTACTGCAACTAAGTCTTCAAGTGTCTGGAAGTCACCTGCTTCGAAGGCAGCAAGAATGCCGTCAGCATATGACTGAGCAGCGGTATCACCAGCAATACGAGCAGCTGTTTCTGTTGAGATTGCTGTTGCATTGACACCTTCAGCAGCAGTTGCACGAGTAGTCTCGGCAGTAATTGCAGAGGCATTTGCAGCTTCAGCGGCACGTGCGGTAGAAGCTTCAGCGGTAATTGCAGCAGCATTTACGCCTTCTGCCGCAGTCGCGCGGGTGGCTTCTGCAGTGATGTTTGACTGAAGTGTAGTATCGGCAGCCGCACGAGCTGTTGCTTCATTGGTGATTGCAGTAGCATTTACACCTTCTGCAGCAGTTGCGCGGGTGGCTTCTGCATCGATGTTACCCTGTAATACGACGTCAGCAGCTGCGCGAGCAGTTGCTTCATTAGTAACACTTGTAGTGATTTGGGCTAGGTCTGTTACCAGTCCGTAGATGGTATTCTTATGTCTTTGTAAAACGGCCATTTATTCTTCTCCTAAGAATATTGTATTAACTGCAAGAGCTATTTGCTCAAGTTAGAGGAATTGATGGCTAATTCCTTAACCAGACAACGTATTTCTTTCATGATAGGCTTCATATTATTATTATATTCATTCAAAGCTTCATCATATTCAGTCTTATTTATGTCAATAAAAATTTTGTCTTTCTTTTTAATTATATTATATTTCTTCACCACTTTTAGCCATGCAATAAAGTAGTGATCCCTTAAAAGAATCATAAGATCATACCACCTAAGCTAAAGTGATATAAGATAGTACACAATAATTATAATCTAAGTTATCTTCCGCGTCAAACAAAACCTTAGTTTTATCCTCAGACAATGTACATGTGACTTCGTAAAAAACATTCGTATGAATGCTATCATAAATCTGAGCCATATTAAAAATTATATCACCCACCGCAGAACTAGGTAGAGTAATCTCATTATTAAGTATTGCCGTTCTTTCAATAGTCTTTGTAGTAATTAAACTTTGTAGAACTTTTAAGTCCACATAGGCTTTAGTAGCCGGATGATAGTCATCCGTAGGTGCATATTCGGTCTGGTTGTTTAGTTGTATAACGTTGGATGCAGTTAAAGGTTTAACTTCCCCGCTTGGCCTCTTGAAATATAGTAGGGAGTCGGCCATATTAAGCGCTACTTCCCCGACTTCTAGTACTTCTGGGTCGGGAATTTTCCCTGGAACGTTACTACGTTTTAGTTTAATAATTAATTCTGACATGATTTAGTCCTAAAGTATATACTTCATTATTTGCAAAACTATATTCTATATAGAATATAGATTATATATCTAATATAAAGTGGCGTATTTAGAATTCGCCGCCGTCATAAACATTTGACCAGTAAGGTATACCGTCTTCTGATACCATTAAAGATTGACCTGCAGTGCCTATAGGTAATACAATCACTTCGTCTGAGTCCGAAGCAAAGATCATATCGCCCTTAGTATATGATACTATTCCTGTACCACCATTAGCCGGAGATATAGCTTCTGCATTATCCTGCAAACCAGCTTGAATACCACCGGGTTTTATTGATACTATCCCGTCACTATCTACTATAAAATACGTAGCATCGAATTGTGCGCCCCCGAGCTCAGTAGTACTGGCAGGAACTAGAGTTATTGTTAAAGCGTTATTATCAGCATCTATACTTGTGCTAATACCATCAGCACCAAGAATAGATAAGTTATTATTAGTAAGAAGTTTAAGTAAATCTGTTCCCTGATCAGCCGACAGATTTATAGAGAAAGCCTGATCAGCATTCTTTAGGTCATTGGCAGAAATTGTACCAAGAGTAACAGACTTCGCCTGTATAGATGTTTTAGTTCTAAGAGAGCCTGTTAACTTTGCCATATCAGATTCTAGTCACGCTTGGGGTTAATTCAACTTGGCCTTCAATAACTCTAGTAACTGTTCCGGATGGGCTGACAACTTCTACATCGTAAACATATCTTCCAGCTTTCATCGCATTCGATTGTGCTGCGGATAAAGAAATATTTAAAGTATATAGCTGTGATACATCCAATTCTACAGTAAAATCTACTGCAGTAAGGGAGTTATAGGTTTTTCTTATCTGTCCGTGGTATGTGAATGTCGACAGGTCAACGGCATTACCATCGCCATCTATAACATCTACAGACGCTTCGAATTCAGACCCTTGGTCTACTGTAAGATTTGCATAGATTGCCATAATGTTATCCGCCGTTAATAGTTTGTGTTAGTCTTATTTATAGGAGTTTTATTTATAAATATTAGCTAATTTAGGTTGAATATCGAAAATATTAAAACCTCTAATTGAATTCATTATTTCCGTATGTGATATAAACTTATTTGTCAGACCTAATCTAATATCTTCTGGAAATGATTCTACTTTTCTTATATTTTCAAAGTCGTTATGCCAAAAAGGAAGTTCAGAAAATGCTATTTTTTTCAAAGTTAAAGGATCTAAAGATTGTATTGATTGTTCATTGGGGTAGTTTAAGATATTATTGAATATTGTGACTGAAACATATTCTTTATTTTTAAAATAATCTAATATATCAGATAAAAGAAATATGTTATACAAAGAAACGCATACATTTATAACAACTTTATTTCCAGTTTTTTTATAGAAATTCTCTAAGTTTTGTATAGTATCTTCAAATGACCCTCCTCGGATCCAGTCATAAGTTTTATCTATACCATCAATACTAGCGCCAGCCTTTATATTTGGAAGAAGTTTTAACACTTCATACCATTCATCGGATATTCTTTGAAAATTGCTTGTTATAATAACTTCGCATTTAGGATTTACTTTAGATAGCGCTTTTAAAATTTTAAGATTATTTTTATCAGCAAACGGTTCCCCGCCTTTAATTTGAAGATATTTCAATCCAGGTAAGACTTTAATAACTTTATCAATAGCCGAATCTGATAATTGAAATGATGAGTGAATCTGTCTGTCAAATTTAGATTCTATCTTTCTCCACTTAGAGCTAAAATAACTGGAACATGTGACGCATGTTTGATTACATGTGTTGCTTGTGGTTAATTCTAGATATGAAACTTGAAGCGTATCATGTATTTGTTTCTCATTATAATTATTAATTTCTGTCCAATATCCATCTATAGCTTTCCAGCAGTGCAAACACTGAGGAAGTTTTTTTATACCTTCGGATTTCATAATATTTCTGACATGAGTATACTTGTCACCCAAAAAGAATTCTTGTAAATCATCTACATCATCTATATGTGTTTTAAAATATTCCCTATCACTTGTTGCACAGCATAATGTCAATAATCCAGATGGATCTACGGTAATTCCTAAAAATGGCGCATGACATAACATTTTCTGTTTACAATCCTAAAAATCTGTGTATAATAGAAGTATCACTTCTGGGGGAGGAGAGGTATACTACTCATAACTTTCTAATAACCAATTGGCTATCTGTCTATTGATCAAATGATCAGCTTTATCATAATTATAGGTTGTCATCGGAATGCTATCAAGTTCTGCCTGAAGACTAGTATGAATCTCCTTTAACTTTTCCGACGGCAAATTCCATATAGCGCAATCGGCAGGATAACGAATAGTATTATACCACAACTTCACATGATGTTTATCGGTCCATTTAACAAATTCTACCATTTCATCCCAATTTTGTCTCATTGGGTTAACCATGATAGACAAGTCTCGATTTCCATCTTTACAATATTTATTAAAGATTTCAAAGTTCTTCATAAGGACTGACAGGTCACCATTAATTCTGATTTCGCTATAGCGGTCGTGTAAGAGACTGTCGATAGAAATATTAATATGAATGTTGCATATATCAAGGATCTTCTGAACACGCTTATTATAGACAGTTCCGTTTGTGGCAATGTTGACTTTAAGCCTGGGATTTAACTCAGCTACATCTTCGCATATATCAAGAACAATTTTTTGTGCAAATGGTTCACCACCATTAAATCGTAGCTCTTCGAGATGAGGAATAAACTCCCTAAGCTGTTGTCTAAATTCATCTGTATAAATTTGTGGAAGAGGCGGAAGCTTATCACGGTTCTTGCGAATACCAGAACTTAAAGTTCCAGAACACATTACACATTCGAGATTACATTGATTACTTAACTCAAGTTCCATCAGGCTTGGATATTTTTTTACTGTAAATTGGTCGTATGCTTTAGCTAATGGCCAAACACCATTATCAATATCTTTTTTACACTCAGCACATTTACCTTTAAAAATATCGTTAGCAATATTGTCTCTAATCTGTTGGTATTTTTCACCAAACCAAATATCGCTTATAGAATGAGTAGGGCTCCAACGATCAATAGCTCCCACCGTTAACCAGCACGGCGCTACCGTTCCATGGACAGTAAAGTACATATTGTTAACTGGGGCTTTGCAAAGAGCCATAAATTATCTCACTCCAATCAGGAAAAACTTCCTTAAAGCTTTCATTTCTAATACTATCTACCAATGTGGTTTCTTGAATAAAATCTTCAGTAAGATCCTCGCCATCTTGCATCATATATGAAAGAATGTTAACCATAGATTTATTATCTTTATGTTTCTCATAAACCTTAGACTTACTATACGCACTAAGATTTTTTATGCACAATCGTTCAGGCCCATGTAAAATATTTGTAACAACCCTTATGTTGTTTTCTTTTGCCCATTCCAAAGTTTTATCAAAGTTCCATATGCTATAGTTGTTTACTGTTGGATGTAGATTTACATAAAACTTTTGGTTATCATTAAAGAGTTTGCAATTATGACTTACAGTTTCCCAAACAGTACCTTTCCTTTGGTATTCCGCTCTAGAGCCAATATCGTCAACACTTAATCCGATTCTAACAAATTTAAATTTCTCTAGTTGGCTTAAGATTGATGTATTTACTTTACTACCATTTGTTGTTATATTGATTGCAATATTTTTAGCATATTCTGATTGTGATAATATATCAATTAGCTTCCTAGCTTCGGGACTTACAAATGGTTCGCCACCAGTAAACTCGATCTGAATAAGATTCGGAACTATTTTTTCAAAGAAGTAATCTTCATTTTCAGTATTTAATATTTTATTAGAAAGGTAATATGATTCATCTGGTATATCATAACCTCTAAATGCTTTATCTTCTTTTAGTATGAGACTGCTGTATGAAAAATCACACATACGGCATTTAAAATTACACACATTACTAAGTTTTAAATCTACAACTCTAGGTGGTTCAGCATAGGTTGTAGAATAGTCTTTTGGATCAATTTGTCGAAGAAAGGTGTAGTTATATTGGTTTCTATAGCTGGTCAATCCAGCCGCTTCTTCTTTCCAGCACGAGGAACACTCTGGAATCTTTTTATCATCTAAAAATGCTTGCCTAATTGCCTGCATTTCTGGACCATTCCATATGTCCTCATACGAATAATCTTTAAGGCTAGGTGTTTGATATTCTCCTTGAACATCTTTTTCAGCAAACTTACAACACGGTCTTACTAATCCAGCATTATCTGATGTGATTGAGATCCACGGTATAATACAAAAGTTACTCTTCATCTTTTACTTGGCAATATGTTTTGCACTGTCTGGCTAGTTTACTTTCATCTTCCCATGATTCAGGTAATGTTTTTTTAAACCAATCACTGTTCAAAATATCTTCTAGGTCATTATCGAATATGTTATACTCTTCACGATTTTTATAATAATCCATAAGAATTGTTTCTTGGCTAGTTTCGTGTGCGACTCTTGGAACATCCATTAATTGATCTGAAATACCATATTCAGCCTTTGGAGTCCATTCTTCCGGTGCGCCCATTCTATCATACATGTAAATAACATTAGCAAAAAAACAACACGGCAAAACTTGTCCATCAGGATTTACTAATACCCTTTTTGTCTGCATCCATTCACATTTAATATTACATTTATTTTGGTGTTGCATTACGTATCACTTCCATTTTATCTTCTTCTTCTAGAAATAGAGTTTTCCAAAAAAGTCCAGGGGAATTAGTTTCATCTAAAGAAGATTTTTCTAAAAATTTAAGTTCACCCACTTTATCGATAAATTCAAATTTATTAGAATCTCTCTTAAATCTATTTGAAGGCACGTAAAAAATATCCTGCGCTCCTTTTTCTTTTACCAATGAAGCTAGATTGTAGATATCTTTTTCATTGTGTTTAAACACAACGGTAAACACTTGAGATATACCTCCGGCAGCAGTAAATGTTTCCATATTATCTAGAACTGTCTGTAAGTTAGTATCCTGTCGATATAGTGAATGCTGATCCTGTGTAACACCATCAATTGCCCACATAACGGTGATTCTTTCTCTGCCTAATAAACCAAATTTCCACCACCAATCAGCATTCCTAATACTACCATTGGTATTAATTAATATTTTACATTTAGAATTATTCATGATATATTTTACAATTTCAAATATATCTTTATTCATCATGGGATCTCCCCATGTACCACAAATATCAATCCTGTCGATATGGCTTAAGTTTTTAGGAGTAAACGCTTTTTTAAACTCTTCAGTTGACCATTGAATAACAGGTAACCAATCGACTTTTTGTAAGCCATTAGCATCCGTTCTATGGCATTGAGGACATTTAGCATTACAGTGTGTAGAAATGTCGAGCCACAGACTTAACTCATTTTTATTATATAACTCATCATAGTTATAAAATTGTTCATCTGATATGAGTCTCATGTTATACCATCTTTAGATTCTTGTTTTATTTTTTTAATGTCATCTTCATTATTTAAATTAAAATTTTGCCAATAAAAATCCCTGTCATTTTTCAGCGAAGATTGTTCTAAATAATCACTTTCACCTTTACTATCTATAAAATGATATTGGGGCTCTCCCTCCCGGAATCGATTTGATTGCACAAATGTTGCTGACACTGCGCCATTATTTTTTGCTAGAGTTGCTATATCATATAAATGCGCTTGATTATGTTTAAACACGATGGTAAATGTTACACTTATGCCGCCAGCTGCAGTGAATGATTGCATATTTTCCATAATTAAGCTTAAATTTGTGTTTTGTCTATATTTGTTATGCATTTCTTGAGTAGAACCATCGATAGCCCAAACAACGGTCATACGATCTTTGCCTAATAAACCAAATTTCCACCACCAATCTGGATTTCTAATGCTACCATTGGTATTGAACAATACATTTGCATTTGATTCATTTAAAATATATTCAGTAATTTCAAATACGTCTTTGCACATCATGGGATCACCCCACGTTCCACAAAACTCCATGCATTTAATATTATCTAACGTTTCTGGCGGAAATGCTTTTTTAAATTTATCTAATGTCCACTGTTTTAATGGGATCCATTCTGCCTTTCCCAAACCATCTCTATTCGTTCTATGGCATTGTGGGCATCCCGCATTACAGTGGGTTGTCAGTTCAAAAAATATCACTGATTCTTTATTGCTATAATGTTTATTAAAATTTGAAATGCCGCTACTCATTTTTTAAACCAACTCTATGATCAGATTTTACTGAACAGAACTTTTTGCATAATCTGTGGCATTTATCTTCATCATTCCAAGACTCTGGAAGGGTTTTAGTAAACCATTCATTGTTTAATATTTCTTCTAACGTATGGTTAAAAACATTATGGTCTTCTTTAGTTTCCATATATTCATGCAGAGAAGTTTTATAATTTTTTTTAGCAACATAGTCACCCTTCCGCCAAATGCCGTAGTGCTCAATATCCCATACATTCGGATCATCTCCCAAAATTGATATGGTATATTCTATATTAGCAAAGTAACAGCATGGAAAAACTTGACCTTCATGATTTATTAATGCGCGTTTAATTTCCATCCATTGGCATTTTATGCCCAATTTATTATCAGATAAATCTGTCATAATCTTTCCATTCATGCGGCTTGTTCATACTATTTGTAAAGTGAACAATCTTTAAGTCAGGATGAAACTGTCCATTATAGATGTATTCATTACCAGTAACCTCATAATATCTATCAGTTAGTTTAGCGCACATTTCTTTATCATCTGAACTTAGCCAGCGGGTAAACCAAGCATCGGGCATGAGTTTTAGATCCATTCCATATAGACTGTCTTGAACGAACATAAACTCGCCATTCACTGGACCATTTGTTAATCCAGCTTTGATATAGTAGTTTGTATAATAAGATATATCACTCATAAACTTTTGATAAATGTGTTTTGTTCTTGAAGGCCAAAACTTATAGAATCCACCACTCATCTTAAATGGGGTGCCATTAAAATTCCACCAGTATGGAATAGAAACAAATTCATTCTTCTCGCATGGATAGTTGATTACGTCCTCATAGTCGTTAATAAGCAGTTTATCGATGTCCATAACAATTACGGGTTCATAGATATCCATATTAAACACTTGAAGCTTATTCCACTGCAAAGGAACGTGCGGGTGAAAAGGCTCACGAATCCAGGTTACCTCATGCTTGCTTAGCTTTGAGTTAATATAATCTTCGTACTCAGGTCCATATTTGTTTCCTATTCTTACGCAGAATATCTTCACAGAACCCATTCCATTTTCTTATTAATGAAGTGATACATCTTAGCACTAGGATCCGCTCGCTTCATACTATCGAATTTTTCATCAATAATGTAATGCCAAGGGCCGTTGAGATATTGAATATCGATAGACTTTGAATGAACCAAATATGAAAACAGAGTTTCATTATCATATCCAAATACACGTTGAATGTTGTGAGGATACATTGAAACTGGATCTTCTTTAAGCTCGGTCATAAAATCTAGATTGGCTCTGATATTTCTAAAGTAACCCAACTTCTTAATAACATCCGATCCAGCTACCATAATTCCGGTATTAAATACATCATTATCTGGATCTAGACCATCCTCAAGCAACATTGCGTGGGTATTCCAATATTTTGTAGATGGGTTACGAATGCAAGTGTTATAATCTTTAGGAGATACGGACTTACCCCATTCTGCTAGTTTATTGGAATGGGCACAACCAAACTTAGTCAAATCATGCGCTTCAAAAATATCGTCTGTTGTGTTTGGGATTACGTCAAAGTCAATATAACATACTGCATCATATAATACTGCCATATCTGCCATGGTCCAATGCTTATAGAAATTAACTATATCATAGTGTGAAACTTCTGGATATTCTTGTTCAAAAGTGGCAACAAAATCCTTATAGTAATCATCCATTTCATATAGATGATAATCGGCACCAATCGATTCTGCGTATTGTTTCTGTCTTGCTACAATTCCGTCATAGTTTTCCTTAAGCGCATTTTTGGTTTGAAGACTCTTATCAGTTTTTACTTGAACGTCATTTTCAAACCAGCCAGGATTATCTAACTTATCTTCTGGAATATCAATGAATACGCTATAAACTACCTTTTTCATTTACCAATTACCATATGTCTTTTGAAGTCACCTAAGTCTAAAGATTCTGCATATGCAACATAATCTAACTTAAGACTTTCTGCAAATAAATCTACTGTTGGCCAACAATTAATGTGTGCTGTAAGATCAACAAAATTATTGCTCTGAAATACTATCCAGGTATCCTTAGGTTTATTCTTAATGATAGAAAGAATATCCTCTTGCTCCATGTGCTCACAACTTGTGTTAATGATAGCAGAGTATTTCGATAAATCTATTTCAGCATCAACCTCTTCAGTTATGAAATCAATATTACTGTCATAAAATAGTTTCCATGCATATTCTTCACACATCGGATCCATATCAGCTGAAGTG